ATGTCTAAAATTAAATTATCTGCATCTCAAAAAAATGATATTGCTCGCATCTATGCTAAAGGTAAGAAAACCTACAAACAGTTAGCTGCTGAATATGGTGTTCATAAAGACACCATTTATCGTGCCATTAAAGAAGTTCGTGTAAGTAAAGAACCTAAAAAGGTTGAAATTGCTAAACCTGCGCCTAAAGTAGAAACAAAAGTAGAGCAGCCATTTATTTGGAATGCTAACTCTAAATTTATTTCTATTACTCGAGGTCGCGAAACTTGGAACGCCGATAAAGACCATCCGGCTTTCAAAGATGCACTTAAAGAACTAGTTGAAGGTAATATCGAAAAAGCACGTGATCTTATTAATATTGAAAAGGCAGTAACAAAGTTTGTTCAAGGCGATATCAAAATTGAAGGTGGTTCTTTGTTCTATCAAGACATTGAACTTCGTTCGGGGCTTATTGACCGAATCATTGATTCAATGCATAAAGGCCAAGATTTTAAATTCTATCTGCCTTTCCTTGAAAATCTTTTAGAAAACCCGAGTCCTAAGGCTGTTCAACGTTTGTTTGATTTCCTTGTGGCTAATGACATTGAAATTACCGCAGACGGTCATTTTATTGGTTGGAAATTAGTTCGTGACAATTACACCGACTGTTATACAGGCAAAATGGACAACAGCCCAGGTAAAGAAGTTAAAATGGCTCGTATCCATGTTAATGATAATGACCAACAGACATGTTCTAACGGCCTTCATGTTTGTTCAAAAGGTTATTTGAGTCATTACACGGGTACTCGTGTTGTGTCTGTTAAAGTGCACCCACGTGATGTTGTTAGTATCCCAGTCGATTATAACGATGCTAAAATGCGTACTTGTCGTTATGTTGTACAAGAAGATGTAACAGAACGTTTTAAAGATATTATCTAAAATAAGGGCTCAGGCCCTTTAAAGGAAACCTATAATGGCTTATGCACCACATCAAGAACGTGTTATTTTAGAACACCAAGAACTAGAAACCAAGTATCATGACCTTGGTAAATTTATCAGTACATCTCCTATTTTTGCTCAATTGGATGATACCCAAAGAAAACTTTTGGAATACCAACACTTTGCAATGGGTGAATATTTGGATACTTTAGTTTCTAGAATTTCATACTTTTAATTAAAGGCCGCAAGGCCTTTTTTAGTTTGGTGACTTATGATTACATCAAGTGATACCTGGGCTTTGTTAAAATCGTTGAAGCCTTTAATTATGTCTCATTCTGACTTGAATGATGTGTTTAAGGCTAAAGCAAGAAGTACGACAAGATATTCTTTGGGATTAGATGAATCTCAAGATTCTAGGAATGCTATGAGACGAAATTCTATAGCTATGTTAGCAGAACAGCTAGTAGCAGAAAAAGTCTTTGGGTATGCTCCTACTGGAAATGAAAACACCGATAACCCATATTCGTTTGCTTTCGATATTGTTGCTAAAGATGGTGTTAGAATTGAAGTCAAAACTCATCAAGCTAAAAGCAAATGGATATCAGTTAATACTGGTAACCGAGGTGCATACCCGGCCACATATCCAGGAATCAACCTAGGGCCGTTCTTAGACCACAGGCTTGCAGATGTTATAATCATATTCGATACAAAAGAAGTAGCCCCAGGCTCATTCCTATTTACACCTAAGATTATAGCTGGACCTCAGGCCTTCAGAACAGACTCAGGTCTCGTGCAAAAAAGCCAGTACAATGATGGCTACTATATAAGAACATGTAATCCAGAAAATTGGCCATTTTACCAGTTTACAAAACAAATTTAATGTAGTATAGTACTCCTACAAACACAAGGAGTACTAAAATGAAAAAATTCTTGAAAGGTATTTGGAACATGATTGTTATTTTGACTGTGTTGGCTATCTTCCCAGTTGTTCTGATGATTGATGTAATCAAAGTTCATTTTGCTTATTTTTTCTAGGAGTGGCATCTGCCCTTTAATTTTAACTAATCAGGAAAATATTATGACCCGTACTATTCTTATGCGTGCTGATCTTGAAGCTATTGGTGCTATCCATGTTTGTTCTATCAAAAATGGTGAATATATTAATATTGATGGTAAAGCGACTATTTTGCCAAATCGAGAAATTCTGTCTGAATCCGGGTTCTATTTCTTAGTGCGTAGTCGAGTCCCTGGCTTTGTCCGCAAATCTTTACATCAATGTGATGCTCGTTATTATGTTGGTCGTCAACGTTGTAAGCAAGGCTTTACTGCTGTAGTCAATTCTATTCGTCGTCGAATTTCTAATACATCGTATTTGTTGGCCACTAACAACATTGGCTATGACGTATTGTTCGTTCCTACTGTAAAAATGAAGCCACTAACTACCGGTTATGGTAAAGGTCAGATCGCTATGGCGTTCACATCAAGCCACAACGATCGATATCAAAATCTCCAAGAAATGAATCGCATGCTTAATGACAATTTTAAATTCTATTATCAGGCATATTAATGAAATCATTTTTCGCTATGGGCTATTTATTTTGCTTAGCCCTTATTTTTAATATGGCAATATTGTTATTTTTAGGTGCGCCTATTAATAGTTTTGTTATTGCTGTTGGCTTTTTAGCGATATGCTTTGTTATGATAGAGCGTCTTTTTATTCTTTGCGGGGTGATTCAGTGAGTTTTATCTTTTTTATAGCGTATCTTGTTGCTTTTTGTTGTGTTATTTCTGGGGCCTGGGTTCCATCAGTAACAGCTATTGCAATATTTTTAGGTATTTGTTGTGCAGTAAGTTTGTTAGGATTTATTTCCGACTTAGTATATGGATAAAGGGCTTCGGCCCTTTTTGCTTTTTATTTAAGTGTTATAATATTATTTTTTAATAATATGGTGTTCTAATGGATATTTTTGATATAGCAGGTAAACAAATTTCTGATTCAGCTGGTACATTTAATCGTCGTGATTTAAAAAGTATTATTGATAACGAAGCATTAGCTTATGCAATATATACTGTAGAACAACGTGCTATTCCTAATATGATTGATGGTCTGAAGCCGGTCCAACGATTTGTTATTGCGCGTGCTCTAGAATTGGCTCGTGGTAATAAAGATAAATTTCATAAACTTGCATCTATTGCCGGCGGTGTAGCTGATTTAGGATTCCACCATGGCGAAGGTTCTGCACAAGATGCTGGCGCACTGATGGCGAATAATTGGAATAACAATTATCCTCTATTAGACGGCCAAGGTAACTTTGGTTCTCGACTTGTTAAAGAAGCAGGTGGAGCTCGTTATATTTTCGCAAAAGTAGGTAAAAACTTTTATGATATTTACAAAGATTCTGAATATGCGCCAGTCCACAAAGATAAAGAACATGTGCCTCCTGCTTTTTATCTTCCTATTTTGCCTATGGTGCTTATCAATGGTGTTTCGGGTATTGCCACTGGTTATGCTACTTCTATTCTTCCTCATTCTCTGGCCTCGGTCAAGAAAAGTACTATTGAAGCTCTTAAAGGTGAAGAAATTTCTGAACCGGAAGTAATGTTCCCATCATTTAAAGGGAACATTGTCAAGAATGATACTAAATGGGAACTCCAAGGAACATATAAATTTGTTTCTAGATCAGTGATGCATATCACCGAAGTTCCATACAAATATGACCGTGAATCGTATATTGAAGTACTTGATGCCTTAGAAGAAAAAGGTTTCATTACTTATGATGACGATTGCGATATGAATGGTTTTGGGTTTAAAGTTAAATTCCGTAAAGATTATATCTTAGGCGAAGATGATGAAGCTCGACATAAAAAAATCATGAAAGATTTTAAATTGACTGAGTCTAAATCTCAAAATATAACGGTCATCAATGCTGAAGGCAAACTTAAAGTCTATGAAAAGGTTTCAGACTTAATTAAAGACTTTGTTGAAGTTCGTAAGTTTTATATTCAAAAACGAATTGATAGTAAAATCGTTGAAACTGAAAATGCATTTAATTTGGCTTTAGCTAAAGCACGTTTCATAAAAGATGTTATTGATGGTACTATTGTTATTCAAGGAAAGCTTCGTAAAAAATTAGTTGAAGAAATTTCTTTGAATGAAATTTATGGTGAATACGCTGAAAAGCTTGTTTCCATGAACATCTATCATATGACAAGTGATGAAGCCAAAAAACTGGCTCTAGAAGCAAAATCATGTAAAGAAGAAAACGAGTACTGGAAAAAGACCACTACTCAAATTGAATATCTTAAAGACTTAGAGGCGCTATGAACAGATTTTCTATAATTTATCTTACGATATCCATACTAATTCTAGCTTTAGTTGTACTGATTTAAGGGCTTCAGCCCTTTTTTTGCATTTAAATGTTTACTTTTGCTTTAGAAGTGTTATTATAGCTGCATCGAAACAAAACAAGTAAAGGAGAAATAAAATGTTTTTCATTTCACTAGAGCGGACTCTGTAAATCTTTCTCATGCGATGTTTTTTGATGCGGCTTCAGATACTTACATTCATGTATGGGGAGTTGAAACTGCAACCCCAGTTGTTAAAATGAACATCAAAGATACTAAGCGTCAAAAGAAACTCACTGGTAAAAAGCAGAGACATTCGTTGAATTTGTAAAAACTAAAATTTAAGTGTTTACATTGCTATAAACTCATGTTATTATGCTCTTACACCAACACAAGGAGTCTAAAATGAATCTTATCGAACGAGTTGCTTCTGAACGTTTTATGGACCAGAATCATTTTTATCATTCAATCAAAAGTGCAACAAATTTCTTTAAAGAAAAAATTGCTCTTTTCCCGGAATTGTCTGATTGGAGGTTTGAAGTTGTTTCTAGTACTTCAAAGAAAAATATCGGTTATTGCTCTTATAGCAAAAAATTAGTCGCTATACAAGCACACTTTTTCTTTGCGATGAGTGCAGAATTAGTGGAAGAAACCATTCTTCATGAACTAGCACATGCTCTTACTCAAGGTCATAAACATGATAAGGTATGGCGTGCTAAAGCTCTTGAGCTTGGTGATAAACGTGCTCGTGCTACTACGCCTCTTCGGTCTTCTCTTGGCTTCAGACCAGAATGGATTATTGAAAGTGGGCACCCACGTAAAGAAGTTATTTTTGACGCAGTAGCATTTACGTCTCAAGAACTACCGCGTTCAAAAAACCCGAGTTCGCCTAATTTTGGTGGTAAGGCAAAACGTGTTCATAAACCAACCAAATTAGCTACAAGTCTATTTTATCGTTATAAAAATGTAAATTCAGAATATTACTGGAATTACGACTTTATGATAGCGTTTATGAATGAAGGTTATTCAGAAAACTATGCTAAGGTTCAATGGAATCTTTGTAAATCTTACTTTGAGTGAGGATTTATGTTTAAAATTAATACATGGTATACTCTTAATAATTTTATAGATTTTGCTCAGGCTGATTCGGAATACAATCCTGAAATAGCAGAATTGATAGTTTATAAAGGTAAAAAATTTAAAGTTCTTGACACCCATAATGGAAATATATCAAAAGTTGGGTTCACAGATAATTCCATCGCTCATGAAGATGGTAAACTTTCTAAAGAACTAAATGAGCGCACGTATCTTTGGATAGATAAAGACGAGTACCATTTCTTTGAAGAAGTTGGTTCTATTCAACAACCTAGCCTAAAAGAAATTCTTGAGGCTCGTCCAGAACTTCGAGAAGAATTGGATGAAGAAATCTCAAAAGTATTAAAAGCAAATTTATTTTCATAGAAGTGTTTACAATGGTATAGGAGCATGTTACTATACTCCTATACCAACATGGTGTTGGAACTAAACGGAGAAATAAAATGTCTAAAGTAACTTACATCATCAAAGCTTCTGAAAACGCTCTGAACGAAAAAACTGCTGCAATCCTGGTTCACATTGTTAAAAATAACTTTGTAACTTCTGCTCAGGTTCGTGAAGCATTGGTTGAAACATTGAATGCTTCTTCTGTTAACTCCAACATCGGTGTTTTGATCAAAAAAGGTATGATTGAAAAATCTGGTGATGGTTTAATTGCTACCGGTCAAGCAATGGATTTAATCCAAAAAGCTGCTGATTTGTTCGCTGCTGAAAATGCTCCTGAAATGCTGACTAAACGTAAAACACGTTCAGCTCGTGGTGTAACAGAATCAATGCAGATTTTTGCTGAATTCACTGAAAAGCTTCTTAAGTCAATCGATATAGAAGTTAAAGAAATTGCTGAAAACCGTAGCAACCTGGAAATTCGTCTGACTAAACGTACTAAAGGTATTCGTCAAATCGAAATCCGTCGTGATGGTTCTATCCGTATCTTCGGTTACAATATGGATGAAACTTTTGCTAAAAGCTTCTCTGAAGTTTCGCCAGAATTCACTACTAAAATTGGTGGTAAAAATATTTACATTGATTGCAAAAATATCACTAACGAAATCATCCAAGCAACTATCAGCCATATTGCTAAGTGAGAATAAAATGAATAAATTGGATATTATTAACGAACTTCGTAAGTGTGTTGAAAAGTGTGGATATACATGGCACATCTGGTTCAGAGGAGTCTATTTAGGCTCCATCGTTAAGACAGATGGAGATTATTTAGTATTTCGTGATGACGATGAAATATCATATGGTATCAGAAAAAATTATATGCAAGCTATTTCGTCATTTGCAAATATGGCTCAAAAAGTAAAAGAAAATAAATATAACGAATATTTACTTTCAGAGCCAACTTTAAAATTCACATACAAAAAGCCATCGTTGATTGAAACTATTAAAGGACTTTTAAAATGCTTCCGTTAAAACTTGAGTGGGTTGGTGATGGTTTTTCTTTTGCTCCTATTGAAGAACCTAAAAACATCACAGTTGAAGTTGCACATTGGGACAATAATAACACTTACAAGCGTCGTATAGTGTCCGCTGCGAACCGATATAAATTGAATAATGGTAAAATACTAGTTATCCCTTGTGTTCGCCATTACTCTAAAGAGCACCATCCTATATTAGATACACTCATTAGTGCCGGTCTGTTAGATAAAAATAATATGGCCCGTGGTGATAATCAAGGGTTTATTGACCAATATTCTAACTATTGGACTCGCGAAGAAGCATTGTATATTGCCACAGAAAATGGTCAATTAGAAGGTCGTAAGAAGAGCGGTTCTGCAGATGAACTTTATTCAGAGGACCTTTATTAATGAACGTCAATAATAAAGAAAAAGAACTGATTATTTCTATTCTTAAATCTTATCCTCGTAATATGCGAGAGCCATTTGAAACAAATTATGAGTTCAATCTTCATATCTCTGAAGTTGATAATCTTTTAAAAAAATTAGAGGCAGAAAATGAACAATCTAGTAGCAAAACATGATTTTAATAAAAGCTCGGTTCATAAAGATAAAAAACGAGCTGAAAAAGAATCCAATCGTAAACAAAAGCATAAAGGCCAGAAGTACGAATATTAAATTGGAGCTAATTTATGTATGAACAAACTGTAGAAGCACAGAGAGCATTAGAAAAAAGTCTTTTTGATGAATATGTTTCTTTTATCGAAGCAGTCAAAGTTACATATTCGCTTAATTTAACAATTCGTCGAATAAGACTAGAGAACGGCGTCTACGGCCTAGTTGCATGGAAGATGAATGAATATATTAAAGAACAAAATAAATTGCCAGGTGACTTCTCTGAAGTGCAATTCGTCTTTTCTGAAGACTGCAAAGGTTTAGAATTGATTGGCCCAAGCAAAGCAACAGTTGTATCAGCCGCAAAACGTCTACAAAAATTTGCAGAAACCGAAGGGTTTACTTTTACATTATAATATAGTATAATATTAAAAATTATTAAGAATTTTAATTAGGGAAAGTAATGACTAATTTCGAAATTGTTTCTGAAATAGCAACTATTGTATCTATTTTAATTAAAACTGATTGTGAAGACGTGATGGGAAAACGCGATGAATTTATTGCGTTTTTAAATGAGCTAGGTATTAGAAATGAAGCTAGTAAAGAACTGAATAATGTGTCTTTTAATAAATTGTTTAAAGACCTTTCAGAAAATGAAAAGCTTCTTCTGATTGAACAATTTAATGAAGGTTATGAAGACATACACCGGTATCTTATGATGTATGCCCACAACTTTTAACGTGTTCTCCCAATCATACGACCAGCCTGTCCACAGATAGCTTGCAGGCGGTCTTGTCCATATTTTGGTGCTGAAGTATACCAATAAAGGCCTATACTTCCGGCATAAGTATTACTTAAATTAAAATACGGACAAGAAAACATAAAATTGAAATCTGTTTTCTTTTTAGTTGGTAGAAAAATAGATTCACTCACTGAGTTAAAATATTCTCCATTCACATGATTAATATATTCTTCTGAAGTTTTATCTATCGGAAATCCACCTAAATTTAATTCATTTACTGTTGGTGGCAAAATACCTTGGTATGCCACCATATCAACAAAAAAATTAGAATTAATAGGTCTAAAAGCATATACTGCAGTGAAATCAGCTCCGCTAGAGACATGGACTATTTGTACTTGTTCTTTGGCTGTTTTATCGAAATTTACATCTTTTTCCTTTCTAATTATTTCCGCATAAGCTTCATATTGAGAGCTTTTATAAATGTTTAAAAGTTCTTCACCTTTATACCAAAAAACCCCCATAAAAAATAATAGAATAACAGAAAAAATCCGGGAGAAAGGAACTCTCCCGGAATTATCTTTAAACAGTCTATCTAGAACACCAAATACCAAATCAATAACAGATACACTTGGTGTTGACATCATTTTTCCTTATCTTAATTCGGCCCAATTTGATATAATAACAGCCGAAATATCTTGAGAAACCCTAGTAATCATGTATTTAGAACCTTTAGGAACTATAACTTGGAAATTACCTGACATACTAAAACCTCTAATTCTATTAGTATCAACAACAACGTTATCTACTAAAAATTGGATAATAGTGCCATTAGTTTCCCAAGAGAAAGAAACATTAACCATAATAGGTTTATTAGTATCATTAGTATATTCTGTGTTAAAAGTTCTACTTTGATTAACCCAAGTTTGTCCTACGCCTAAAGATGAATTATTAATTCTGTTATCAATATTAGTCCAATCACCTAGTGTAATTCCGCCGGTAGATGTAATTCCACCAGTAACTAATAAAGGTTTACTAATTAACGTATCGTTTTGTCTTAATGTCAGCGTGTTATTAAAAACATAATTGTGTAGCATAACATCGCCTGAATTAGAATTACCGTTACCAACATAGAAACTATCAGCCTGGTTTTTCCTTCCTATAATAAAGACTGGGCCGTTTGCTTCTGGATTATTTACTACTAATTGAGCACCTTCATTCTGGTTAATAAAAAGTCTTCCTGACATGGTATCGCCAGTTTTAAGAACTCTTTTACCATCTTCAGTACTTATATGAGTAGCAAGATTTCCTGATGTCCAATTCGATCCTAAAATATTCCCATCTGTTCTATAGGTAGCGGCTCCTATATTTACATTAGTAAGGACACTAAGACCTTGTTCCATCGTAACAATGCCAGTGATATGATCAATTCTTAAAGGTCTATTAGAACTAAATGTTCCGTAAGGATCATCTATTGCGGTCGAAAGGAAATGAGTTGCATCTCCAGAACTTCTAATAATAAAACCATATCTAGCCCCAACACTTCTAAAGGCATTAGCACTTCTACTTACTATTTCTTGGTTTATACCGCTTGATAATGCAGAATATGATGGGTATCTTATGTCAAAATTAGCATAATTTTGAGGAGTTATTTGTCCGGTTATAGTAACATTGCCTACGAAAGATGAATCACCCGTAACTTTTAAACCACCTGTAGCGATATTGACACCTTTACCCATAGCAAAGGCTGCTTCACCTTTACCTCTAAAATAGTGGTTATATTCACCACCAGCATTATAACCTATATGGGTCCACCCGTCGCCAAAATTATTATTGTCGTTAAATGTTGCAATTCTTAATTGCGCAGTATTATTTTCTGGTAATACAGATTGATTAGATAAATTATTAGTCTGGACTACCAATCTTCTATAAGAATAATTAAGACCATCCGGTTCTGAAAATCCAGCAACTATAGAATTGTTTGCTAAAACATGTAAATTACCTAAAGAAGGACGTCTGAATCCTGTATTTACATCGCCAATAGAAATAGAATTATCACCTAAAGAAGAATAATTAGCACCTGAAGAAGATCCAATAATTAAATTTCTTCTAAATTTACCATCACCAATACTAGAAACAGAAAAGTTTTTTGCTGATGTAGAAACACCAGTATAAAGAGCCCATTCTGCAACTCCAGCTCTTTCATCTAAAACTTGATGCCAAATAGTTCCTGAAGAAGAAGCACGCCCTTTGTAAACATAATTGATAGAATTAGTTTCTGAATGAGGCCAACTTACTAGATCATTCCACCCATAATCAGGATTCCCGCCAAATTCATTTATAGTAGCTCTTCCGCTAGTTATAATTTGTCTTGTTACCGTTTTAGGGCTCTCAATTTGTACAGATGCTTTAAATTGAGTTGCCAATACGTTTTTAGGGACATTTAGGTCACCATCACCATTAAATATGAAATTAGAAGCCGTTGTTGCATTAGTTCCATTATAAGAACTAATAACAACAGAACCAAATGTTGTTGTTTGTGGGGCAGCCCAAATTGATCCTCGCTCACGTAATCTACTTGAAGGAATTTCCAACCCTTGTAAAATAACTTTAGCATCTACATTAGCAGGTGCATTAGAATAAATTCGACCATTATTAGATGTAATGGGACCATTACTATCAAGTCTAGTTGTTGCTAGGATTTCGGCTGCTACAATATTGCCAGTACTGTTAATATTACCTGTCTGGTTTATATCGCCAACTACAGTACCGCCTTTAGCGAATCCTAAATCAATTACTTGACCTAATGTGTTTTTAGTGAATAGCGTACGATCCGTTAAATTTATAGCAAGTTCACCTTCAGCAATTTGCTCTGATGTAGGTCTTGCTCCTGCTGTATTTGATCGTTTAAATTGGATTTGTTTTATATCGGCCATATTAACCTCTTAGAATGAGCCAAAATCTATAATAATACCTTTAACTATAACCTGGTCAAGTCTAGGAACTTGGTTCGAGTTTGTTGCTGGATTTCGTGATACTAAATTAGGTACAGATAATGGTCCTTGCATTACTTGAATATTAGTATAGTTAATTTTAACTTGAGCATCATTAGTCACGTTGCCTAACGATACATCTGTTGGCGTAGGTGGGTTTCCTGGACTAAAAACTCGTCCACTTTCATCATATACTTCACCAGCCAATATTTGACCCATTACAGTCAATCTAGGTGAAGATAATGATGGGTTAAAAATAATAAATGGTTGACCTGAAGTATTCTCTAAAGCGAATGAAGAACTTAATCTCATAAATGCAGTATAAGCAAACATAGGATTGGTGTTCGCATTGGCCGCAATTTCTATAATATACCCAGCAGAATCTTTTATATTTAAGCCAACATCAAAGGTAACTTTTCCTAAGTATGTTCCGCCTGAAGCTTTAGAAACGAAATCATTATCTGTTGCTTGTGGTTTATTGTATGTGGTATATATTTTATAATCTTTGTAATAAACATCATCAGAGGCGGCTTTTAAAGGAAAATTACCTTGGTGCCAAACAATAGAACCTCCAACTGTAGTACCGGCTTTTAGTTCGGCCATTTTATTTCTCCTTACAGTAATATATTATTTATACGAAAAAAGGAGCCGAAGCTCCTAATCTTGTTTTTCTCTGAATTCAGCAGAAAATACTCTTCCCCTGTCATCAGCAAATGTATTAGACATAACTAATAAATCTGTTGTAGTCCCGTCTATCATTTTGTTCATTCTTATACCATTAACACCAAATTCGGCAGAACGCGTCAACGAATATTCCGGACGTGATACTTCACAGAAAACAACGTTTTTTACTGCTCCAATATCATTGATATTTGTTTTTGCTACATATATAGTAAAACGGTCGCATCCATTAGGGACATCGATATCTCTTTCGAAAGGTTGCCATACGCCGGGTTTATTTACATCAGCATCAATAGTAGTATTACTTACTAGAGTGTTGCCATTAAACCATCTGAGTGATAAACGTGTGGTGCCTTGGATGTCAGGAAGGGCGCCTGGGGCTATATAAGTAGAAAACTTAAGATACATAGCATCGCCATTTTGAATGTTGTATTCCGCCATTGAAGATGAAATAGAATTTTCAGGTAATCGAACTATTTCTAATTCTTGTGAAGCGTTTGAAGTCTTATCCACATCTAATGAGACAGTTCTTTTAGGAAAACCAGTAGAGCCGATATCTTCAAAATAATCAAACACAATATCTAATATAGGCAAAATAGCTTCGGTTTTATTAATATCTTTATACATCACGTGCTCTGAAGTTATTGTTCCTCGACCAGTTATAAAAAATGCACAATAAGCAACTTGAAGATGAGTTACATCCCAAACACTGGGCCAGGCTGTGCTATTTTTTATTTTAAACCAATCACATAGCTCTTGTGATGTTAATAAGTTTCCTTCTGAAATAAAAATGACTAATTTACCAGGTGCTAATGAATCAATATATGTGACTAAAGCTCTATTAGCCGTAGAATTAGTAGATGTCAAAATATAATTTTTTGTATCTTCAATAGTCAAATTTTCGGTATTAAAAACTATAACATTCATACCAGAAGAAAATGTGGTTGGGCCTATTTGTTTATCCTGCAATTTGATATAAGGTCTTAAAGTAGAACGAGTACAGCTTCCTGCTATACTCATTTTATATCTAACTGCGTTATTTTCTGATAAAACAGCGGATTGGACAAATCCCTGTCCAAATTCCGCCATATATTTTTCCATATTATTCTACCCAAGTAAATTTAACTGTTTGAGTGGATTCGTCTGGTTCAATTCTAACATTACCTATTTGCAACCAATCTCTAATAGTAAGGTTATCAAAAGCAGAACCAGAATTAGTTACAGCGCCAATTTCACTTGCTGTAGGTGGAGCACTATTGGTATAAACTCTTCCCCATGAACCCCAAACACCTCTAGCAGCATCCCAAATAGAAATATATTGGGTGTTAGCATTATGATTATCTTGTGCAATTTGTGGTCTTGGGGACCAAGTGCGGTAAATATAATCAATAGAAGTTCCTGAACAAGTCATTAATCCTGGAGCTTTAACATATTCATAATGGTCCACAAAACCAGTCTGTTGACCACCAGACATTTCCATAACAGGAACAGCATAACCAGGTAATGTATTGTAAATAGACGCAGAAACTATTTCAGCACCCCAGAATCCTATATTAGCAGAAGTTAATGGTGCCATTGCCAATGTTTCAGATATTTTAGGTAATACCGGCGCGTTAACAGTGAGTTTACCACCCATTGTGTCGCCTTCTTTTTTGACAAAATTAGTACCAACAATATCTTTGGCATTCTTTTCAGTCAATACTTTATAATCTGCCACATCGCTAACGACTAAATTACTTGCATCAAGAGTTTTAATAACGGTATTTTGTGTATTATCACCTAAGATTAAAGTATTAGGAGTTCTGGTAATAGTTGATGCTATAGTTTTACCGTTTAAGATATAACTATTTTTAGCTTCGATACTTGCATTAGAAGAAATATTTCCTGTTACAGAAGCATTTCCATTTGAATTTAATGTAAGTGAATTTCCTAAAACTAAAGTCGTTCCATTATTGGCTGCTGTAATACCCCAAGTATTAGTTCCATTGTTAATGCTTAAAGAGCCATTAGTTGACACTAAACCAGCACCAGTCACACTACCAGAAAATACTGCAGTAGATGTAGACGTTATTGCTGCCTGGAATTGTGTAGATTTGGTCAAGGTTAATGAGCCATCAACAGTCTGATTAATATCACGTCTAATAAACTGAAGCGAATCTAGTCCGTCTAATTTATCAGAATCAACTGCTTTTGCACCAATAGGTAAATAATGACTTAATGCTTTATTCATTTCATAAGGAGAAACCGCATAGCCTGTCTTCTCAAATGTTTCTTGATTAGCAACAGAGCCATTAACGTTATCACCAGCCCATGTTAAAGCGTTTTCAGTTAATTTTACATATCCTCTTCTAGAAGGAGTCGCTTCCCAAGATTTTTCTTGTTGGACTATATATTTGTAATGAAGCGGACTAAAAGCTTTATTAGAAACAGTTCCAGCAATAACTTCGGCCTGAGTAGATAACTGAATAATACCTTCAGTGCTTTCAGTGGATTTCTTTCTCTGCAATTTTAATGGAGTAATTGCAGTCGTGTCATCGGTGCCTGAATCAACCTGGGCCTGGGTACTCAACTTAAGTGTCCCGCGTTGGGTAATACTTGCTTCCTGGATATTAAGTGTATAATGGTCCCATAAGGTCCCTGTTTCTACTAAACCACTATCGCTGACAACAGAAGTTCTAGATGAATTATTAAAATGTGTTTTAACTTTCAACGGAGTTGAAATAACAGTATCTAATGAGCCAGCATCAAATTCTACTTGTGTTGCAATACGAGCAATACCTGTTAGCACTTCACTAGATTTACGGTCATTAAGAGTTTTAGGTGTAACCGCTCTTGTATAATCCGTTCCAGCATCAGTTTCTGCCTGTGTGGCAATTTCAATCAATCCAATTCTAGAATCAGTGGAAGTTTTTGCATGTAATGTTTCAGGCGTAACAACCGCATTAGGAAAACCTGATTGGGTTACACCCGCAATAACTTCAGACTGCAATGCTAAATAAACGCCACCTTGAGAAGTATTTGTAGCTTTAGCTTGGAACATAGCTTTCGGAGTTACAATTTTTGTAGCTTCATTGTAATCATAACTATTAGTTCCTGGATTGCCACGGGATGGAGCCATGGTCGTATTAACAGTAGAAACTAATGGCGCAATACCTGCCATATTTTCGGTAGCTCTTCTCGCTTCTAATTTTTTAGGAGTAATAATAGTTGTATCATCTATGCCAGCATTAGTTTCAGCCTGAGTAGAGATTTCAGCTACACCACGTCTTGTTTCTGTTGCAGTTCTTTCATTTAATTTTTTAGGAGTAATAATGATATCATCTTGGAAATTAAATGTCGTATCTTGATTAACTTGTCCTGTATTTGCAATACGAGCGATACCACGTCTTGTTTCTGTTGCAGTTCTATTTGCAAGTGTTTCTGGCGTAATAGCTTGTTGTCTCAAAGGAGAATTTTCAAAATCAACATTGGCTTCAGCCTGGCTTGCCAAAGAAATAACACCTAAACGCTTACGAGTATTATTATCTTTAGGGTCTACTTGTTCTATTGTAGGAACGTTTTGAGCCACAACCCAACAACTTTTACCATCGTTTTCTATATAACTAAATTCCACAACAGGAGTATAACTAATGTCACCATTGAAAGATAATTCAGTTACGTATACCCATTCTGCATCCGGCGGATACTCAGACCTTTTAGGGAACTGAAGTAAATTAATGTCTGTAGCAATTTCATCGCCAGGAGATGCTTTAATAATAACTGTCTGCATTTTTCTGATGTAGTTCAGTGCAATTTTAACAGTATCACCGATAGCAACGCTAGTAGGTAAAGTGATATTAATTGTTTGCGAAATAGCATTGTTTTCACCGAAGACCATAATACTTTCATTAGGTCTCAAAACAACGTCGTCTTTAATTATTCTTAGACGAGTTTTAATATCAGCGTCCCAGACAACCCAGAGCTTATTTAATTCATCGTAAACTAAAAATCCATCAGAAGAAGTACGAAATTCAATTTCGTGAGTTCCTACAGTTCCAATAGATGAAGTAGTATCAAAGGTAGAAATAATTAAATGATATGTTGGACCAAGCCCATCAATATCAACAGATCTAATGATATCACCTTGATTAGCATATTTTGGCAAAGTTAATCTTACTGGTTCTGCATTAGTATAACGTCTTAAGATATTATCGCCTGCTTGAGCTCTGAATACACCACTACTTGAAGTTATAACTGTTCCTCTATCTTCTTGAGCAGTTTCATAGAATTGCCATTGACGATTAGAGAAAACCATAATATTATAGCTTAATGGCTTAGATAATAAAACTTCAGAACGAGCTGAGCCCCAACGAATGATACTTTGGGCTGTTGCAATTATTCTTTGACGATTATATCCAGCGTTGTTTCCGATATCTTTAACAACAATATAATCGCCATCTTGTGGATCGCTAGGTAAAGATAAATCGCTAGAACGTTGGTTACTATTAATAGTAACATAATCGCCAGATTTAAGTGAATAAACAGGTTGGGTAACTTCGATCCATTTTGGGTCTGTTCTAACAGCACGCCATAATATACTTGCAAACGGTCCTGAAGGTTTAATAATTTCTGAGTTAGAAATCCACATTCTGTTATCATAAATTACAGCAAAATCTTCTTTATACCCTCTTGTAGGGTCATATTGCTGAATGGTATTTTCTTCAATGAAGAAATCAACGTTAACACCATCACTTAATACATCAAAATCTGCCTTAGCGACATTGATAACTTTTTCACCTGCTGCATCCAGGCCAGAAGTTGCACGAAATGCAGGTTTCAATAAGTCGGCCATAATATTTCCTTAATAGAGTAATAACAGTATTTATGCTACATAAAAATATGTTAATATGAGTTAGTTGACTAATTGAACGAGGTTCATATGGAATTAGATTTTTTATTATCTGAAGAAGACCGTGAGCTTGAAGGTTATGCTCTAATGGATTTTAGCCAGATTATTATGGCTGCTGCTTTCACTGAATTCGGCGAAGGTGCAAAATATCCTAAAGTAACAACTCCTATGTTACGCCATTTAGTCTTGAATTCTATGAAAAAGAATATCAAAGACTTTAAAAAACAAGGCTATACAAAAACGATAGTATGTGTGGATAATTCTACATCAGGCTATTGGCGGCGTGATAAAGCGGCTTATTATAAAAAGAACCGTAAATTAGACCGTGAAGAATCTCCTTTTGATTGGGAAGGTTTGTTTAATTCTTTACATATCATTGTAAAAGAATTAGAAACTTATATGCCTTATATTGTAATGAATATTGATAAAGTCGAAGCAGATGACCATATCGCTGTTTTGGCGAAGTATCTTTCTAATAAAGGCCATCCAGTTGTAATCATTTCATCTGATGGGGACTTTACGCAGTTACACAAATATCCTAATGTTAAGCAATGGTCTCCTATGCAGAAAAAATGGGTTAAGACTAAATCTGGCGATGCATTAATTGACTGTGTTACTAAAGTTGTTAAAGGCGATAAAAAAGATAACGTTGCATCTATTAAAGTACGTGGTGACTTCTGGTTGACTAAAGTTGAAGGCGAGCGAACTCCTTCGACTAAAGCACAAGAACTGGAAGATATCGCAATGAATTATTATAACTTGGATAAAATTAAAGACCTTTTAACTGAGGCCCAGTATGCTCGATTCTTAGAAAATCAGGTACTAATTGATATGGACTTCATTAATGAAGACATCATTGCTTTAATTATGAAAAGATATAATGAATATTCAATCCCAGCTAAATCTAAGGTATATCCTTATTTTGTAAAGTCTGGACTGTCTAAACTAACTGCTCACGTTGCAGATTTTTATTGAGAATATCATGGCTAAAACAAAGAAAGTTAAAATTGAATTTAACCCATCTACAATGGGCGATGATCTAGCAAAATTGGTTAAGTCTGCATCTGATGCTCGTCTTAAGATTGAAGGTTATTCTGATGAAATTGCAGGCCTTCGTACTAAAGCAAAGGAAGAACTTGGCGTAGATACAAAAATGTTTAATACTCAATTAGGGTTGTATCATAAAGGTACAAGAGAGCGTTTTGAAGACGAAAAAACTGAAGCGGTAGAATTGTATGACACATTGTTCCCTAAATGACTTTAATGGGGCTGTAAATGCCCCTGTGGAACCGCTGAATGTTTTATTAGATAAACAACAAAACGGCTTCTATATTGAATCTATCGTCGCTAAAGGTGAACTAAATTATCTTGAAGCGACTACTCTGTTTCTAGAAGAAAACAGCATCCCTGAAAGTTTATTTTCTCGATATATTCCTACAGGTATCGTAGATAAAATCAGAAATGAAGCTATTGACGATAAATTACTTCGCCCTTCTGTTGCCAGAACACAAAAAACGAATACATTGGATTTCTTGTTATGATTAATATTCGCATGCCACCTAATAATGTTAGAATGATAAGCGGTAAATCTGTTTATTGTTTGTATTTGGCTATTAAGCAACACTTTAATGGCCGATATGATGTAGTAAAATATAATTGGGTCATGCGAGTATCGGATGTAGCTTATAATAAAAGAAGAGATAAATATTTCTTCGAAAAATTAAGTGATAAATACACTTTGAAAGAACTGACACTTATCTTTATTAGTAATTTGGTTGCTAACCAAGATGCATGGATAGGTGATATAAGTGACGCTGATGCCTTAGTATTTTATCGTGAATATATTGGTAGACTTAAGCGCATAAAACAAGTATTTGAAGATGATATCAAAAACATCTATTACTTTAGTAAAAAAGTAGAAGTTTCTGCTCTGTCTGAAATATTCGAATATAATAATAAAGTTGGTTCTAGTTATATTTTCAAGCTACTCCAATCAAATGTTATTTCATTTGAAACCTTTATTTTGCTTGATTCATTTTTAGATATTATAAATAAACACGATGACCAAACAAACGATTTAGTATGGTCAAAGTACTCGACTAAATTAAATGGATATAAAAAAATCCTTAAAATTGATGCAGTCGAAGCAAGAAAACTTTTCATAGAAACTATTAAAAACTGTAAATATTAAAAATAACTGTATAGGAAATAATCAAATGTTTAAACGTAAAAACCCTGCCGAACTACAAGCTCAACTGTCTGCAATGAAAGGTGGCAAAAGCTACGATGATGACAAAAATGAGTGGAAATTGAAAGACACCGAAGGTGTTGGTTCAGCTGTTATTCGTTTCCTTCCTTCTAAAAATGAAGAAAATCCATCTCCATTCCTGAAGCTGGTAAATCATGGCTTTAAGAAAAATGGTCAATGGTATATTGAAAATTGTACTTCTACTCACGGTGATTTCGATTCTTGCCCGGTATGTCAACATCTGACTAAGAACGATTCATTTAATACTAATGAAGCGGAATACAAATTGCTGAAACGCAAAACTTCTTTCTGGGCTAATATCCTGGTTATTAAAGACCCAGCGGTTCCAGCTAACGAAGGTAAAGTATTTACTTATCGTTTCGGCCAGAAAATCATGGACAAAATCAATAAAATGGTTGAAGTCGATGTTGAGCTCGAAGAAGTACCAGTTGATGTAACATGTGTTTTTGAAGGTGCTAATTTCTCACTGAAATGTAAGATGGTTGGCGGATTCAAGAACTACGACGATTCTAAATTCCTAAGTCAATCTAAAATTGCTGGAATTGACGATGAAGAAACTCAGACCAAACTTATTGAAGGTATGAGTGATTTGACAGAAATGGCAAAATTCAAATCTTTTGAAGATAATCAGAAGAAATTTGCTAAAGTAATGGGTACAGCCGCTCTTGGTGGTGCTGCTTCTTCAGCTGCCGCTCAAGCCGATAAACTTGGTGCTGACCTAGATGCATTTGATAAAGAACTAAAAGAGTTTAACGACGGTCAAGATGATAATCCTGATTTGTCTCATAAACCAAACAAGCCAACACAGTCGGACGATGATGGCTTAGATGACTTGTTAGCAGGTCTATAATTAAAAGGAGCCTACGGGCTCCTTTTTTGCATCTAAGTGTTTACAAGCTATTTTAATTGTGGTATAGTACTCCTACACAAACAAAGGAGATTTAAATGGCCCGTCATTATGAATTGCTTAAACTGCGCGCTATTCGTGGCAAAGCTGCTGAAAAGAAAGCCTTGTTAGATGAGTATAAAACTTTAGAAACAATGGGTTGGCACTTTACTATCCTTGCGACTGGTAATGAATCTTCTACCTATGACGGACTTTATCCAGAGACAGTAGGTGTAGCAAGAGATAATCATTTCAAAGCCATTAAAGATTTAGAAGCTCAAATCCGAGAACTCTGTTATTAAGGATTATCATGGAATTTCGAAATTTTGGTGGCACTGATTCTTGTTGTGATTCGCTATATGACAATGAAAATTATGATACTCCATTTATGGTTGAAACCGATTATGGTGAACGTTATTTAGTTACATTAACATGGGAACAAGGTCGTTGCTGCAATTATCGATTCATCCATGGCGCAGATAGTTGTAATTACACTAATGCCGATGTTATTTGGCCTGAACAAATCACTAAAGTTGAAAAACGCTAAGGAAATAAAATGCAAAATTTATCGTCCTATTAATTCACTACGCCAAGAATTTATTGACATCAATAGTGATAATGAATCAATGTTAAAAGCTATTGATGAAAATGGCGGGTCTTTCACTATTTTAGATTTTACATATGCAAATGGTAGTTATGTATGTAAAGTTCGCATGAAAAATGGTAAAGAATATTTCAATAGCGGCCCAAACTATTTTGAAATTTCTAACAAAGAATATTATTGTTTTGAAGAAATAGAAGAACCCGACACCGGAATTACTAAAGGTGTCATTTCTTTGAAGCTTGAAGTCGATAAGACCAATTTTAATGAAATGATTGAATTGATTAAAAATAGCTTTAGCTAGTTTACAATGGTAGAAGGCTATGATACTATGGTCTTCTACCAATAAAGGGATAATAAAATGCAACTTAAACGTGAAAGTATTAATTTAGATTCGTCTACAAACGGTACATGGAATTTTTGTATCTATGACAAAAACCCAGAATCTATTGAAAAAGTTGAAAATATTCTTCGTTCTATGGAAACACTTTCTTCTGTAGGTGGAATCCAAGAAACTTGGGAAGATTATTGTGATAAATGCCCTTGTTATGAAGACGGGTATGGTTCTGGTTTTTGGATTCCTATTTACATGGTCCAAGAATTTAAAGATGCTTGGAAAAAGGCTAAAGCAAATGTTTAAAATTCTAACCGATTGGGATTGCAAATATTGTGGCGGATTGCTTTATAGCGCAGGTGGCCGCTGTTTTAAATGTGGGATGGTTAATAACTGATGAAACGTAAAATTATCGAACTCAAAGAATTCGAATATAAAACACAACACCAACTTAAGCTTATGATGAAAAGTGAAGCTTATAGTGGGGTTTTAATAATTGCTGATTATTACGGTAAAATTCATCAAGCAGAACTTTGCCAATTTGAGAATGGTAAAATCTTGTTTATTAGAGAGGACGATGATATTGATAACGGTATTTGTCCTTCATCGGTAACTTTTATAGAAGATAAGGGTTTATTATGATTCAATTAGTATTTGCAACTGCGTATACAAAGACTGTGGATGGCGAAGAACAATTAGCATTCGGATATCAAAATGACCTACCTTGGAAAAGAATTTCTCAGGATATGTCAAATTTTAAAAGCCGAACAAAAGAAACAATTTTAATCATGGGCGCAAATACATTTGCATCTTTGCCACGTAAATTAGACGGACGTATTCATATTGTTGTCTGTGACCCTTCTCGTGAATTACCTGTAACTAAAATTAGCAAATCAAAGGCTAATATTTATATTTCAGAGTCTACGTTTAATGGATTTTTAGATAATGAAAGTTTTGAATTAAATTATACCGATGATTATCCATGGCCTCATATTTTCAATAGAACAGCGAATAAGTATTCTATCATTGGTGGTAAATCACTTATTGAAGCATCTTTAGATAAAGTTGACAAAATAGTGTATACTACTATTAGGAAAAAACATCATGTAGTTTCTGATGTTCAACTTAATATGCAAAAAATTAAAAAAATGCAAAATGAACGAAATATGACATCATCTTCATGGTGGTATATTGACGAGCTCACCGAGCTTTCAGAATCTGTTTACGAAGGGCAAAAAGAATATGTTCATCCCAATTTTAATTGAGGCCGATCAAAAACAACCAGTATGGAAAATTGCAAATTTTGTTAAAGGAATTTATGCTTTAAAAATAGACCCTGAGATTATTTACGATAGTTATAAATCCGACTATATTATTAACAAAACCGCCCCATTTAACTTTAAGCTTAGCTTCAATGCAAGTAGTAAAAAATGGCTGACAGCAATGAAGGCCGGGAATATTTATTTTGATGGTAATATGGCAACCGTGATTGGTCGATTCCGTAAAACTGGCTCTGAAATTTTCTTCGACCCTTCACAAGAGGAAAAATATAATGCTTCATCTTATTAAAGCGGATGAAATCCAAAACAAATGGGCATTGGTTATTGATAATAATGTCCAATGTCCTACAATTCATGAATATAAACAGAATCCACATCTCTACAATGCTATGATTCATGGGTTCTATTCAATTACATTCGCCATCGATGATATTTGGGCCACCGATGGCGGTATCAGAATAAAAATCTTAGATAAGAGATTTAAAATTCAATTCAGCCAAGCACAAATCTTTAGCTTAGTTAGCAAAGGATTTGTTTCTATTAATGGTGATACAGTAACATGTACCGGTCGATTTAAAAAGAATGGTTCTGAAATTAACTTTTATCCTGGCGGCGAATAATGAAACAATACCAAGACTTGATTAAACATATTTTTAAATACGGTTATACGACTGATGACCGGACAGGTGTAGGCACTATAGCAGTGTTCGGAACACAATTGCATTTTGATTTGCAAGAAGGGTTCCCAGCAGTAACAACTAAAAAACTTGCCTGGAATGCATGTATCTCTGAATTGCTTTGGTTCTTGTCTGGGTCCACTAATGTTAATGATCTTCGTTTGATTCAACACGGGTCAACTACTGAAGGTAAAACTGTTTGGGACGATAATTACAAAAACCAAGCAAGAGACCTCGGTTATAGCGGTGGTGAACTCGGCCCTGTATATGGAAAGCAGTGGCGTGACTTTGGTAGTGTTGACCAAGTTAAATTAATCATTGACCGAATCAAATCTATTCCAACTGACCGCCGCCTGGTTGTTTCTGCATGGAACCCTGCTGAGATTAACCAAATGGCTTTGCCACCATGCCACATGTTCTACCAGTTTAACGTGCGCAACGGATATCTTGACCTACAATGGTATCAACGTAGTTGTGATGTGTTCTTAGGATTACCGTTTAATATTGCATCATACGCCGCTCTTACCCATATTGTTGCTAAGATGTGTAAACTTAAACCAGGACATCTAGTGTTCGCAGGCGGCAATACACACATTTATAGCAATCATATAGAACAGTGTTGTGAAGTGTTACGACGTGAACCTAAAGAGTTATGTTCTTTAAATATTGATTGGCCTAAAAATTTCGAAAATTGGGACACAACCGGGCAATTGCAATGGGTTGTTAATGCAATGGGACCTAAAGACTTTGTTCTTGAAAATTATCAAAGTCATCCTGCTATTAAAGGTGTAATGGCTGTATGATTATCCGAAGCGATATGAATGAGCCTGGTAATACTCTTCACCAGGTTAAAATTGAACTGGATACAGACGTTTATCACAAGAAAATCCAAGCTGTCGTTTATCCTAACTATTGTGATAGAATTCGTGTTAAATCAAATAACCTTGGTCTAGGATTTGAAATCAACAAAGATCATGCTAGAGACTTAATAGAAGTTCTTCAGGCTGCATTAAGAGCTTGTGAATGAAAGTCTGCAGGGTAGTTAATAAATACAAGTCCGACTTTGATGTAAATATTCAACGTGGGACTATGTGGGGAAATCCATATAAAGATAAAAGCCGCGATGAAAATATCGCGGCTTTTAAGCTAGATTTTATAGCAAAAATAAAGTCCGGAGAAATAAAAAGAGCACATTTAGAAACTCTTCGTGGTATGCGATTAGGATGCACTTGTGCGCCTAAAAATTGCCATGGTGATATAATAGCTCTTGTAGTCAATAAACTTTTTAAAGACACCTTTACATTAGAGGACCTATGATCGTAATTAAAAATTCAGAATGTAGCCAGACATTTGATCCAGAGAAAATTATTAAAGTTCTTACGTGGGCCGCCAAGAATACATCTATTGACCCATATGATTTGTATGAAAGTATTAAACCATATCTTCAAGATGGTATGACCACTAAAGATATCCAGACCGCATGTATTAAAGTTGCTGCTAACTCCATTTCGCCACAAGAACCGGATTTTCAGTATGTTGCTTCCAATTTGGCTATGTTTGCTTTACGTAAAAGCGTCTACGGGCAGTTCGAGCCACCTCGTTTTATCGACCATATTTCTTTTGTTGTTAATGAAGGTCTTTATGATAAAGAAATTCTTCAGAAATTTAGTGCTGATGAAATAAGCATTTTAGATTCTAAAATTAATCATGACCTAGATTTTGATAAAATGACTTATGCTGGCACTATGCAGCTTAAAGAAAAATATCTTGTTAAAAACCGTTCTAGCGGAAAGGTTTATGAAACACCACAATTCGCATTTATGCTTATTGGTATGTGTTTGCACCAAGATGAAAAAGTTGATAGATTGAAACACATTATTCGTTTTTATAATGCTGTATCAAAACGTCAAATTTCTTTGCCTACTCCTATTATGGCAGGTGTACGTACACCAACTCGTCAATTCAGTTCATGTGTAGTAATTGAAGGTGGCGATTCGCTAAATTCAATTAACAAAGTGAACGAAAGCATTATCAAATATATCAGTAAACGCGCTGGTATTGGTGTTAACGCCGGAATGTATCGCGCTGAAGGTTCTAAGATTGGTCACGGTGAAGTGCGGCATACGGGTGTTATTCCATTCTGGAAAACTCACTTGGCTTCTGTTAAAAGTTGTTCTCAAGGTGGAATTCGTGGTGGTGCGGCAACATTATATTACCCAATGTGGCACCTTGAAGCAGAAAATCTTTTAGTCCTTAAAAACAACAAAGGCGTAGAAGAAAATCGAATCAGGCATCTTGATTATGGAATTCAAATCAATGATTTGATGATTGAACGTCTGATTAAAAACGATTACATTACTCTTTTTAGTCCTGATGTCTATAATAATGAATTATATAATTCGTATTTTACTGATAGAATAAAGTTTAAAGAGATTTATGAATCACTAGAAAAAAATCCAGTAATTCGTAAAAAACGAATCAAAGCTTTAGATTTGTTTGAATCATTTTTCACTGAACGTTCTGGCACCGCACGAATTTATCCTTTCTTTGTAGATAACACAAACAAATATGGTCCATTTATTCAAGAAGTGGCGCCTATTAAACAAAGTAACTTATGTTGTGAGATTGCTTTACCTACTAAAGATGTTGGTTCAGATGACCCAGAAATTGCATTATGTACATTAGCTGCGTATGTTCTAGATTCGTTTGATTATCAAGACCAAGATACAATTAACGAATTAGCTTCAGTAATGGTTCGTGCACTAGATAATCTTTTAGACTATCAGGATTATCCTGTAAAAGAAGCTTTGAAAGCTAAAGACCGTCGTGCATTAGGTGTTGGCGTAACAAACTATGCCGGTTGGTTGGCAAGTCAGTTTGCTAATTATGATGACGCCAATGATTTGACTCATGAATTATTTGAAAGGTTACAATATGGACTTATTAGAGCATCGGTTAGTTTGGCAAAAGAAAAAGGTCATTGCGCTAGTTATTCAGACACTCGTTGGTCTAAAGGCGAGTTACCCATCGATTGGTATAACACAAAACTCGATGCCTTTGTCGAACCCGTTTACACGTGTGATTGGGCTGAACTTAGGGAAGACCTCAAGTCTTACGGTATTAGAAATAGCACATTATCTGCGCTTATGCCATGCGAATCCTCCTCGCAGGTTTCTAATAGCACCAACGGTATAGAACCGCCACGTGGGCCGGTAAGTGTTAAAGAATCAAAAGAAGGTTCATTTAATCAGGTTGTACCTAATGTTGAAACTAACATAGATTTTTACGATTATGCATGGAAAATGTCTAAACGTGGAATGAAAGGTTATTTGACACAAGCCGCAATTATGCAGAAATTTGTATGTCAATCCATTTCTGCTAACTTCTATTATGACCCTAACAATTATCCTAAAGGTAAAGTTCCTATGTCGGTCATGATGGAAGATATGCTTTATTTCTGGTCGTTAGGCGGAAAAGGGGCCTACTATCACAACACTCGTGATGGGTCTGGTACTGATGATTATGAAATAGAAACCCCGAACGAAGAAGATTGCGCTGCATGTAAATTATAAGTATAATAGGCTCATGGAAGAGCCTTTTGAGAAGAATATTATGAAACACATTAAAAAGAAATACAACATCTGGATGGATATTGATGGTAAGGAACGACTCCTTACAGAGGCGTATTTAAGAGAAGTTCCTATAGCCAAAAAACACCACACTTCTCTTTATAATTTAATGGAAGGTATCAAAATTGGTGTTGTATTTTCTAACAAACAATATAAGAGCGTAAAATTCAGATACGAGGAAATTAAATGAACACTCGTTTAAAGTCAAAAAGCTATAATATCTATGCAGTCTATAATAATGGCGAAGAAATGAAAAGTTTGATATTACAAACCATGTTAAACGAAGTACCACCTAACAAAGGTAATATAGCAATGTATCTTGAAGGTTATCGTTTAGGTGTAGAATCAATTGCTCATGTAGAAGTTGAATTTGAATTTGAGGAAATTAAATGAGTACAGTTTTTAATAAAGAACAAGTAGATATTTTGAATGAGCCAATGTTCTTTGGGTCTGGATTAGGTATTGCACGTTATGATGTCCAGCGCCATGCTCAATTTGAAGAACTAACTGAAAAACAATTATCATTTTTCTGGCGGCCTGAAGAAGTCAACTTAATGACTGACCGAGCTCAATTCGAAAAACTACCGGCGTATCGTCAAAATATTTTCATCAACAATTTAAAATATCAAAGTCTTTTGGATTCTATTCAAGGACGTGCACCTGCTGCGGTGCTAGCGGCATTAGTTTCAGACCCGTCATTGGATACATGGATTCAAACATGGACGTTTTCTGAGACAATCCATAGTCGTTCTTACACTCATATTATGCGCAACCTTTTCACCGACCCAGGTAAAATCTTCGAAGAAATTGTTCTCGATGAAGCAATCATGGCTCGAGCAGAAAGTATTGGTGTATTATATGACGACGTCTTGAAGAAAACTCGAGTGTGGCAAACTTCTGTAGATGAATTAGAATATCTAGAAGCTGAAGGCAGAGTTGAGACATTTGCACTCATCGGATTAGAATCTCGTATTGCTAAAGAGAAAAAAGAATTGATGAAGGCACTTTATCTATGCCTGCATTCAGTTAATGCTTTAGAAGCAATTCGTTTTTATGTTTCATTTGCTTGCACTTTCAACTTCCATAAGAATATGGAAATTATGGAAGGCAATGCAAAGATTATGAAATTCATCGCTCGTGATGAACAATTGCACCTTAAGTCTACTCAATATATTATTCGTCAGCTTCAACTTGGTACTGATGGTAATGAGTGGGTTGAAATTGCTAAAGAATGTGAAAGTGAAGCTGTTAAAATTTTCATGGACGTCAATCGTCAAGAAAAAGAATGGGCCGTTCACTTGTTCAAAGATGGCGGCCTACCCGGTCTGAACGTTGAAATTCTTTGTGATTTCATTGATTATCTTACTGTAAGTCGTATGCGTGCTGCCGGATTACCTTGTGATATTGTACTTAAATCTACTCGACATCCTATCCCATGGATTCGTGAATATCTGAACTCAGATTTAGTGCAGTCGGCACCCCAAGAAGTGGAAATCAGCTCATATTTGGTTGCACAAATTGATAATGACGTTGACCAAAATGTTTTAAATAAATTCAGATCATTTATGTAAAAGGTGGGGCTTAGGCCCCTTTCTATTATGGAACTATTTGCTAATGAATTTTCTTTTATAAAATATGCAGAGCTAGAATTGAAAGATGGGAATATATCCACTCTAACTGTTCCTAATAAAAGAAACGTAGTATACGCTATTGCTGTTGACGATAAATTAGTTTATATTGGAAAGACTAATAATCTAAGAAAAAGGATTAATTATTACAGAACAGCAATAAACAGAACTAACCCAACTAGTGATTCTACCAAATCTAAATGGATTTATGATGCATTGTTGTCGGGTTCTAAAGTTTGTTTTTATGCAAGACAATGTTTTAATCTTTCAATGACTAACGAACTTGGTACAATTTCTGTTGACACTATGTCATTAGAAGAGCCTATGTTCATAAAACTTTTCAATCCTCCTTGGAATACACAACATAAGGTCAAATAATGAAATTAGTACTTGATGAATCTATTAATCCTAAATTTGGGACATACCACTGTAAATTTAATGTAGGATATTATGCTACAGAAGTGTGGGTATCAAAATCTACTCAATCTTTTGGTATAGAGCAAGAGACAAATCTTTCTATAGAATGTGAGAAAGAAGTTAACAATTCAGACCCAGATATCGTCATTTTTAATAAAGAAGAATTACTTATTCTTCAAAAACTAGTTAACCAGGCCGTAGAAATTTTAGAAGGTAAAGATGAAAACACTATTTAATAATTTGATGACATTGTGTGAGAATAGTGATGGTTCTAATTTCTTTTATAAAGACTTCACATCTCCATTTGGAACGGTTTTTCGTATTTTTAATTACAACTATGCATCGTATACAGATTGGTTGCGGCCTGATGCATTAGAATGTCGTGGCATCATGTTTGAAATAGACGAAACTGGGCAACCTGTTCGTATTGCAGCTCGGCCTATGGAAAAATTCTTTAATCTGAATGAAACTCCGTTCACTATGAATTTGGACCTTTCTAAAACCGTTCTTGTAACGGCCAAAGAAGATGGGTCATTGATTTCTTCATTTGTTGATAATAATACACTCTTTATGAAATCTAAAGGGTCAATTTATAGTGACCAATCAGCAGAAGCTTTGCAATTCATCATTAGACAAGAAAATGCAGAATTGATGCAAAAAGTTAAGCTAATGGCTGATGCTGGGTACACGTGCAATTTTGAATATGTTTCTCCAACTAACCGCATTGTTCTGGATTATAAAGATAAAAATCTTGTCTTGTTGAATGTTCGAAATATCGAAACTGGCGATTATGTCCCACATCAAGAATTGTTTAAAGATGCTGTACTTCGTAAGTATCTTGTTAAAGCAATTAGTATCAATGCAGATGAAGATTTTGTAGAAGAAATTCGGGCTATGGAAGGAATCGAAGGATTCATTTTTGAATTAAAAGATGGTCTTAAATTCAAACTTAAAACCACCTGGTATTCAGCTCTGCACCATACGAAAGATTCTATTAATAATAACCAGCGTCTTTTTGAATCCATCTTGGCCTCCGCCTCAGACGATCTGAAAGCTATGTTTGCTGGTGATGCATATTCAATTAACAAAATTGAAATTTTTGAAGCAATTCATCGTGCATACTTGACAAAATCTATAGCATATATTGAATCTGTTTATAGCGATAATCGTGGCAAGGCTCGTAAAGACTATGTAGAAAAGGCCCAAGCATATCTGAATAGTAAAGAATCTGCAGGGCTGTTTTCTATCGTGATGAAAGCTTATACTGCAGGAATCGACTATGACACTCTGATTCCTCAGATCAACAAAGTGTTCATGAAAGAACATAAATCATACATCCCGACAATTTATCTTTAAGGTGTTTACATGACGATTTAGATGTGATAAAATGTTCTTACCAACAAATAGGAGAAGAACATGAATTTACAACTTATCACTAACGAAATGGTTACTGCTGAATTCGGCGATCGTCATGATGGGATTTGTGTTTATAAAGGTAATAAAAATGTAGGCTTTTTAACCGATTTGCGTGTCACATTAGGCCGCAAATCTTCTAAAAAGTTAAAACAAAAAGCCTACAGTACAAAGCTCACAGAAGAGCGTCGTGAAGCAATGCCGGGTGCAGTAGAAAGTATGGTAGAATTTTTATCAAACAATCTTCCTGGTGCTGAAGTGTTCATTAATATTAGCCAACCAAACGTTCATATTGATAGAAGCAAATTTTATATTATCTGCGACCCTTTAACAGATAAATTCAATCGACTTGGTATTATGCACCAAACTTTAACATCTGAAGAAATTTCAGAGATGATTGACAACTCACATAAACTCCAATCTGAAAGTGCTCGCCATGTTTTAGTTAATGGTCTGTCACGCGATGATATTGTAGAGATTATTAAAAAATTATGCAAATAAACATTTGGGGAACAATGGTCATACTTGCTGCATTAGCCGGGTCTGGCCTGTTTGTACAAAATTTGCGTATCCAATCATTGTCTGAAGACCTTGATACTGCGATACAGGCAACTAAAACACAGGCTGCTCAGATTCAAACAATGCAACAAGATTTAAAAAATCTTCAAGCACTTGATAAAAGTCGAAGTGACCGTCGTCAGACACAGCAAGTGAGCAATCAAAAACTTGAAAAAGATTCAAAACGTTCTAACGTTGTGGCCAAAAAACCACAACTGGTAGAAAAGCAGATAAATGCTAGTTTTGATAAGTTTGCTCAGGGTCTTCAGGAGGCCACTAAATGAATCTGAAGATTGCGCTAATATGTTTATCTGTCCTAGTGACAGGATGTTCCCAGGCGGTCCCTGAGCCTATAGAAGTTGAAAAGATGCACCCAACATGGCCAGACCCAATTAAAGGCTATGAAGGCAAATGGCAAGTAAAAGTAATTGACGGTACACCATGGGTAGGAATGCCTTTTGATGAGTCTCAAAAATATCGCGGCTGGATGGATGACATCAGCCGGTATGTACAAGACTCGAATGATGTGATATGTTATTACAGAAGTGAATTGCAAGAACAGAAATGTAAATGAGGGCTTAGGCCCTCCACGGATACTTTAAGAGGAAAATATTATGTTATATCGACCTAACCAATTAACAGTAGAAAGTTCTGTCTCTAAAGACGAAAATATTCGTATTATTATTAAGCGTTTTGAAGAAGCTGCAAAATATCATGGTGCTACCCAGCGTTCTGTAGCTGATGCTAATATTAGTGAATCTAGCGCTTATGCTTCAGCCAAAGTTCTTCGTGATATTCGTAAAGAATTATACGAGGAACTAGGCTTATGACATATCAACCTGAAATTGAAAAGTTGAAAGAGCTTATTCTCAATATTCAAGATTGTTCATTTAATTATGGTAAAGCATATCAAAAATATGATTCATATCAAGGGTATGATTCTACTCTTTTATATTTAGAAGATAAAAAAATTTCAGCATTTACTTCATTAGAAAATGCTGTAAAAAGATTAAATTCGTTTTTAGATAAATGAGGAAATAATTATGATGTATTTTTGCTATCGCCCAAGTAATCTCTCAAAAGTTAAGAAGACACAATTCCGTAAATTGTGCATGATTGGGTCATCTAAAAAGCGTTCTTTAGAAGAAAAAGTTTTAGTTGAGCCTGTATGGGATAATAATTGGGACTTTGTTATTGCCGTAAATGTCTTTATTCCTGGAACTAAAGCCCCAAAAAATATTGTATTTAATGAACAAACTCAAATTTCTATGATTAACTGGTACTCTATTTTTAAAGGTGTATCTGGTTTTAGTACTTGGGTTGAAGAAATTGCCCATGACGATAAAATTAAAGCAATGATCAAAAGAATAGAAACTGCCGCCGAAAACCTAGGGTCGACACGTTCTGTAATCCTATTGACAGATAGTGGAAGTATTTCTAAATATGAATCCGCAAAAGAAGAACTTGCTAAGGCTAAAAAAGCTTTGACAGATGAGATTTGCTGGTATAAATCTTAAAGGACCTAAAATGAAAGAAATCATTTTGACTGTCGGTTGTCCGGGCTCAGGTAAAAGTACCTGGGCCCGTAAATATGCCGAGCAGAACCAAGGTTATTTTATTATCAACAGAGATAGCCTGAGAGTTGGTATTCATGGTGACATTGAACGAAACAATTACAAATACACTAAAGCAAAAGAAAAGATTGTGACTGAATTGCAATTAGCTCATGCAAAAACTATTCTTTCTAGTGAAAGTTGTAAAGGCGTAATTATTTCTGACACGAACTTGAATAAAAGTCGTATTGAAACTTGGTCTAAATTTGCCGAAGAAAATAATTGCAAATTCACTGAACAAGTTATCGATGTTCCGTGGCTAGAATTGCTAAAACGCAACCAATACCGGGGCACTGAAGCAGTTCCTTTGCCTGTATTAAGAAGCATGTATAAGGCCATGAAAGAATACATGGGTGCTCCTAAATATGTGCCGAATGGTTCTTTGCCTAAAGCTGTTATTTTTGATTTAGATGGAACTTTGGCAATTCATACAGCTCGTAGCCCGTACGACCTTGACAAATTAGACACAGATGCTCCTAATAGAATGGTTGTAGAATATGCTCGAATGCTTCATGAAAAAGGGTATAAAATCATCACAGTTTCTGGTCGTGAATCAGGAACTAAAGAAAACCCATTGAAATATTATGAAATGACTAAAACATGGATGAATGAATTTAATATTCCTTGGGACCGCCATTATCAAAGAAAACAAGGTGATTCTCGTTCCGATATGGTAGTAAAAGAAGAAATCCTTTTGAACGGAATTGCTGATAGGTATAATGTAGTCTTAGCAGTAGATGACCGCGACCAAGTTGTTGAAATGTGGCGACAATTAGGTATCGAATGTTGGCAAGTTAACTTTGGTGAATTCTGATGTATAATAAACATTACGAAGTTGAAGAAGAAGCATACAAGCTTCTTCGAGAATGTGTGGGTGTTAATTTAACACCAGAACTAATTAACAAAATAGCCAATATTCGTAAAGACCTTAATACAAGATACAAAAACGAATATTATGTTGAATTTCCTCCTTTAGTTATGCCGACGAATGCTTTTGTAGTACAAGTCCGCGTACATACGGTGCACTAATGTTTCCTACATATGCTGAAGTAATTAATGTAACTTTTCGTCAAGTTTTAGGCAATAATTTTAATACTAATACATTGTCAAAGGCCAAAATCAAAGAAGACTTTGAAAAAGCGCTTAACACCTTATATGATAATATCTCTGAAGTTAATGTGACACATTGTAGTTTTTACACTACTTCTAGTGTTACCTTTATTATTAAGGACCAATCATTAACAGTGTGGGTTGAATATGATTGGGACACTCAAGAAACATTTCAAGGTGCAAAATGATTAGTATTGAAAAATTTACTTTAGAAGAATTCCAAAAGAAAATCCCGGAATTCGGACAGGCATTAGTTAATCGTTGCACCGAAAAAGTACCAGGTGTTGTTGTTAATATTAAACAAGAATCACCTTATTCTTATCTGATTTCGATTGATAATAATCACAAAAGTGAACACTATCATATTGCATTAGATAAAGAAGGGCATATTAATTCAACTTCAGTATATGGTGTAATATGAAAGCTGGGACATATCTTCAAATTGCTTATTTGATTTCTCAAGAATCAAAGTGCTGTTCTTGGAAAGTCGGTGCAGTAATTGAAAAGGACGGGCGTATTATTTCAACCGGGTACAACGGGTCTCCAGCCGGAGGAACTAACTGTTGTGACCATGCTGAAGAAAAAGGTTGGCTAAAGTCGGTTAAAATTACTGGGCCTAATAACACCGGATACAGTGTATTGGCTAAAGAGCATCGTCCTGCGCATAGTGAGTGGTCTGCTAAAAATGAAATTCACGCTGAATTGAATTCTATTTTATTTGCTGCTCGCAAAGGTGTCAGTATTGAAGGTGCTACGTTATATACAACGGCGTCTCCTTGTCCTGAATGCACTAAGGCTATTTCTCAGTCTGGAATTAAAAAAGTCGTTTACGCTGAGTTCTATGATCGCTCTCCTAAAGATTGGGCCGATATTTTAACCCAAGCTGGGATTGAAGTTATTGAATACTCTCGTAATAATTTGCGTTCCCTTAATTGGGATAATATTAGAACGTTTTGTGGTGAATAGAATGGATAAAGAGTTCGGATATATTTTTAAAGTGACCCCTAATTTACCGGCTAGTGAAGATTGTACTGGTCAGTTTAAAAAAATGCTTCATGGAAGCGGTGTTGATGTACAGATAGTAAATGCTCCGATAATTACTTTAGGTACAATAAAAGCAAATTCTTCATTTACTATAGAAATTGCATCTTTTAAAGCTGATAATTTAGAATTTTTATGCTCTCAAATTGCCGAAGCACAACCTCATCTTGTATTTTTGAAAGAATGCTATAAACAGTACACTTCCGGAACTACAAGCCATTATATCGTTCGAATGAACCTTCTTAAATTTTAAGAGAATAAAAATGATTAAATTAACTATTGATCAAAAAATTGCTTTGCGTGAAATCTTGAAAACTAAATTCGCCATGAGCGTATCTGATGTAGTTTTTGAAAAAGCTGATGGCACTATTCGTACAATGAAAGGTACTCGTGACAAAGACATCATTAGTAAATTAGTTGGCGTTGAAATTTACGAAAACTATATTAATCCAACTAAACCTAGATCTGAATCTGTGGATATGGTTCCTCTCTTTGATACTGAAATTAAAGAATGGCGTGGGTTTAGCATCAATCAGCTTATTTCCGTTAATGGTATGAAAGTTAGCCATTTGCTTCAGTTTGTAGGTTAATTTGCTTTAATATTCATGTGTTATTATTTACACATGGACAACAACATGGTATAAAAATGCAACTTCCAATTCGAGCAGTAGGTGAGTATGTTATTCTTGTTTCAGAACCAACTCAAGCTGGTGATGAACTCATTTCAAGTGGTGGTATTGTCTTAGGTAAAGAAACCCAAGGCCAATTGCCTGAACTATGTACAATTTTTTCTGTAGGTCCTGATGTTCCTGAAGGATTCTGCGAAGTTGGTGATTTGACACCTCTTCCTGTAGGTAAAATTGCTAATGTTCCTCATCCGTTGGTAGCACTAGGTCTTAAAAAGCCTAAAGAAATTAAAGAAAAATATGTAACATGTCATTATAAAGCTATTCCTTGCCTTTATAAGTGATATAAATATAATTATGAAGAACAAGAGAACTACCTCAAAAAGGACATGACTTGTTCTTCTATACGATAGATATGCGCTGCACATAATGGGTTGCAGGGCTCTATCACTTATTAACCTCATTTGAGGAAGAAACATGTCTATTATTAACAGTACTCTTGATATTCAACGTAAAGCTTGGAATTTTGGTCATGAAAACTACGGCGCATCAATCGACGTAGAATCAGAAATTCTTACAGTTCTTAAAGGTTTTAAACATCTGAATCCAGTTCAGTTGGCTCTTAAAACCACATTAGAATCTCAAGATGAACTTAAATATGCTTATTCTTTGTGTAGTGCAGCTCGTAAAGTTGTACGTCACTATGTAGTAACATTGAAATAAGTTGTTCTAGGCCCACTCTGTGTACGCAGAGGTAACCTAGTATGTTGACGAGGTTGGTAGATATCCTGTCGTTAAATATCCAAAACTACTAAAACGTGAAAGGTGCAAGACCTTTCAAAGATTACTCCTAAACGGAAAAATTAAAAATGGCAAAGCAAAAATCAAAAGCAGTAGTAAAAGCGGCAGTAGTTGGTACTTCTAAACGCGCTGGTTACAAGCGTGGATCAAACTCACGTGTTAATCAAACAGTTGAGAAGATTATGGCCCGCGCTCGTGCTGTTCTGCGAGATGACCGTTCTCGATTTGGTAAGCCAAAAGCAGTATAATTTTATGGGACTCTTTATGAGTCCCATTTTTGTTTTTATCTGTTTACAAGTAAATTCTACTGTGTTACTATACTCAAACACACTAGGAGGACTTATGATTATTAACTTGAACGAAATGAAACAAACTCGAGGTTATGATGGGAGTAATTTTGTTGTATGTGATAGAAAACAATGGCGTTTATCTAAACACCAAGGTGACTTAGTTTATTGTGATACACCAGAAGGTCGCTCGGATGATTTTGAGTGGATTATTCTGTTAAGTAATTCTTTTACCGGTGAAGAATATATTTTGAATACTACTGTTAAAGGTCGTATTGAGTATTATGAGCATGGTGAAGATTCCGGGAGTTTTTATTTAAACGGACGCTCTAGAGCAGACCATTTAATTGAACAAATGACTAAAACCGGCGAAATAAATCTGTCTAACTGGACTCGCATTAACGAATTTTAAGGTGAAATTATGCAAATCAACAAAGCTTATAAATTTAAAGATGTAGATTCTCAATTAGAATTTGCTAGAGAATCTAATACAAATACAGGTATTGCTATTTTCTTAAGCACCAATTCATTTTTTGTACGAGATATGTCTGCTGCGGGTGTGACAGGTATTAGCATGACAGAAGATGGTGAAATTATTCGTGGCGGTAAAGTTTCATTTCGCGAGGCTGATGATGGTGTTGCTTTTATTGCCAAAAGTGAATATTATTATTTTGAAGAAATAGATACTGCAGAAGAAAACGACTATGGTTGCTTTATCGCTTCGGCGAATGAAGACCCTTCATCTGGATTCTTTTTAAGATCAAAAGGACATAAGAAAAGTGTCGAAGAGTTTGCTAAAAAATGGCTAACAGACGAAAATAACAAAAACGATGATGTTATTATTGCTCGTTTGGAATCACGTGTTAAAATTTCTTTCGAACCAACTTTCATTTTTGGAAAAATTTAAGGAATAATTATGTTTGTAGAAAATGTAATGTACAAATTAAACGAAGGGTCAAAAGGCCTTTTCATTAGTGAAGCTAAAACTATTAATGCGGCTATTGTTAAATTCTTAAACAATAAAGCCTTTGAAGTTAAAATTAACAATGATGGTGATGTTACTGAAATTCGTCTAGAAGATTCAGAACAATTTGTAACAAGAGCTCAAGCTATTCCTAATTTAAGTATTTCAAATTACGGTCGACACTTTATGTATGGGTCTGATAGTGTAGAATTTTCATATTTTGATGAAATAGGTCCTGTTGAAGATCATATTGAAGATAAAAATTGTCTTGTCTTGGTTAAAAATAGTAAAAATATTGACGAAATTGCTTCTATTGACTATACACCACGTTTGTTTTCTTTAAAAGAAGCAGAGAAATTTTTAAAAGGATTATTACAAAACGAAGATGAAGGTATCAAATCTGCTAAAATTTTCAAACTCTATAAAACAGCAGAACTTGTCAAAGAAGTAAAATTTAGTTAGTTTACTTTTGTAGGAGACTGTGGTAGTATGGTCTCCTACAAACATGGAGGATTTATGGATTACACTAATTTTACTCGCAAATATGTTCGTTCTACTTTTGGTCCAGAGACTACGATAGAGTTACATTCTCATAAAAACGGGTCTGTATGTTCTATTGATTTCTACTGGGAAGAAAATAGTGCGTTTATCCAGTTTGAAAATGGTCCTGCTTTAAATGTAGAGCTTAGTTTTAAAGGTCTTATCAAAGTAGGATTTCATGATGATTTTAGAAAACGTGACTTAAGTTCACATCCTTCTTGGAATGGTAAACATCGCAATCAGTTGGTTAAATTGTACTTAAGGCACATTTTAAGCCTTAAGGCATCAGTAGACCAAATCGAAGCAGTTCAAGATATAGTTGAATACAATATGATGGGGCAATTATGAAATTAGACATTTCGAATGTAAAGTTAAAAGAAAAATATTACGTTAAAGAAAATCTAAATCTTAACAATGTTTCTTTTAAGCAACGAAAATTGCTAGAAAGAATTGGTGAAAGCCCTATTGTCATTCTCGGCTTTTCTACATGGCGGAATGATAAAACAAAAGCTGCATATGCTATTAAAATACTTGATACCGGTGAAATCGTTAATATCCGCCATGGTATCTTCGGGACGGACCATTGGTGTATTTTAACTGAAGAACATATTAAAGAATATCTCTGTTTTGACGACTCTGATTTCATTTTTGAAGATGACGTTGATGATAGTGTATTTGAAGAAACTCCAAATAAAAAAAATTTTGTTGTTTGTACTCAGAATAAGAAAGAAAACAAGTATCATTATCATGAACCAATGACAGAAAAGGATGCGCGGTTATTAGCTATTTCTCAAAAGAAAAATGCTGCAGACCAAGATAATATTTTGATTTATATATTAAAAATTGTTGAATCCATTGAAGTTGAATATAAGGTGAACAAATTATGATTATTTGGGTTTCTAAAGAAGACAACAAAAAATTTATTGATTTTGTTTCTAACAATCCTATGGTTGAAATTATAGGAGCTAAAGTTGCAGCGACTTCTTTAAAAAATGTTTTATATGTTATTGATATTCCAGATTTTATTGATTTACCTTCTTATGTAAAGGTGGTATCGGTATGACAGTGACATGTGAGCCTATGGTTCCTAAAAATAGGAACCTTTTTAATTATGGTGATGGAGTAATTGTTGAAAGCAAGAATAATTCTTTAGGAACTGTTCTTTATGTTTTAGACGCAATTAAAGATTTTGCTCCATCATATTGGTATATAGTTAAATTTGTTAATGGGACTGAAGATATGTTCCCGGAATATATGCTAAGGAAATAATTATGAAACCAGTTATTCTTACTGATATTGATGACGTGTGCTTAAGTTGGCAGAGTGGATTGCCTTATTTTGCTCAAAAATACAATTTGCCATTAGATCATATTCTTGAAATGATTCAAGAGCAAAAGTTCCTTTCACCCGGAATGTTATTTGGTTGTGATGATGAATTAGGCGGACGTCTAATCGAAAAATACAATCGCTCGGATTTTATTCGATATCTTGCGCCATACATGGATGCATTGCAAATCGTCAATAAACTCAAAAAAGACTTTGATTTTGTAGCTGTGACGGCGCTAGGTGATTCTATTGATGCACGTCTGAATAGACAATTCAATTTAAACGCTTTGTTCCCTGGCGCTTTTAAAGAGCTCTATATGTGTGACCATTCACAATCTAAACGTGAATTGTTCGAACGAGCTAAAGAAAGATATGGTTCTCTTATTAAATTTTATGTTGATGACTTAGCTAAAAACGTTGATGATGCATACGATGTTTTAGGTTGTCGTACATATTGGATGGTGCGTGGGCCACGAGACCAAAAACCGACAGGGCCACATTATAAAGTTGCAAATTGGATAGATATCATTAAAAATGAATACCAAATTGATACAAAAGAATTAGAAGAAGAGATTTTTAATGGATTCTTCTAAAAAAGGCTTTATAGTCTATAAATTAAGATATGACGGCGAGATTGTAAAACATATCTATGGACATGTTAACCAATTTTTATGTGGGTGTCCTAAATTTTATATTGAAAAAGAAAATCCTATTTTCAAAGAATGCGTTAAAAAGGGTGAAATTTATACTCAAGAATATTATATAAATGATATTTTTACAACTTCTTATCATCGGACATTAGAAGAACTCAAACAAGAGGTCTTCATTAATTGCAGCCAAAAAGGAATAGTATAATGGTATTCGTTACCATTATTTTCTGGTTATTTGTCATTTGTCTAATTGATTTGGCTATATCAAAATTAATTATGATGTTTATTTAAATTCCTTAAAGGTGATAAATTGATTTTAACTATTTTAAAAGAATTAGCCTCAACAGATTCAATCAATAAAAAACAGGCCATTATTGAAAGCCAAAAAGACAATGAAGTCCTTAAACGTGTTTTTCTAATGGCGTATTCGAAGCGATTCAATTATGGTATTAAGAAATGGTCCCCTTCTAAAAGCACTAATACGCTTAAGCTCGAAGAAGTTCTAGATTTCTTAGAATTCGAATTAGCTAGGCGCACAATTTCAGGGCATGCAGCAATTCATAAATTTGAATCCATGCAAGCAAGTCTTTCAGAAGATGATGCTGAAGTTATACGTCGAGTGATGATGCGCGACCTTGAATGTGGTGCTGGCGTAACATTGCCTAACCGTGTCTGGAAAAATTTAATCCCAGAACAGCCACAGATGCTTGCATCATCTTATAATAAAAAAGATATTGTTAAAAATATCAAATTCCCGGCTTATGCACAATTAAAAGCAGACGGGGCCCGATGTTTTGCTGAAATTACAGATGACGGTGTAACTTTCTATTCTCGGGCTGGCAATGAATATCTTGGACTTGATTTATTAGCTACTCAACTATTTGAAATGACCGTTGCAGCAAGATTATTGCATCCAGAAGGTGTAATGATTGATGGTGAATTGGTTTATTATAAAGCCAAAGCCAAAGAAGAAAATAGCCTTGAATTCATGTTTGAAGATAATTCCGAACAAGAAAATATCATTGAAAGTAATGTAGATCGAAGCACTTCTAATGGATTGGCAAATAAATCATTAAAAGGAACATTATCTAAAAACGAAAGCCTAGGAATGAAATTCCAAGTGTGGGATATCGTCCCAATGGCAACTGTTTATGGAACTCAAAAAAGTTTCAAATACGATGTTCGATTTATGCTTCTTGAAAATACAATCAAAGAACATAACCCATCTCAGGTTATTTTGATTGAAAACCAAGTAGTCCATAATTTAGATGAAGCTTATGATATTTACGCTAAATACCGTGACCAGGATTTAGAAGGTATTATTCTTAAAAACCGTGATGGTCTTTGGGAAAATAAGCGTTCTAAAAATCAATATAAATTCAAAGCAGTTATTGATATTGCTATGGAAATTGTAGGTTATTATGAACATTCAAAAGACCCGAGCAAACTTGGTGGTGTCAATATTGCATCGAAATGCCGTCGCATCACCTCAGACTGTGGTAGCGGTTTCACAGACACCTACCGTAAAAAAATCGACGGTGAATGGATTTCAATCCCAATTAGCGACCGTAGTGAACTTGACCGCGAAGCATTAATGATTGAAGCTAAAGCCGGTAGACTTGTTGGTCGTATTGCTGATTGTGAATGTAATGGTTGGACTAAATCTAAAGGCCGAAAAGATAAAACTGTAGGATTATTTTTACCTATTATTAAAGGTTTTAGATTTGATAAAAGCGAAGCCGATACTTTTGAATCTGTATTCGGTGATTTTAGTAAAACAGGCCTTTCAGATGAAGGCACTAATGATATGCCAGGTAAATAATGAAAGCTTATCTAGAAACGGTTGTAATTACTCATAAGCAGGGTGGCGATTCACGCCCTGCTGTTTCACAAGTTGTTCTTGATTTCATTAATCATGAACAATTTTTAATTTTTAAAGACCAATTAGACATTCATGAAAGTGGTGTTAACTTTAGTGTATACCGTACACTAATCCCATTTTGTGCATAGGACCTTCGGGTCCTTTTTTGGCATAAATAGAGATATACTCTATAAGGAACAATAAATGGATATCCAATTAAATGAAGTTTTTGACAGCGAAGGTAATCTTCCTGTTGTTAACTTGAACCCTAAATTAAAAGTCCCACAGATATGGGCAATTGGTGGTGAAGAATCAAATTTAGTTGCACGTATGGTTTCATATTCATCTGAAGGCGATGCAATTAAACAAGTTAAATTAGGTGACAAATATGCGCATGTTATACTTATGTCATTGTCGGCTAAAGGAACACCAGCCGAATTAAAAGGTGGTCTAGGAGACGCTCCTATCGATTCTATTAACACCATTTTTGATACTGTGTATGCGCAAGTTAAAAAGATGAAAATGGACGCTGTCATGTTTCGTTTTCCAACAAAGAAAATGAAAGGTCAAGGGCCAATTGTACAGCGTGTTATTTCTCGTCTGGTTATGCAAAAAACCGGCGGACGTTTTAAAGTAGTTCCTGCTTTATATCAATTCACAGGTAAACATACTTATGTATTAGTTGTTCGTAAGAATGCCAATATTGAAGACATTTCCGGTATGCCTGAAATAAATCCTGATTTGTATACTAAAGTTGACTCTGATGTAGGTGATGTTTTTGTCTCTAAAAAAGATGGACAACAAGTAACAAAAGAAACCGCTATTGCGGGGTCCATTGCCGCTGTGGAAGAAAAACGTTCTGATAGAACAGTAATTGCTCGTACTCGAGTTTCACGTCGCCAAGTAGCAGCAAGTCAATCACTATCATCTGATGTTATTTTGGACCCTAAAAAATTCGAAGAATATGAGTCTACTGCTGCAGAATTTAGTAAACCTTCAACCGCGAATGTTGTACCAGAAGCAGTAGAACTTAAATTGTCCGTGGAATCTATATCATCTAGAAATGAATTGGCGAACCTTGGTGCTGGTGTGGCTTTTTACCAATTAGGCGAAGTTTTTAATATTAAAATTCCGCCAGAACAACGCGATTACGAAAGAAATGATTTTGCTAAAAAATTAGAGACCGCAATAGGCGACAATTCTTTAACTTCTGTTGAAAGTATGCGGGCATTTATACAAACTTCTCTTGATAAACTTGAAGAATACAAAGGCGACTTCTTTGATAAACAATATAAAGATGGTGGTTGGTTCGGTTCTCAAGAAGAAAAGGAAGCACAAGTCACTAAGATGTGGAATATGAAGAGAACTAACTTGATTAAAAAATCTCTTCAAGATTATGCTTCTTATGTATCTAAAAAAATTAGGCATATAACATCTAACAGAACACCATCTCAATATACTAGTGCAGAAAAACGTAGTATAAGGGAATATACTGGAACCGGATATTCTGACATTAATAATATGCTTTTAGGGCGATATATTGATAAAAACAGAGATATCTTATCAGAAGACGAAGTAACTACAGCTATTAGTAACCTTGATTCTGCATTTAAAAACGGTGATCGAATCCCAGAAGGTTTAACTTTATGGCGAGCACAAACCGTCCGTAAACCTATTTACGAAGCAATGGTTAAGAATCGTGTATTCTATTTCCGCAATTTTGTTTCAACATCATTATCACCTATTATTTTTGGTGGATGGAAGGGTAATTTAGGTGTAGCTATGGCTTCTGATAATACCCGTGAAATTCTGACTATCGACAAAACTGGTGAAGATGCTATTATTCCTTCTTCTATAAAAAATGCTATTAAATTAGTAGGCGAAGAATCTATACGTATTATGGTCGGATGGGCTATTAGTAATGCTCACAAAATAAATGTTGTTTATCCTGGTAGTGTAAGTCCACATCCAAGCGAAACAGAAGTTATTCTCCCTCGAGGAACAATGTTTAAAATCAATAAGATTACTGATTCGTCTTATAATGATGGTATTGAATATAATAACCAAAAATTTATCCAGGCTGAAGTAATGACTAGTGACCAATTAGATGAAAGCACTGTTTATGACGGTGATGCTCTGTTAGAATCTGGTGAGCTTATTGCTATAGAAGATAATAATATCGACTTTGCATCTTTTGTTTCATCTGGTGTTAAAGAAAAGATTAATTCTTCTTTAGGATTACTAGCTTCTATGATTGACCTAAACGACATCCCTGAAAGATTTATCCAAGGATAGTTTACAACCAAATTTGAATGTGTTATGATGTAATCTCAATCAATGAGAGGAAATCATAATGCATTCATTTTTTCGTTTTAACAATCAAGAAATCGTCGTTGAAAACGTTGCTCCTTCTTCTAACGAATTTCAACGAGTAGTAAATGATTTTTTAGTTAAGGCTTTTGGTGAAAATAAAGATATCTATCTTGAACCGTATGAAAATTTTAAAGACCCTGAAAGAACTCCTGAAATTCTTTCATCTGTTCTTTTAGGTACTTTAGAATCAGAAGCACCTATGCGAATTACTGTAACTCGGGTTGGCGATAAAGAAATTATTAGTGAACCAGTAACTTTTGTTGGTTTTATCGGTTTCCGTAAATAAACCCTAAAAGGGAGCCTAGGCTCCCTTTTTTTTTGTTAAAATAAATTAGTCGATGATGTCCTACTACCCCATCCTGAAAATGCTCCTAATCCATTTGTAACAAGATTAGACATTCCACTCTGCGCACCAGATAATCTCGATAAGCTAGCTAATTGTGTAGAAAGAGATTGATTTCCATTAATTCCTGTAATGACATTAATAGCTTTATCTTCTAACCAGTCTAAGGCTGCTGTGCGTCCTACTGCACCCGTAGAAACAACTCTATAGGCGAAGGTGACGTCGAAAGTAGCTATCTGATTATCACCTTCATAACTTAATTCAGGTGCACTGACGCCCACAGGGACACATCCTTGCATCATTACTACGGTATGTGGTAATCCATTTCTGGCATGTAAGTTAACCTGGATATCTGCTTCAACATCCTCTGGTAGGGCTCTTAGGCCGCTTACTGGGTCTTGGACCGAGTTAACCCAGTCGTTAAATGCTCTATAGTTTGCTGCTTCTGAATCAACTCTAAAGCTTAAAACTAATGGCGAGTATTCTCTTCCAGTAAGTTTAATATTAGGCGCATTGTGGTTCAAATCCATTTCATAATTCAATACGTTGTCTGGTAATTTAACCGTATGAACTAATAATCCTGCGGTAGGGAAAGCCATATTAAAGAAGTCGAGTAAAAATGTTCCTACTTCGAATTCACCTAATAAAGATTGGACAACCCTATTTGACATTGCACCAATGAGATATTTACTTACACCGGATTTTCTAATAAGCTTCTGGGTTCCGGCTGTAACAAGGGCTGTTACACCCTGTGTTATTTCATTTCTTGTTATACCAAAAAAATCGGTATTAAACGGTAAATTATCGAATATAGCTCCACCAAATTGGTCTAATAAAGCCTGTGATTTTGAACTTGGTGTAGTTGCAAAAACAACGCTAAATAAATTATTTCGTTGGAAATCTATATTAACTGCTTGGTTTTCAAATTCTTGTAATGTAAACATTATGAAATACCACCCATATAAAGATTAGCTCTATTAAGAGTTAAGATTTCACGGAAAGTAATTTCTAATACAAATGTGCTTGGCATATTTGGTGCAACAGACAATCCATTAAAATGCCCATCTGGTGTTTTATCAAAACGAATACTTTGAATTTGACATGGACCAAAAATATCTGTTTTACCATCGAATGAACTGGTTGTACCGAAATTACGAATAAACCAAATAGTTGGGTTACTAACAACAATTACATTAGAAAGAAAGTTAGTTATCTGTTCACCAGTTAAAGTCCCGTTATAAGAATCAATGGCTTCCTTTTTAAAGAATGTTCCTTTATACCATTCATCTATTTGACTCTTAAGGTCCGCTGCGAACGCACTGTTGCCGGTTTCACCGTAACTATAATAGTTAAATATCTCATAAATTTTAATTATCTGGATAAGGTCCTGTACGTTTCTAGGAGTCATTTCCCATGTGAACACTTTTGTACGGTTATCCGGACCCGCATACATGCTTCTAGCCGTATTATACATCTGTTCGCCATGATCAGCCATTACACCATTAGTTAAACTTTCAATGGCACCAAATACGCTAGTAGACGCTATATTACTTAAAATACCGGTAGCAGTACCGCCACCTCTTGTAATAAGAGATTCGCCTACGTCATTAAATTTATGACTAACACTGTCAACATCCGATTTTGACCTTGGTAATAAAATATTTGCAACAGGAGCTGAGTTAAAATTCTCAGGTTTTTGTTCGCCTTTAACTAAACTACTCAAGGCATTAAAAACACCACTATTAACGCCTTTTTGATATCTTTCTCTTAATGACCTCATATCCGGTGTTGTTCGTGATGAATAATCATAGGCTGTAAATAACAGGCCATTTTTATATAAATCAGTTACACGGAAATCATTAGTAGAATCATTACCGGCAGCTCTTTCTGCCGGATATTGTGCACTTATAGTTTTTTGGGCGGTCTTTTGTTTGGATTGGCCGGCGGAAGTTTTTTCTCCGCCTTTCCAAATGTTCCAAACATCTTCGCCAGTTAATTCTCTAAAGTTCATGTTAATCCTTAATTAACTCGTGTAGCCAAATTCATTCCAGGAGCAGGAGTCGAAGATTGAGGAGGCATATTATATTGAGTTTTATTATTTTTTTGTACGTTTACTTGCTGAACTAAATTACCCATTTGAGGAGTAGCATTTGACCTAGAAGATTCCTTTTGTTTTATAACAGCATCAACACGTTGAGCCTGCTGAACTTCTTCTCTATCTTGCACTGCCTGAGGTTTTAATTCGGAGCTTTGATTGAATTTTTCTAAAGACCTATTCATATTCTCTAAAAGTTGTTCCATATTTAAATCTTTAGGAGCAGCTTTTAATTTAGGGTCATTTAACTGAGTTTGGATATTGTCATAAGATTCTTTAGCATTTTTGATATCGGTTTCATCTGGCTTCATTATAGATTCTGCAGTTCTTGTTAATCTAATAATAGAAGCTTGAGCTTCGTTTCTCTTTTTAATAATATCAAGGCGTTCTTGTTCAGGCATATCTCTAAAGCTTGAATCAATACCTCCTGATCTTATTTCAGATGCAGTTTCTTTAGATACCGTGCCATACTGTTCTGCTATATTTAGTCCTTGGTCTTTATCTTTGAATTGTTCGTTCAATTTATTTTTAGCTTCAAAAGTCTCAGCATCTTTTTTATCTTGATACTTGGCTAATGTAGTGGAATCTTCGTCATCTAATTTTGCACCAGTTTTTTGTTGATATGCCTGAAGTGCAGAACCTTCAACATTTAATGCAGCATCTTCAAATCCGGTCGCTCTTAAAATAGCAGCAGTCAATTTAGATATCCCAAGCATCAATAAATTACCTAATGTTACAGTAACGTCGCCGACGCCTTTTATAATTGCTTCAGCAAGACCTAGCCAATTACCATCACTAAACATCTGAGATATATTTTTAGCCATAACTATTAATGATGAAAGTAATGGACCCCATTCTTCAAATTTTTCAGCAAATTTATCCCAACCGGCCTCGAATTGCTTCATAAAATATTGAAAATATACTTTTATCATGTCAATACCTAATACAACAGAAAAAATCATGGCGGCAAATTTAGCGGCAGAAGCAGCAGCAGAAACAGTATATTTGAATAACATTCCTGCTATTCGGTCTGTTACTGATATCATTCCTTTGAAGCCAGTTTTTGATATTTTAGCTAAATCAGAAAGTTTAGCACCAAATCCTTCATCTTCGTTGTTCTTTTTTTCTTTTTCTTCTTTAGGCTTTTCTTCTTGATGTACTGGTGGTATAAAATCAGCATCTGGTAGATTTTCGTGCGGCTTAACTAATTGTTTTAATAAATCTTCCGAGCTTAGAGTTTCTGGTTGCTCTAATTTTTCATCAATAACCTTTAATGTGTCATCTTCACTTTTAACTGGAGCTTTAGGAGCAGAACTGAAATGAGTTGACAGCATCTCAGTTAATTTAGAAAGTTTATCAGAAATAGCTAAAGCAGATTTAGATACATTTTCGGTATTTTCTGCAACTAATTCTACTCCAGCCGTAGTATTATCTAAATTCTTATTAAGAGCACCTATCGAACCAATTATCTGGTTGCCTTTGTTTTCAATAGTCTCTGCTACCATCTCCATGGCTGCCTGAGAGTCTGAAAGATTATTATTGATATTACTTAGCTCTGCGTTTTGAGTATTAGAGAGCGCCTCTGCTCTTCTTTGAGGCGCCATTTCTTCTATTAACTTATTCCTACGCATACTTGTTGCTTCAGATTTGTTTTTCATTTAAAATATCCATAATAGCAGATATACCTTTTATCGGTCCTTTAGGCCCTGGTATAGCAACAGTATTAGTAATATCATCTGCCCACTTACTTACAAATGCAGGCATATCCAGAAAATCTGGGACATCATCGCCTAGGTACAAAGATTTTAATACGGTGTCAATAGGACCAAATTGTTCAAATGGGATATGCGACCTAAATTTATATTCGGTACCGCCATATTGAAATTCTAATCGTTGACATATGTATAAATCATTTAAACTATATTTGAATCCGTCTTTAATAACTTCGTTTTGTATTTTGCCGTTAAATTCTAGCAAATGCAATGCAGCATAATCTGTTTCTGCAGCATTCAAGCTAGGATGAATTGAAGTCATCAATGTTAAAACAGCTTTAATCGGGTCGTTTATATCTTTTGTTAATGTCTGATGTTTTAGACCCAATTTCGGTATTTTAATTTCTTTCTGATTCAGCTGTATTTTCTTCATCGGCAGTATAAGTTTTAAGTTCATTTTTAACCTTAGGTAGCTCTTCTATTTTAATAGGCTGACCAGTAGTAAACATAAATAAATTGGTAATAGAAGTGTTATTACTTATTTCGTGAATAACTTCGTCAATATAAAAGTCGTATTCGAACTGATTCTTTTGGTCAAAAAATCTAAGTCTATCACCGGGAGTTAATTCAAAATCACCAAATACTTTACATTTAGCATATCCATCATATTGACTCATAATCATAAGTCTATTGGCTTCTTCATACCCATTTCTATACGTTGATTCGGAATACGAACCAGACCTAGAAACAAATATGCTGTTTTGTCCTTCGCCAAAAGTTATTCTATCTGCATGTTTATCTAAAAAGCTATGAGAATAAACTGTTGCGTTAGTATACGGCTTTTTAGTGTGTTGGTTTGATTTAGTCATCCATTCAAAATCAAAAGCAATAGGTGTTTCTAGATTCTGTATATATTGTCCAATTAATCTAGGTTCGCCAACTACAAATTTAATAGGCTCTTGATTTGTCATAAATGTGTAATCCATAATACTTATACCATCTATGTCTTCCCACACAAATACAAAGTCATCACTTTCTACAGATAATCCAGTGTTTCTAACAAAATCCATATATCTATTAATGTTATCACACCATGGCACATTAGGCATATAAACGTTTATTCCATTTATGGGTGGTGATAACAAAGGACGGTCTTGGTAAATAACACCTATCATTTCTGTCAATGTTTCTTGAACACCCGGGAAAAACATTCTACCAAATTTAAGATTCTCTAAAGAATGAATAGTCGCTAACTGGATAGTTATAATATTATCGCCTTTAGAGTCAACGCCTACAGCGAAATGTTTAGAACCATATATTCTTGTCTGTGTTCTTGATGTATTAGCATTACCTACAGATATTTGGATTATCTGTTCTCCATCCATTTTAGTGTGGAGGTTTTTGGCGTCATAAAATTGAAGAAGACCTTCATTAATTCCATAAAGGCCATCGCGCATTGTTAATGTAGTGAAGGTGGCTCCTAATTCAACAAAACGATGTTCTAACCATGCATCATAATCTTGGTAAAGTTTTATACTTACATTAGGAAAACCTTCACGTTGTACGGTTTTGTTGGTCATTTAAGGTCCTTTTCTACTAAAGATAAAGCGATATTTCTTTCTATAGGAATCATATTCATAATACTATTTAAGTCATAATGATATTTTACTAAAAGATGATTCACTTGATAAAAGGTAAAAACTTCGTCAGGGTTCAGCAATAATTTAAAAATAGGAACAATATTGTCATAAACAGAAATGTTCTTTTTACAACATCCATATTTCAATTCAAAGTAAAAAGGCTTCATTTTTTTCAAAAGGATTTCTAACGAATCTAAATCAATAGCATCTATAACACTAAGCCTGTCTTCTTCTGATAATGATGCCCACGAGTATTTACCATTTTCGTCAGATATTGAATCAATATTGTCTAAAATAAGCTCTGTATTGGAATCATATGTCTTTTCTGGATATTTGAAATATATTTTTATACCGGCAGTTTCTATTACTGGGTTTTCAAGAGCTTCAGTTTTTAAATTAAAAAGAACTTGTTTAGTCTTTTTACATTCAGAACACTCAAAAACTACCGGGATTCTTGTTTTACCTATAGATGAAGTATATACATTAATAAAAATGAATGGTCTCCATGACTTAGGATATTCATAAAAATAATCTTCTAAAAGTTCATCTAAAAGCTCTTGTTGTTCTTCTGATGTTTTTGTATTGAGCTCGTTTCTTATTAAAAGAAAATCTCTGTAGTCTTCAACGGTGAAAGGTTTAAATCTATGCACACCGTCTGGTAGTTTGCAACGCACTATTTTAGCCATTATTCTCTCCTTTATTATATTTATAAATACTTCAATAAAGGAGACCCTATGAACAATCAATATAAATTTGCGGTTTTTATAAACAACAAAGAAATTGAATGCAGAGCATTCACACTAAGAGAATACAAAAATCTTTTGATTGCTAAATCAGAAGGTCGACTAGAAGACGCTATTAAAAAGCTATTCAAAGATTGCACTAATGCTAAAGATTTACCAAAACATGAAGCAGAATTACTTTTGGTTAAGTTATGGGCTCATAGCTTAGGCGAGGTTAACGTAGAACGCATCTGGGGATGTGACTGTGGTAAAGAAATTATTGTGCCAATTAATCTTATTAGAGCGGGTATAGATTCAACTGACGACCTCCTGTACGTTTTTAAAGATTTTAAAATTCAATTCAAATATCCAGGTATTTTTGAAGACAAAAACAAAGCTGTAATGGTGGCATCTTGTATTGAATATATTATAACCAATTCAGGCGAGCAATTAAAAGTTGATGACTTATCAGATGTGGAATTAGATGATTTGTATTCTGCTATTACTAATGTAGATATAGACCAAATTTCTGATATGCTCACTAAACCTAAAATACAATTAGCCATTCCTATTAAATGTGAATGTGGTAAAGACCATATCCATGTTGTTAGTGGGTTAAAAGAGTTTTTTAAATTACTATGAATATAAATTTTCTTTATTCGGATTTAAGTCCTGATATGACCCAGGACTATAAAAGAGATGTCAATAGAGTAGTTGGTGCTAGAGCAGTTAAAAATAGCTTATTAGGTATTATTACTACACGCAAAGCCTCAAGACCTTTTTATCCTGAATTTGGGTGCGACATAACTGACCAACTATTTGAAAATATCAACCCTTTGATAGCAGATACGATACAGAAAAATATTGTGTCTGCAGTAAGAAATTTTGAGCCAAGAATAAGCACTTTGAATGTTCGAGTGACCCCGATATATGACGATAATGCTATTGTTGTAACAGTACAATTTAGCATTGTAGATGACCCTGATACTTTAGAGCAAATAAGAATTCAAATGGCTAAAAACGGCTAATTAGCTTTATCCTATAATTTGATATAATGGGTCCATGGGTCTTTTAACAGGAAATATTATGGCACTAGAATATACATTAAATTCTTTTCAAGATGAATTGGATAAAGATTTAGTAATAGATGGTACAAGATTACAGTACGAAGTACAACACAACGTGTTGTTACACAGTAAGTGGCTTCGTATGTATAGTAACTGCAAAAAAGAAATAATGAAGTTAGAAATAGACAAAACTAAAGCTTCTAAAAAGTCTTTAGATTTTTATACTGGGAGAAGTGAGCCTGGTGAGGAAGTTTGTATGGATGTTTATGAAAAATCAGAACTTAAAATTGTTATGCCTGCAGAGTCTTCTTTATTAAAGATAAATACAAGTATACAGTATTGGGCATTATTGCAAGATTTTTGTAGTTCTGCATTAGATGCTATTAAAGCTCGTGGATTTAATTTAAAAACTATGCACGAAATTCGTCAATTCGAATCTGGAAAATAAAAAGGAGACAATCATGTCAGATCAGATTTGTGTTGTCTGTAAAACCCCAATCGACTCTGTATTGGTTGTTGACTCAGACAAAGGGCCTTGCCATCCTGGGCCTTGTTATAACTATGCTCAATTAACGCCTGTTTCAGAATCTTCTGATGAACCGTTAAATGAAGTTCAGTTGTTAATGTAAAATGGGCCTCACGGCCCATTTTAAAACTCTTCTTCCTCTTCATCGTCAATAGATGACAATTCGTTTTTCTTCCCTTCTAAAGCATCTCTAATACTAATATCATCAGAATCTTTTAATTCAGATTCTTTAGATCTTTTATTGTAGTATTTTTCTAATTCTTTAAGGCCGTCTAGAGTTTGACATGAAGAAATTTTTGACATAAATCCTTCAATTGTTGCTTCATAAATAATTTCTTTAAAAGACTTCATATATTTACCTTAATTTTTCATTTATGATAAGAATTAAGAGGCTTTTTGCCTCTTATCAAATTTCTACTTGTTTTATAACGTAATTAAAACATTCATCAGCATAACGTTGGATACGTTCTAAAGCATGGCGAAGTGCGTAATTTAAATGGACATATTTCTTTTTAGAATCTTTTGACTTAGGTTTAACACCCATATCATCAACTATGTCCCAAACGACAGCAATAGATTTGGAATCATGCTTACGAAGAACACGTCCTATTGTTTGCAATACAATGATTTTAGATTTAACTGGGTGAGCAAAAATAACGTGATGTAAGTTTTTAACACTTATACCTGTACTAAACACACCATAAGATGCTACAACAATAATACCAGCATCATTTTCTGCCATTAATTTAAGAGCATTCCTGACTTCGGTAGAAACTTCACCATTCACAAAATAAACTTTTTCGTGGCCAGATTGTTTACACATCTCAAATAATGTTTTTCCGTGCTCAGCATTTTTAAACATCAAAAATACGTTTTCATTATTTTTAGCAAGTTTAACAGCTAAATTGGAAATCCATTTATTACGTCTATCTATTTTTTGGATAGCTTTTATTTCGGTCTGATAATCTTTACCTTTCATTTTAACGGTAAATTCATCCGGGTATCTTAAAAATATGCTATTAATTTTTAAATCGGTTACTTGACCTTCTTCCATTAGCTGGGAAGTCGAGACTGGTCTAAAAATTTCACCAAACAGACCCATGTATTGCATTAAATTAGCTTTACCATCTTTTAAAGAACCTGAAAGACCGTATTTGAACATGCAATTAGTAAGACCTTCGATAATTGAACTAATCGATTTGCCTGTAGCAAGATGGCATTCGTCATTCATAAACATACCGAATTGATGAAACCATTCTTTAGGTTGTTTTACTGCTGTTTGATATGTTGAAACATAAATGAATGCATCAGAATCACGTTTAGTTCCACCTCGAATACCTAACATATCTGAAGATGTAAATAAGCGATAATCTTTAAAGTCATTAATCATCTGGTCTACAAGAGCTGTAGTTGGGACTAAGATTAATACCTTACCTTCGTAATTTTCAAAATAATAACGAGCCAGGAGCGCCTGGATTAACGATTTACCTGCCGATGTAGGTAAATTAAGAATAGACCTTCTATTGACTAGGCCTGTGTAAACAGCGTCGCTCTGGTACCAGTGTGGATCAATCTTAGCATTACCTGAGTAGATATCTAATTTACCAACCCAATCATCAAAACTAGTACGAACAATATTTTCTTTTTCTAAAATCTTAGGGTCTATATAAAGACTATATCCGAATTGGTCTGCGAATTTAGAAATTTGTGTTACAAGGCCAAATGGGAGTAATTTGTTATAATCTAAAAGACGAATTCTTCCGTCCCATTGCCCGTATTTAAATTTAGGGTTAAATTTATACCCATCAGCTTCAAAACTAAAATAGTCTCTGAGTTCGTAGAATGTAGACTCATCGCATTCTATACGAACATGACTAAAATTTTCAAAATGAACATTAATTTGCATTGGAATAGTTCCTAGTTATAAATACACTTATATTTATACACTAAAAGAGAACATATTATGGACCACCAATATATTGAAGATCTTAGAGCTCTTGAAGATAAAAAAGAAGCTAAAGATAAATTAGTCGAATACGCTGAGCAGTTTAATATTAAAGTTAAGAAAACTCGTTCTTTCGATAATATTGTTTTAGATATCGATGCAGCCTTTAAAGAACTAGCGAAAGAACCTATGCCTGAAAATAATGAAGGCCTAAGTATTTCCGATCTTATTGACGCTGCCAACGATATTGAAGGAAAAAATGATTTTATTGACGGGTCAACTGATGTAAAAGAAGAAGCTAAACTTTTATTTGATGCCCCAGAAGCAAAACCTGCAGTATTAAATATCCAAGCACCTATTGGCGATGTTACTGTAGCAGTTGTTGCAAATCAAGAAGGTGAAATGGCTATTGTCGAAAGCCCTGTAAAACCTATCGATGAAGCTGCTCTTAAAGAAGTAGTTCAAAAAATAATTGAATCTGAAAAAGATGACCAAACTGAAATATTCGAGCTGAAGCCTGGCTATAGCCCGTCACTTATTAAAATTGGTCCTGGTAATGGTTATGTTACATTGCCTTGGTGGATTTACGAATGGATTTCTAAAACACCAGATTGGAAACAAAAACCTACAGCGTTCCCTCATTATCATGGATTAGATAGTATTTTAAGCTTGATTTATTATATTAAACGAGAAGGCTCTGTTAGGATTAGAGAAACAAGAAATTCATCTTTTGTAACCTTACAATAAACAAATGGGCTGAAAGGCCCATTTCACGGAGATTTATATGGATATAATTAGTAATTTCAATATAATAAACATACCTACTAGAATTAAATTAGGAGAAACAATATACCCTAAATTCCAGTTTGTTAGGGAAATACCCGATGGAGAAGAAATCTATATCGCAAATGCGTATGGTAGTGTAATTTTAGGAACTTCCCATAAGCATGAGTTTACTATATCAGATTGGACAACCGAAGGTAACATTTCAACATCAACAGATGATATTTCGTATACTGCCACTATTGAAGGCATATACACAATAAATGTTTTTATAAAAGTCCGTTACAACGGTGAAGAAACTGTAAAAATTGCTGAAGAAATTATTGAAATCTATAAAGAGCTTCCTAACCCTGCTAGTTTAGAAATAATTTCTAATCATCCTACTTTACCTGCTCCTACAGGTGAAAATTTCACTCTGAGTGTAAGAGTAGGTAATATGGATGAGCCTTTTGAAATAACTAATCATAGTTGGGCAATAAGAGGCAATATAATTAATAGCGAAACTATTGATGTCGATTGGATTGGCCCGGGAACAGAACAAGTTATATGTAGAGCTACAGTATCTAAAGAAGGATACGAAAGTGAAGAATTTGAAACTTATTACACATTAACTTCGGTTAAAGGAATTCTTCCAAATATAATTACTACTATCTCTGCTTATGGAAGCCCTGAGGTTGGTTTAGCATATAAGGCTTATGCATCTAGGAATTTCCCACAAGGTTTCCAAAATATAACACTAACAACTAAATGGTTTGAAATAACAGATTCTGGGCATATTCCGATAACACAAATAGGTACAGATTTAAATCATAAATTCAGGACTGTAGGTGAACACACGATTTATTACACTGTAGTTTATTCTCTTGAAAATTATGAAGACCTAGAAGCAAAGTCAAAAGAATTAGTTTTAAACATTATAGATTGGGAAGCCCATTCATCGCAGTAGCAAATCCTACGGTAATGCCACCAGATGGAACGCTAGTGACTTACTTATGGAATACAGGTCAAACTACGGCCGCAATTAATCAAAGTATTAATACTGTTGGTACTAATGTTTTAACTTGTACAATAACATGGTCTAGTAGTAATTACCCATCTAAAAGTTGGACAGTTACTAAAAATGTCGATATAGTTAAAAAGGACCATGTTCATGATGGTTCGTGTAATTTAGTAATAGAAATGACTAAGCAGTCTGGAGCCATCTATTCATCAGGTGAATCTAAAAATAATCAGGACCCTGTTATAAGTTACAAAATTGAAGCTATAATACCAGAAATTCCTGAAAATTCAATTGTTACATATAGTTGGAATGGCGCAGCGGCTATAGAAGAAAATTATATAGTAGGTACTTGTGACCCTAAAGGAATGACCATTGTTGAAGTAGAGGTTCGAGTTTATGCTGAAAACTCTTCGTATAATATAGAACCGTTTTTTGCTTCTGGGCAATTTATTATAGACAATACGGATGATTCAGATGATCCAGATGTATGTCCTATAATTTTTGCATATCCACTTCCATGGAGATCGTCAGTTTATATTTGGTGTGGGTGGTGGGTTATGGATGCTATACAGAAACTTACAACAGAAGGAAAAGATTGGAAAATTGCTACTAAAGAAGATACACCATATCACTGCCATTTAACTCTATTAGCTAGACTTTTAGTTGATTATCCGGAAGTTGATGTGCAAGAATCCAGAAACGGGCGAATAGTTCATCGTTCTGCTTTAGAAGCTGGCATAATTTACGACTATGTATACTAATGAAAGGAGCCTTCGGGCTCCTTTTTTGCTTTTATTTTTATGGAGTTTAATACATCAACACTTACAAAGGAAATTATATGAAACATATTAAAATTCATATGTTGCATGAACAAGGTGAATCTTTTATTGATATTGCTAAAAAATTTGGCCTTAGTGCTAAAGAAGCAATGCAATCATGGATTAAAGTAGAAAAAGCTAGAGATTTATTTAAGTCTGAACCTATAATTGTATACAGGAAACGACTTAACCCTAAAACAAATAAATCTAAATTTATTGAAAAAATGAGGTCTTTATGATTATTGATAACTACTCTTATATTAAACCGCTTGCAATTCCAGAAAATCCGTTCACCAATATCATTGAACGTCGTATTACTGGACCTTGGACTGATACCCATAACCCATTTAAAACTGGTGAACCTGTGCCTAATACTCAAAAACCGTTTAATAAAACTAAAAGCTTGTCAGAACAAATGGGCGAAATGGCCGACAATTATAATTCTACCGGCTTTAAAGAATTGAAAGATTATGTTATCAACGAGATTAAAAAATCTGCTTCTTCAGGTAAACGTTCTGCATATATTGACATTCCTTCAAATAAAAATTCATTTAAAGAACAGTTACTTTCATTTTTAGCTGATGAAGGTTTTATAACTAAATGGAATTCATGTCAACGCGAAGGTGTATGGATTACTGTGAATTGGTAATTCAAATGTGCTTTAATTAAAATAGTATATATTTAGATATAATGGTTTGGGCTCTATTTATAACGGCTCAGGTAAGAAGACTAATTAATTTAATGGTGAATTATGTTTGAAGGTTATAGCAGTTTAGAGAATCATTACAATGGAAAATTTATTGAACGCGTGCGTTCAAATGGCTACGATACTAGTCATCAGTGGGTAGCTCGTGAGAAGATTCATGGTACCAATTTCAGTGTAATTCTCACTAAAGATTCCATTACTCCGTGTAAACGTTCTGGGCCAATTCAACCAGCTGAAACATTCTTTGGTTATGATATTATTATGGCCAAATATTCAGAATCGTTTAAATCTATCCAAGAAGATTTAGCCAAATCAGACCAGATTGCATCAGTACAAATTTTTGGTGAATTCGCTGGCGATGGTATTCAAAAAGGTGTAGATTACGGTAAAAAGGACTTTTATACATTTGATGTATTGGTCAAGTATACTGATAATCGCCACAGTACTTTCTTAGATGATGTTGCTATGGAAACATTTATTCTTCGATACAAATTGAAAGTAGCTCCGTTGCTGGGTCGTGGAACGTTTGAAGATTTGATTAAAACTCCGAATGAATTCCAGATTATTACACATCGTTATAACTCTATGTATAAAGCTGACCCGCACAAGGCTAATACAAGAGAATGGGAACTTGAATTGCCGAGTGACAATATTTGTGAAGGTTATGTTCTTAAAACGTGCTTCCCAACATTTTTACCTAATGGTTCTCGTGTAGCTATTAAATGTAAAAATTCTAAATTCAGTGAAAAGGCTAAATCGGATAGATTGATTAAACCTAAGGCAGAATTGTCTGAAATTGACACCGACGTTCTACAGAAGTTTTCCGAATACGTGACAGAGAACCGAGTTAATAACGTTATCAGTAAAATTGGTACCGTAACACATAAAGACTTTGGTAAGGTGATGGGCTGGACTATTCAAGATATTTTCGTTGAAGCTGCTCGAGAAGGTCTCGAACTTATTCATGCTGAAAATCCAGACATTGTTAAGAAAGAATTAACAAGGCTTGTTCAAGATATGTTGCGCCCAGCATGGGTTGGACTTGTAAATAGCTAAGGTAAAGTAATGAAAAGAATTGCGCTGATAGGTTCAAGAAAAGCCCCAGCGCATATCCTTGAATTAATGGAACACGTTGGTAAATGTTTATCTGATGCCGGTGTGTTCGGCATTTCAGGGGATGCGATAGGTGCAGATAAAGCTTGGATGAAATATTACGGACCTAATAAACTTATACTTACAGTCAATAAAGGCTGGCCTGATGGTTTCATGCGTTGGCAGGACATTCCTAACGAAGGGCGCATAAAATCTATCATCCATGCCTCTAGAATCATTCCTAGCTTCTCTGAGCGTTCTATGGTAGTACAGATTCTTTTGGCTAGAAATGTGAATCAAGTTCTTGGAGTTAATTGTGATGACCCGGTGGATGCCGTGTTTTTCTGGGCACCTGAGTACAAAGGAAGGGTGAAAGGCGGGACTAGAGCAGCAGTACATCTAGCCCGCAATCTTGGGATACCAACTTATAATTTATTTAATGCTAAAGTGTATGAGGCATTTAAAGAAAAATACATGCCTAAGAAATTCGAAAGATTTGATATCTTTACTCTTGAATAATCTTAGGAAGTTTAACACCTAATAGAACAGAAAGGTCACTTTGTCCTGCCATTTGGTCCATATTAGTAGAATCAATAATTCTAGCTTCTTTATCATCTTTTGCTACTGTATATGGGTTAGCAGTTAATGCGTAACGTACTAATAAAGCAATAGCAGGCTGCAAACTTTCCGGGTCAACAACAACTTTAAAAGCACCTACATGTTCAGGGTCTTCTAAGTCAAGTCCTTCGGTATAAGGAGCATAGAATAAAGAACCAATGATTTCTTTACCACCATAATTCTCTTTAACACCTACAGTGACATAATCTAATGGACTATTAGTGTCACAATACAATGGTAATCCATTAACAAGGAATCCATATGCATTTGGCGACAAAAATTCATCATCACTAGGGCGGTGTTTAAGCCAACCGGAACCTGCTAAAAGAGCAGCAACACGTGTACTAGCCACAACATAAGTAGCAGTATACGAAGTTGTTCTTTGGATATGAGATACCATTTCACACATCAATTCATATAATTTACGAGAAGCTTCTGGTGAATTATCATATGTCAAATCAATAATACCATTCTCACAAACAGTTTCTACTTTATATCTAGATGAAATTGTAATTAAAGACTGAAGAATATCTTTGTTAATTTCATCAGCCATTTCTGTTGCTAACAAATCTTCTATAAATGCAGGAGCATCAAATCCATTCGCTTCTAAATCTTGAGCTAATTCTACAGTTAAAATAGATTTAAGTTTTCTTGAACGAACAGGAGCTTTCCATTTATTAATTTGGAATTTAGCTTCAGATACTGCACTTCCGTCACCAGATTCAAAACGTGAAGTTTCCGCTGCATCCGGAACAAGTCTAATAGTAAGAGCTACTAAAGCTTCTTGCAATACTTCCGAATCAGTTCCAGTAATTCCATTAAGTGGGTCATCTTGTAAAGCTTTATAAACTACGTTTTCAAATTGGAACAAATCATCTTTAACTAAAGAAATACCTTGAGTAAAATTAGTTATAGATTGTCTATCATTATACCCGACCTCACCTGCATAAGTAGCTGCAGTAGCGAAAGAGAATTCATTGTCTGGGGTTAAATATTTGATACCATATAAAGCTGCTATTGGCTGAGTAGTGCGTTGTTCTGCCACTAAATCACCGTAAATTAATTTAGTTGTTGCACGAGTTAATCCAACAAGGTTCGGGCGAGCTGTTGAGCTATCCACAGTAGTTGTTGACTCGATTAATAGATTTTGAATTTTACTCATTGCGGTTTCCTTGTTTGATATATTATATTTATAATATACATAAACAAAAATGGGAGACCGAAGTCTCCCAATAAGTATTAGATACCTTTGACGAATACACGACGGAAGTAACCATTTTTACCAAGGCTGTTAGTAATGTCTGGCATACCAGAAACAATACGACCTTTAGGCTGTTGTGCTGAAGTATCAGCAAACGGGTTAATACCGATACCGTAACGAGTTTTGAAGCCCATTACTGGTTGGAAGTTCTTAGGATCGGAACCACGCAGTGGTGTAAGAGCAACGTATGGCGCGTAGTAAATACCTGCATCCATTTCGTTAGAACCTTTATAACCAATAGTGAAGTAATCCTGTGGAGCATACTGGTCGATATATACACGGTAGCGTCCACCAAGAACACCGGCGAATACAGCTTTAGTAGTGTCTACGTTAAAACCTTGACCCAGACCCTGAGCAGCATAACTAATACCGGTATCAACTGCAGCCAGTACGTTAACTACGTTACGAGAAGCGATGATGAAGTTACCAGCACCGCGACCGGTCTGACGTGCGATTTCAGCAGATTCTTTATCAATCTGGAATAACAGGGCTTTAAAGCTTTCACCAGCCCAACGAGCACCACGAATATCAATAGGGTCTTGGAAATCAAACACACCGGCTTTAGCACCAACGGTATTAGTGAAGCCAGATTTACCAACCTGTGCAGAGTAGTTGATCCAGTCAATTACTTCACGGTTAATTTCAAGCATGATTTCAGTAGCCAAAATACCACTCAATTCAGCATCGGCATCCATACCATGAACAGCACGCAAGTCTTGTGCCAATTCAATAGAATAGCTAGCTTTCAATTGACGAGATTTAGCTTCGATAACTTGTTTATCGATACGGAAGCCCATTTCGTTCCAAGGGTTATCTTGAGAACCGTTAAAACCTTCTTGCAATTCAGCAATAGAAGTAGCCATTGCTTCAGCAATTTCAGCAAATACACCAGCTTCAACTTGTTTCAGTACTTCAACATCAAGTTTAGCAGCATCAGTTGCAGCAGCATCGATAGTTACAATTTCAGCGGACTGGAAATATGCAATACCGGTACTTTCAAATACGTGTTTGTAGATTTTACCTACTTCGGTAACTGTTCCGGCAGCAAGTGCAGGGAAAGCAGTACCAGCAGCGCCTTGACCAGAGAACATTGCGTCAGGAGCATACATTGGATGGAATGCTTCTTTTGCATTAGGTGCAATAGGGTCTTTACCATATACTGCGCGCAGTGCAAATACCTGGCCAGTAGGGTTATTCAGAGGCTGAACACCAGCAATATCAAATGCAATCAGATGTGGAATTGCACGACGAACCATACCCATTACTGCAGGCCCAATCTGAGTTACAGCACCAGATGTTTGACCAGCTGCGATGTTCTGAGCGTTATAACCATGGTCACCGCCAATTTCAGCTTCGTTCAAGAATGAACCAAACGCTTCAGCGATTTTTTCGTCACGGTATTCAGGAGCATTAACAATATCCAGTTCCTGGTTTTCGAAAATTTTAGCGATAATAGCTTGTTTTGATGCACCGACAATAGCAGGCAGTGATTCATTCTCAAGCAGTGGTTTCCATTTGGTAACTAATTCGTTCTTTTTCATTTTGTGTTTAACCTTTTAAATTAAGAAATTCGTGCTGCGTAAGCTGCAGCCATATCAGCCATACTCATCGGAGCTTTGGCAGCTTTATCATTTTCGATAGCTTCAGACATAAAATTAAGAGCTGAAGGGTCGTCTTCAGATTTATTTATACCGGACTCAACAAGTGGATTTGCTTCAGTAGGTTTAGTACCTTTAACCATTTCCACAATTGCAGTTAATTTGTTATTAAAACTATCGGAAAACTCAAGACCTTCTACAAGTGAACCAACTTTTTCTTTTTGAGATTCAGTTAATTCTTTAGTGGCCTCGTTAACAGCAACTTCGCGTTGTACATAATTAATATACGCATCACGATTTGTAACTTCTTCAAACAGACGAGATGTTTCATCTTTTTGTTCTTGTAATTGTTCTTCCATTTCTGCAACAACATCGACGGCATCAGCAGGAATAACAACGTTGTGTTCAACAAACAATTCTTTCATACCAACCATTACTGATTCAAACAAATCAGATTTAATACCACGGTCGATTGCAATTTTGTTTTCAGCCAGCCATTCTTTAGCTAGATGTTCTAAGAAACGACCAGCAGTTTCTTGAATTTTCTTATCAGCTTTTTCTTCGGCTTCTTCTTTATTCTTCTCAACTTCTTCTTCTGCTTTTTCAGCGATTTTTAAGATATGAGATTCTGCTAATTTAATAGCATGTTGTTTGACGGTCGCTTCGAATACAGTGCCGAAAGTCTCACGAGCTTCCGGAGAAATATTAACTGATTCGAAAATACTGTCAAGAGCAACTGAAGCATCAATATTTTTAGCTTCGTTCAAAAGTTGTTCTTTAAGCATTTTGTAGTCCTGTTGTTTAGATATACTAATATTTATAACGCTTTCAAGCGCTCAGCGAGTGCGAGATAAGCATCATCGGCACTGTCGACATTATCCACGACGGATTCTGTTATTTGTTTTGGTTTTACCCATGCATCTGGAGCAGAAGGACCCCATACGGCGTCTACGCCAACCGTCAGGCGATATCCTTCGTTAACGATGTTATATCCTTTAGGTGATTTTGTTAAAGACCCTAGGCCTCTACTAGACACTCCAGGAATCCAACCAGCCCTAATATTAGCAGCTAATTTATCCCCAGGCCCATGGTCACCTTCGATAATTCTTGCACGTCCATAGACGTCATTACCTTTCCACCACATATCTTCAATGATAATGGCAGCTTGCATTGGGTCAACATTAGCACGTGGTGGGTGGTTTAATTCACCAAGAGCTTGCTTTGTAGCAACCTGTTCAGCCATATAATCTTTAACAGCTTTTTCTAATATCCTTTTAGGATATAGGCGTTTATTACGGTTAACTACTTCTGCTTGGAGGAAAACGCCTTCGATGTATAATCCTGGAGCAAGTCCAGAGTCTTTTCCATCATAAGATTCCAACATCGGAACCCCATTAACGATTTCACCAGGTTGACCCCAATGTTCAATTAGAAGTTGGGGTTCATTCATTAGCTAAGTCCTAATGCTTTACGTTTTTTAATAGCCTTTTTGCGTTTTCTTTCGCCACGAACCTGAATAGAAGGATTAGCTCGTTTTGTTTTTGTCGCTTTTCTAGCAATTTGGCGACGCTTTGCTTTAGATAATCCAGTCGTTTGAAATGCATTTCTTTGACGTGTTTTACGGTCTTTAGTTCTCGTAATTTCGCCTCTAGAAGAAACATGCTTAACGATAAATTCATTAAGCTCCATATCTTCATTTAATGCACCTAGAGCAATTGCCTGGTCAATATCACCATCTGCAAACATGTTCTCTACAAGATTATTTATATCGTCTTTATCTAATGCTTTAGATAGATTAGCAAAGAGTCCCTGCGCTTCAGGAATTAGGCTTTCAACACTTTCAATTACCAATTCATAGTCATCAGGGATAATAAACATTATTCATCATCTCCTTCGTCTTTATCTTCTTTATCTTCTTTATCATCAGTGTTGTCGTCATCTTCATCTTCGACTTCTTCACCTTCAATCATAATAGAACGTGCGATTTCGATTTTTCTTTCTTCAATCAAACTGGTAGCCTGTTCGCTCATAAGTTCTTTAAAAACTTTTCTCGTAGCGACGAGGTCGTTTGATTTAATAGCTTCGATTAAATCTTCCATTAGAATTCCTCTTCTTCTTCATCTGGGTTTTGGAAACGAGCCTCAGTGGACTCCAATTCAATTTGTTTTGCTTCTTGATTAATTTCTTGGTCAGACATCTGTAAGAAATCTTTCATAGCAGTTTGATGCGAAATATATTTACCAATAAATGGTTCGGCCATGGTCAACATATTAATGCGACGTTCCATTATTTCAGCATCTTTCATTTCAGTAAAATAACTGTCACGATTGAATACAACTTTAATATTATTAATTTCTTTTTCCCATTCTTCTTCAGTTATAATGCGCTTAAGCATTAAATTTGTTTTAAGTGGGTCAAGGAAAATTTCTTCAAACTTATTCTGTAGCTGTCTAATCCATTTTGCAAACTGAAGCTCATCACGAGTAATAGTTGCACCGGCATCAAACATAACACCAGAATTTTGGTCATTAGGAATACGAGATAAAGGAATACGCAATGCTTGGTATAAGTTATTTTTAAACCAACGCACATCGTCCATATCTGACATTCCGGTAGCACCTGGCATTGTATCTACTTCTGTAACTGCTTTACCATCACGACGTTGCAACCAATAGTCTTCAGTCATAGACATATTGTGTTGTTGGTTTTTAATTTTACCTGTCGTTGCGTCATATACAACACGGTTTTTCATTGTGTTCATAATATGTTGCATGTGTGCTGCTGCCTTACGCGAAGGCATATTACCGGTGTCAATATAAAATACACGACGATCTGGTGCACGAGTAATACGGTAAATAACTAAAGCATCTTCTAAAAGTTTAAGCTGGTTGGCAGGTTTTATAGCTCTATTTAAATAGCCAATAATACTTCGCCCACAACAACTTAATAGACCTGAATGAGCATAAACAATTGCAGACCTAGGGATTTTAATTTTTGTCCCAGCTTCATAAATTCGACCATCTGCGCAATAACTTTCGTGGCCAGTGTCGTAAATGAAATATTCTCTATATCCATCTACTATTTTAACGCCAGCTTCGTTTTTTGTTATAATTTCACGAACGAATTGAACTTGTCTTGGGTCTAATCTACGAAGTTCTTGAATCCCATCTTTAGGTTTTTTAGGGTTTATAATTTTATGGAAAAATATTCTGGAATCCACATACCATCTTTGGAAATGGTCTGCACCTTTGCGTTGGAAGTTAAGGCATGTTAAGATTTCAGCAAATTCTTCTAAAATTCTATCTTTTATGTTTTGGCTAAATGAAGTCCCATCTAAGTTTAAAGAAACCACATCATGGTCATCTTCATATACTATAGCATCTGAAACTATATTAGCTACAGCATTATCGACCTCGTAATTATTCATTAAATTACGATATGTATCAATAAGCTCCCTGGTGTTTTTAAATTGAGGCTCGTTATTTCCAAACATTTGCTGCATTAGAGCATTGTATGGAAGTTCTCGGTCGTTTGTTTCGACTTCTTGAGCCCCGTCATCGAATTTAGGTGCGGTGAATGACTCTAAGTCGTTCCTCATTTGTTCTTTGTATTCTTCTTCATCGACCTTAGCCCATGGAGCAAAAATACTTAATACATTATTAAATCCTAACATAGAGTCTCCGTATTTGGGAGTGGGAATTGCCTCCCACGATAATTCTATTTATACTTATTCATGTTTGTGATATCTTTTTATAGCAGAACGTGTTGATTCAACACCACAAATAGGACAAATCATCCTTGGCTGGTTAATCTTTTTTCCTTTAGCTGGGTGCTCTTTGCCAAACATAGGATTGCCTTCGCCAGTCATAGTTTTTGAATGGTCAGGACGTTTTCTGCCTTTTAAAATAGCAGAGTGATCCGGGCGTTTAATACCAATTCGCTGTTTACGTTGTAATTCTTTAGCTTTTTCACTCATAGGAATGCCTTTTCGAGACATACCAAAGAACCCATTAGGTTGAGCTAATGACATATTTATATAGTTTGGCGATTTAACAACGTCATATTTTACTTGAAGATTCTTTTCAGCTTCTAAAGAGTCTTTAGAATTTTCAAATAAAGATAAAATTCTTGTTTTGAAAAGATGCGGGTTTTCTTTACGTTCTTTATTCCAAATATATTTATAAGCTTTAGATAAAACCGAGCCATTATATCCTTCATTTTTAATTCTTTCAACAGTAGTTGAACCAATATATCGACGGGGCATTTTAGACCCCGTGTATATAGTTAGATATGTGCAATACATTCAAATTTCTCCACTTCATTATTTGAATGTATTTATATCCTTATTCCCACCAGTCAATAACGAAGGTAACTTCGAACGTTTCTACCTCGTTATTCGAATCCCAATCCATCTGAACTTCACCGACATTAGTTGGCCATAGTCCTGTAATTGTGACTTCTTTTGTGACTGTTTTACCGTCACGGTGGAACTGGCGCACAATAGCAGTTTTTTTGTAATCTGCCGGAGCTGCACCAGAAATTTCATTAGTCATGCCGTGACATAAATTTTGCCAATCCACAATAGCCTGACGAGTGTCGTGTGCATCATCGTTATAAATGGTAATCGTCCAATCATCGAAAGTACGGTCGCCTGCAACGTTAATTTTACGGTTCATGTATCCGACTGGAACTTTTTCTACAATACCTGCTGGCATTGGAGCAGCTTTACATTTAAAAGCGAAATTTTTACCTAAATAAGGGATTTCAACTTCAAACAAGTTAGGACGAGCGAAATCGCCTGACTCAAAAGCTCTAGTGATATCTGTTAAATCCATGTTCTTTCTCTTTTATTTATATCACACCAGGCGCCGCCTGATACGATTAATTTATTAATAATGTGATATAACAAGGGCCCTATTTAAAGAGCCCTGTCGCTATATTATTGTACAGGACCAATCAATTCATCGAAGTTCGCACCAGTACTAGTGGCAACAAAGTTCAATGTGATGTAGTTAATTGATCTTGCTGGTTTAACATAGATTGAAGCAACAAATTCATTTCGGTCAATTACTGAAGGAGTGTTATTAGTTGTATCGCAAACTACACGACCTTCATAAATTCCACCTAATGAACGGATTCCTTCTAAATATTGAGACGTTTCCATACGGAAGCTAGAGCGAGTAAAATTATCGTTCAACTCAAATAATTTATACTTAGATGCATCACCAATATTTTTCTTGAGCATGTTCATCAAACGACGTACGTTGATATGGTCCATTGGGGAAGGAACTTTAGTTGCAGTTTTATCACCAAATAGCACAAACCCGTCACCACCAGAAAAACCTACAACTGGGTTAATTGCATCTTGATACATGCGGTCGCGATGACTTTGACGAGGTTCGATAGCCAATTTCAGAACGTTAAGAATTTGTCCACGATTATATCCAGCTGGTGACATCCACGGTTGTGAAATATCATCAGTACGAGCACACAACCCAGCCATATCAGCAGCTAATGGAACCCAACGATTCACATCATTATATTTGTCATACTGATATTTGTAGTTACCGTCAATAGCAGCATAAGTCGTGCTAATATTCATGTTATCGGTATCAAATGCACCAGTAGCACCACGCCAGTCAATAAGATTATCTACTGCTCTTTGCAATGGAACGTTTACTAACAATCCTTTAGGCGGAGAAATAAACGCTAAACAATCTTGACGCTCATCTGCAATAGAAGCAACATATTTCTGAACAGTAGAAGCAACTGCGTCGCCTTCACCAGAACATGCACCAGCAATAAGTAAATTCACATGCAATGCTTCGCGGTCTGCAAAAAGGTCCCAACCCTGCATCAAATTACCTGCAGTAATCTGGTCATTAGCAGACAAACCACCTTGTAAATGGATAATGCCACTGAAATCTTTAGGCCAGTTCAATGATGTAGCATAGATATAGTTACTAGTTCCTTTAGAGAAATAGTCGTCCATATAAATGTTATTGCCGTAAATATCTTTTTCACCTTGTTTAGTTGAAAGAATAACGTTTTCTACGATAACACCATCTCTTCGAACAATGAATCCAAATTGGGTATCGCTTTGTGGGCCATAATTAAATACTGATTTAGCAACAGAAGCTCGGGTTCCACCGGTAGGATAAATTTGAAGCTGTAAAGCATTTCCTTTATCATAGTCAGCTTTAGAAACAATTTCAACTTCTAAAGTAGAGCCAATTTCACCTGGGTACAATGCAACAACACCTGGCATAGAATATTTAGCCAAAGATTCTTGGAATTCTAATGACTCAATAGTTCCTTCAGAATTTTCTGCTTCAGTTAACAAAATACCGGAATCAGTAACGATCCCACCTATAGAAATAGTACCAGACACACCAGAAGAACTAGTACTAATTTCTGCTGTCCAAGCCTGTCCTAAATTAGGATATTGATTAACAGTTCTTGCATAAGAAATAATTTTACCTGATGGAATAAACACCGACAAAATTTTACCGTCAGTATCTACTTTAGTAATTTTACCAGAATCTTCTACAATAGTTTGGAGATATTTAACGCGAATCGTATCACCAACTTTATAGTTAGAACCTGCTGTATTAATAGTGGTTTCGATATTTCCTGCTACAGGAGATGCGTTTTTAGCAACATCTCTATTAACAACACGAACAACACGAAGGTCATTACCGTATTGAAGGAAATTCATTCCACTCATGAAATAATCTGCAACTTCGTTATTAGGCCCACCGAACTGGTCAACTAATTCAACTTCGTTAGTAATCTGAATTACTTGATAAGCTGGACCCCATTGGAATTTACCAACTAAAGCGGCACGACCCGTAGCATTACGAACAACAGTGCTTTGAACACTTGTTTCTTTGAGCTCTACGCCCGGAGATAATAAAGCCATTTTAATTCCTCTAAGTTTTTGCTTTATCTTATTTATACAAATGACATGCCATGTTCTTTTGGAGCATATTCTGCTGAATTATCACCAGAATCAACAAAAACCACAGGTGCATAATCGTCATTCATATCTTCCAATTCACGTCCAAAGACTTCTGAAGCAAGCCTCATTTCATCTTTATCCGCATAATCGGCAAATTTTTGCTGAGTCGTTAACCAGGCAAAAATTACTAAACTCATAACAAGGTCATCATGGAAACCGTCTTCAGCAGCCCAAGAAAGTTTTTTCTGGCTAAACGTTCTAAATTCCATTATTGTTTGTTTATGATTGAGTTTTAATTTATCTTTTTCTATAAGGTCTTTTAATGTAGAACAACCAACAGCTTTTGTTTTTGTTGTTTGTTTCATACCTAAATCTATCATCGAATCGCAAATAACATTTTCATATTCTAAGTCCATATATAATGACTTAGCAACAGAAACACCTGTAGAGTTTAATTCTATATAAACAGGAGCTTCGTTATATTCCAATAGGTATTTATGAACTATATCAGGAAGAATTAAGTGAGATATTTCATTAGAATGCAGTACTGCAACTTGTTCCCACTGTTTTTCAGTTATATCTATGATATGCATAGCATGGTAGTCTTGACCACGGCCTTCAGAACAATCTAATGTAGCGATATATTTTCTTTCCGGATCTGCCTTTTTAAATCTATGGAAATAGTTATTTTCTGGTACAGTTTCTAACCAATCTAAAATAGCCAATTTCATTCCAGAGATAAGTGTTCCGGATGTTCCTTGGAATTCGGCCATGTGTTCTTGCCTAAATTGCTCTAAACTAGAACCTGAAATTGTTTGTCGACTCCATTGCCATCCATCATCAAATAAATCTTCATCGTTATATAAACGTTCTTTTACTGAATTCCAAAGAGCGGTGTAAGGAACGAAACCTGATTTACCTTCAACGGCCGCAGTCCAAATATCATAAAAATGATTAAGGCCATTAGGAGTTGTTGTAATTATTATTTTAGACCTACGACCAGAAGAAATAACAGGCTGGATAGCAAGCCATGCATCAGTGAAGTTAGGAATAAACGCGCACTCATCTATGTAAATCATAGCGAATGAGTTACCACGGACGGCGTCAGGTGAACTAGCGTAAGCTCCGATAGAGGAACCATTATCTAACGTAATATTACCTTTGTTCCACTCACTGATTCCTGGCTGTAAAAAGTCTGGAAGTAATTCTATTGCTTGTTTAGTACGGTCTAATACTTCTTCTGACATGCTCTTTTTATGAGCCAATACACCTACGGCTTTATCTTTGTTAAAACAAACAAAGTGAGCTAAAAATATAGCTACGACAGTTGTTTTACCTAACTGACGAGATAAGTTACAAGTAGTCATACGTTTAGTAGACATTATACGAAGCATGTCTCTTTGATAATCACGTAATTGTACTTTTATTGTTCCGTAGTCAATGTGTGTTATTGCGCAATATGTTTCTGCGAAATATACAATATCATCACGACATTTCTTCCATTCTTGGACCATTTCACGTGTCCAAGCGGTTTTTATATTAGCTCTTTTTAAATTAGGTAAAGCATTGTATCTAGATCGTTTATTGTTTTTATCTTTAAATGTTCTAAATTCATTAGGGTCTTCACCTTGATGGCGAATTTTTATTATCCCATGAATTCTAAGATAATCATCAAACTTCTCTGGATACCATTTAGAATCCCATTGCGATTTAATAAATCTAATACCATTTTCGACCTTTTCTTCTAACATAGAAGGAGGTCTGATAAGTATATTTTCACCCTGGTTCAATGGATGATTATCATTTAACACATTATATGGTTGTTCCATTTACTTGTTTCTCCAACCTTTCTTGTGCCTCGTATGAGTCACCAACTTCATCCATTAAATCTGAAGGACTTCCTAAAAATACGGTGGCATTTTCTATATTCATTTGCGGCTGTTGTGTATTTTTAGTTCCGACTTGTTCGGCCGTGATATCTTTCATTTCTTTATGAAGTTTAAGAATTTCTTTATTAGTTGTAGTCATTTGCCCCATAAGAGTAGCAAATACTTCCATATGCCTTGGAGAATCAGCATTTTTAGCTGTTTCTAAAAATATTTTTGCGGCATCCATTAACATTTGTTGTTGGAAGTGCATATTTTTTCTTACAACGCCATAGTCGTCTTCTAGGTCTGGAGTTCTATTTTGTGGGTTACTTTTTACTTCGACAAGTTCTAATTTTTCATAAACGGGTATTTCCTCCCCAGAAATACCTGGCAAATCAGTGATATCTAAAAGTTTACTAATATCTAAAGTTTCCATTATTTACCCCTCGGTGTTGGGTCATCATCACCTGTCGGAATAGGAACATCATGAGAATATGTTTGCTTGCTATCACCAGTCCAATCTTCACGTTCGACATCTTCTGGAATAACTTGAGTATCAACAGATTCAAAATTTCCTTCAGGATTTAATTCTCTACTTGTGGCAAAGAAATCTAAATATACTGTTCTAATTTCAGAGCCAAGATTTTTAACAGGTGGATATAACCAACCATTAACTTCAAATACTATAGACCATTCTAAGCGCCTACGACTTAAATTATCCCCTTCAATAGTTTCATCAATAGCTAAAGATTGGAGAACTATTCTGACGTCCCTTTCAAACTGGATTTCATTAGTGTATAATTCATTTATTGTCGTAGTAAAATGTGGTTGAAAATAAGGCATAATTTGTTCGATGATTTGATACATGTCATCTTGATTACGTGTGTAGATTCCTAATTCAAACATCATTTTCATAGGCGTAGGGCTGAATTGAGAAATAGGTTTTCTCGGGTCGTTATTTTGATATTGTGCGGCCGTTCTATTTTGTAGAGCTGTTTTATATTGCCCGTTGTAAACAATATCAACTAAATGCAAATTCATTCTAGGCAAAATAGTTTCAATTTTAGCCTTTTGTTTAGAAAATTCTTCCGGGCTCATATCCGGGCTAGGTATATTTTGAACTGCTGTAAATTTACCTAATTGAGCCATAAAATGTTCTTTAGACGCATAGCTAATAGGAACTTTGATATATTTTACACCCGTATCTTCTCTTGTTCGAGAAATTTGAACATGCGAAAATAGGTCTCCCATAAGAACTATATAACGTCGTAAAGAACTATTATACCAGTGACCAAACATTTTTAACCTCATTAAGCGGGCAAAGCCCGCAGTATATGCTTTATTTATGACATAAAATCATCATCAAATGGGGACTTAGGTGGAGCATCTAACCCTTTACCATTTAATACTACAAAAGGTTCTACATATTTTCCAGCTTCAATATTAAATGCTTTTGACTCTTCATATTGTTCGTCATTGATATCAGCAAGACTATCAATATTATGAATAGGCATCAAATCCAATTCACTAAATTCTGGAATAACAATACCTTCATTACGTTGCAATTCTGGTTTAAGCTCTTCGCCAGAGTAAATAAACTTAGTTGCAGTTATTTTTCTCATGGCATTCTGGCCTAATTGATAAAATGGATCGTATGGTTGGACCCAGTTAATTTCAAATAAACTATTATCCATTTTGAAATAAATTAAATCGCCAGCCTTTGGCTCAGTTCCATTAGTTTGATGTTTGAATAAATTAGGATTTATAGTTATTGTTACTTCATCATTAACCATCATGCCGAATTTACTAAAGTAAGTATTATCACCTGAATATCCTTCAAATGAATCTAAATACCCGGCAAATTGCCATGCTTTATCAAATTTTGATTCTGTATCTTCGCCAAAAATAATATCAGGGTTAACATATTGTCGTGGTATGTAATAAAGCTCTATGCCACGCATCTGTACTGATTCTGCTACTAATGAATCGGCTAATGTTTGTACATTAGAATAATTATTCCAGTTGACATAGGGGTTAAGTATTCTTGACTCATTAGTCTTATTATAACCCGTATTATTTTCCAGTTTAGCAAATAAAGAACTATCGTATGTTGACATATTAACCTACCAAAATACCAAATGGTGGATCCAATAAATCCAATTCTTCTCTAAGGCGCTCTTTTTCTAATCTAGATTCTTCAATCAATCGAACACCATCGACTGTTACACCACCTGGTAACATTAGGCCTTGGTTTTTAGCTAAAATATTACCCCACACTTCTTTTGTTAATGCCGTGGCATAATCTTTAACCCATCTATTATTATAGGCACCTTGTTTAGGCTGTGTAAATTCGCCTGCTCTAATTGTGGCCATATTTCTATCCGGGTTATCCCAACGTTCACCTAGGCTCCATTGGTCATTATTTTGTATTCCAGCGTATCCATAGCCGGCTGTTCCACCTGCCATTCCATCTACACCAATATAACTTGCAGTATAAACTTCAATAACTATTACATCGCCGAGTCTAAAATTACCCATTATTTTTAATTGTTCTGTATCATCGTTATACCAATAATCAGGCAAAGGAACCATAAGGTCTTGCATCATTGAACGATATTGCATCAACTGGGTAAAATACGATAAATCTGCACCAAATGCATTAGGGCCAAATGTATTACAGCTGGAGCCCATACCGCCATTAATACCTGCCATTCCTAAAACAAAATCAGTGAACCATGGATATGTTGCTTGTCCATCCATTGAAGTTAAAGAACCAACGTTTGTTCTAATAATTTGAGTTACCGCAAAAATATTTCTTCCTGATAAATCAAAAACACCATTTCTAAATTTTTCTTGTGATACTTCATCATGACCTATATAAAATGCTTGGTATCCTTTATTAAAACCATCATAATGATATTCGCCGTAGAGCTCTAGAGAGCGCTGGATGCAATCGTATATTTGTTCAGTAGTTACTTCAATATTAATTATAGGTGCGCCCAGGCGGCGTAAGATACTATCTTTTAAGTCTTTAGGGTTGAATGATTGAGTAGCCATAGTTTTATCCTTTTAATAATCAGTATTTATGCCAAAAAAGGACCCGAAGGTCCTTAAAGAGTTGTTATATCTACCCAAGCTTTGTTTCTGCGAACATATGCTTTACCGTCATTCGGCGCTTCCGGAATAAGATTAGCTGCATTAGCATCTAATTGTTTAACCACAGGCAATACACCGCGTTCTTCAACTGTGGTTCCATTAGGGTTAGTTCCGTTCATTTGTCTACCTAATGTAAGAACTTGCCCTTTAAGACCTAAAGTATTAGTTCCAATTTCTACCTGAATATCCTGAACAATAGAGGCAGTTTCATTAGATAAAATAATTACAGAATTAAGACGTCCCTGAACCGTATCAGCAGGTGGAGAAACTGCCGGGCCTAATGTTTGGTTAATCCATGCAACTTGACCGCGCAATCCAGAACTAGTGTCAGCACCAACAATATTTGATAAAGCGGTATGGTCAGTTCTTAAAGAAGATAGACGTCCATTTATTGTTAGTGGCTGAGCATTGGTACCAATGCTTGTTTCTACTGAAGTTAAACGAGCATTTGTCCCTGTAATAGGAGCATTAATACTTCTTTCTAAAGTACCATAGTTCGTTTCTAACGAAGTTACTCTTGTTGAAATAGAAATAGGGTTAGTAAAATCTATAAGAGTTTTAATAGAACTTACCGCTGATAGTGTATCGGTATTATCAGTTTCTAAAGAAGTCAATCTTACATAAATTGGGCTTTTACCGATAGAAGATGAATGCGAACCGAGCTCTTCTCTAATTTCATCTATTTTTAAATTCAATGAACCTACATCAGAATCGCTATAGTTATCTTCTAAAGTTTGAATCCTAATTGAATGACGAACTATTTCACTACTGTTATCAATAATTCTCCTTTTCATCCCTTTAGATTCATTACCAATTACTTGAAGACCATTTATATCTTGGTCCGGATATTGACCCATCTCAGTTTTAACAAATTGCAAATCATTTCTTATTGTTCTATAAACGCTATCTTCTTCTGGGTTATAAACACCAATTTCGGTTTTAAGATATTCAGAATCATATTGCAATTCACCAATATCGTTCTCTGCAAATTGCATATGAACTTGAAGTATTTCAATATTTTCTTTATTTTTACCTACTTGTTGAACAACTTCAATATTTGTATCGATAATTAGCGCATCATTAATTATGTTAACATTATCAACAAGTACGTTTATTTTTTCTTGAGTAGAAAACGCATTTTCTTCAAGTCTTTCAACATTTTTCTGAATACCATATGGGGCTGCATTAAGCAGCCCTTCACTTCCATAACGGGTTTCTGCGCCTGTTAAGGCTTCGCCATTACGAATCCATGGTATGCGTTTTTGGTCAACATCCGGAGCACTATCGACATACGGAAGTTCTTTTAATTCTAAGTGTTCTACTGTCATGATGTTTCCTTATTGAACTTTTATAATATAACGTATAGACATATTCCAAGGACGGTTTTCGTCACCCATTAAACCTTCAGTATTCAGAGTATTACCTGGGCCTCTATGAATAGCTGGTTCTATTTCTTCGCCGTCATTAGAAAAATACCACACGTTATCATGGTCTGTAGAATGTGAACCTTCTCTTCCACCGTATGCAGAGTTACCAAAAGGACCACCCCAGTGTTCACCCCATGGAACAATGTGTTTATGTTTTCTAAGCATCTGTGGTTGAACAGTACCGACAACGCCACCGCCACAGCCATTACCTAATTTATTTTTACCTTTTGCATCAGTACCGGTTTCATCTGTAATATGTTTACCTACGCCAGCACCACGCATAAACAATCCTCTTGCATCAGGCAAACCAGTAGGGTATAATGATTGTAATTTAGCATAATTAGGGTCACCTAAATATCCTGCCCAGCCATCTAAATCTCTCCAGCCTGGTTCCAATGGAGCATTAGTGCCCCACATCCCAATAAACCCAATAGGAACCGCAGAACCAAGCATATCAATGGTTACTACTTGTTTACTATTCTGAGTTAAATTACCACGAACGTTAAGACTTTCAGTAAATTCACCAGAACCATGAACAATAAGACGATCAATTTCTAAAGACCCGATAATATTCAAATTACCAGTTATAGTTTGTCCACCTCTTTGATGAATAACATCAGCATTATAAGCTAATGCAGTACTAGAATCACCAACGCCAGCAGTAGTAGTTAATTTAACAACACCAAGTCGTATAGTAGAACCTGTTCTTCCTAATAATGTTGCAGGTGTAATAGCCTTATCATTATTAACCCCATCAGAAACTTCTTGTAAAGTAGCTAATTGAATAATACCTCTTCGTGCTGTAGTAGAAATAAAATTTCTTAATCCTGCCGGAGAAACTGCTACACCAGTATCTAATGTTCCTGCTTGAACTTCACCACTTGTTGCAATACGGACTAAACCAGAGTTTGTTGTCGTAGCATTACTATAAACTGGTAATGTAGCTGTTGCGGCAGCAATAGCAATAGCAACTTTTTTAGGAGTCATTATCGTCAAATCATCTACACCAGCTAATGCTGCGACTTGTGTAGAGATTTTGCCTACGCCCATTGTGAGTTCAGTTGCTTGAGTATTTAAAATAATAGCGGTTCTATTATCCAGAGCAGCTTTTAATCCACTAGGAACAATAGCAGCATTATCAATTGTCCCGGCAATAGATTCCGGCGAAGTTGCATAACGTGTTAATCCACTAACTGTGGTAGTTGCAGGTGGGCGCGTGACGGCCGATTTCAAAGTAGCTGGAGAAACACCAACCGTAGTAAGTACACCGGCGTCTATCTCCGCCTGGGTTCCAAAACGACTTATTCCTATGGTGGCCTGTGTCGCATTAGGAATTCCATTAACCGCTTGCGGATTAATAGATGCCAAAGCATCTTGAACGTTTGTTATTGTTGGTGGAAACCCGGTTCCAGCCGGGTTAAAAATTTTGTATGATGATTCGTCACTGACGTGACGTATTGTATTGGTAGACATTATGATACCCTTTGGAAATAATAAAGTGTTATTGTACCATTAACAGTACCACCTGTTAAAGTAACGGATTGTGTTCCTAGTCTTTCCCAATTACCATATCCAGCTCTAGGACTAACTACAGTAGTTTGAGTTATTTTAACCCCGTGCTGAACATCTTCTTCAAATACATGATTTTGATAATCGTTATATGTAATATTTAGTATAGAAGCATCTGTATTATCGACAGAAACTGATTTTATTGCAATACTGTTAATTACGGCTTCTATTAAAACAGCTTCAGCTTTTGTTGCAATAATTTCAGGAGTATCAGATGAATCTATAATTACCGGGAAACCTAAAACATAAATCATTTTAGTTCCGGTACCAATAACAGTTCCACTAAATTTTATTTGGTCTGATTGATTTACAAAACCCGGGACAATACCATCAGTATTAACGATAACCGAATTTATTTCTAAATCACATCTACCTGATAAATCATCAATGGCACTTTGAACTGTAGGATAAAATACACCCTTAGATGTTTGAGTTGCAGATACACCACCAATTGGTCGTTCACCTGCAACTTCATTAGTTTTAAAAGGGTTCGTTATAAATTGTAAAAAATCAGCAAAGCGGGATACTACACCCGCTTTATTACGTGCTATATTTGTAATCATTAAGAAATCCTTACCCAGCGGTAAACAACTAAATATGGGTTCATACTGTCAAATTCATTACCGGCATCACCAATATCTTTGTTAATTGTAGCTTTAGATTCACGATATTTTGTATATGCTGGGCCTTGTGCATCCGGGTCAAATTGACATCCACCTATAATAATAGGACCATTATCATCGGCAATTAATACAGTATCATCCGTAGATAAATTAGGGATATTATTAGGCTCTAAAGAAATATATCCAGAACCACCTGTACCACCAGCATAAGGTTGTTCATTACCTAACGAATCTTTGTAATTGTTGTTTAAGTTAAATCTAGACCCTGGAGTAGATTCCCAACCAACCAAAACATTACCTTCTAGTCTTTTCCACATTCCAAAGCCCATATAAGTTCTAGGGTTATTTGGGTTAACAGTATTTTCATAAACACTGCCAATTGGATGAATGATATCAAAAATTGATGCTACACTAGAAATTTTATTTTCAGTTGCATCAACATAATCAACATTAGGCCAGAACGGATTGTCATAATCTGTAATTCTGACATTACCAGAAATATCTAAATAGTTTTGCGAGGCCACATATAAGTCATTAGTATTAGATAAGATTTCATCTAATTCTAAAGTTGTCCCTATATTGTTATTATACCAAACTAAAGTAATAACGTCACCACTATCAAATGGCTTATCAAATTGGACAGATTCTATTAAAATATTAGAAGGGCCTAAAATAAAACGAAAATCTGTTGCAGATGGAATCCAATTACCGCCAGAATTAACACAACTTTCTACATCATCGCCAAAACCATTTTCGCATCTAAATTCAGGAAGTCCTGCTGTCCCAGCTTGATATTGCAATATCGAGTTAACATATAATTCGCATGCATTTGGATTAACAGGTTGTAATGATGTGACGCCTAATTCTTCTAAAGTGAATTCTAATTTGGTAGAAAGGTCTGCTACAATAACAGAACCATTTACTGAAGTTTTATCAGTATATCTAGAATCCAGCAATCTAATTTCTCTTCTATTATATGAACTTCTCCATTGACCAAGGCCATCCATATAAGAAACTACTATAACAGTATCGCCAGCATTACATTGGTTTCTTAATTTTATATTAATACCATCGTATGCTACTAATGTACCATTAGGTCCTGGAGAACCTACTTCAGCGTTAACAGGATCAAATATATTTTCACTGCCATAAAACAATAAGTTACCACGATGGTAAACTTTTAAGTTCACTGGATTATATCCATGGGCAGGAAAAACATTCATAAAATCTGTTTGTCCCTGGGTAGCAATATATTCTTGAGTTGCTACTGTAGCAATATCATTATTATCAATTCGGTCAATAGATTTATTTTTTATATATTCCCAACGACCTGGAGAGCAATAAACTAATTCTAGGTCTGCAAAGTTTCTATTGATTTCTACAGGGGTAGTGGCACCTTTAATAGTATCTCCTACAGCAGGAATAATAGTAACAGGACTGCGTTGCCAAGTCGAATATACATCTCTTAATCTAATAACAAAGTTATATTCACTTATTGTACCTTTAGGTAAATGAACTGTTACTCGACCTGATGTAGTATCAACGGCGTAACTTTTACCAAAATCAGCTTCTAAAATAGCACCATCTGTAGTAGACCATTTTTTCCATGCACCTGCGGCATGAGGGAAATTTCCATCACCTAATTGGTAGTATAATTCATCAAAGTTGTCATTGATTTTTATACCACCTTGTCTGAGATAATCGCCAGAACCATCATCCACAACGCTACCAATCTTAATATCTTGTTTCATTATGTTGAAACTCCAAATGTCTGGGTCTCAATAACTTTTAGAGCTAAAGTCATTGAAGCTGTTATACTTGAAGCTGTGGCAATAACATACCCAGCCGGATTAATTGAAAATGTCATGTTATAAATTTCATCTTCTTCTGAAGAATTGCCGGTTCTAATAACGGCATATTCTGTAGAAATGACATTTCTATTTATTTTATCTATGAATAATAAGATTTCAGATGTTTTTGATTTTCGGCCATCAGCGGACATACATGTTGCAAGTAATTTCATAACTTGATAATCATCTGTATGAGCAATCTGAATATCTCTAAGCGTACTACTTAACGAAAATGACCTGTCTAATGGAATATTTTTTCTACCAAACATACTTTCGACAGAATAATCCCATCTAGAAATACCATTACTATCTGATATACACCAAACAGTTACTTTAGAATACGGTGCAGTGATTCTTAAATTACCAGTAGGAACAGAAACAAACGAATCAATAACTTGTATTTCAAAATAATTGGTCTGAGACAAAGAGCCATTAGAGTTTATAAAAACAACGCCTTCGCCTAATTTTCCTTTTTGGATAACACATCTAATTGGACCAGCCGAAGTATCAATATCTCTTTGTTCACCTAATTTTACTGCAGGACCCCATCCTGTTGAAGGAGTTTTTTGAAAATAACCGGTCGCATGTAAGTTTTGGTTAATTGAATTTTCTAATCTTTGATCGCCAAAAGTATTATAAATTTGGTTAGAGTTTTCATTTATTTTGCGACCACCGTCGAAAAGAATATCGCCAGTAGAGGCATTACCTATCTCTCCGACGTCTATAATGTTTTTTCCTAATAAATTTGGTTCTGACATAATAAGCCTCTCTATTTTATAATTATATTTATATCCCCTAAAGGGCCTTTCGGCCCTTTTTTAAAATTCGAACAATATATTAAGTTCTTCAGTCTGGTCCATTGACCTAATTACAGGAGGTCTATTTTCCATATAAATCATTTCACCTGAATGACGCGATAAATCGACTGCATCGTAGTAAGTTTTTTCTGCTTTGACATTAGGGTCGCTTGGTATATTTTTCTTTTCTAAAGGATTGCTTATAATAGAAATTTGACGAAATCCTTTATTACCAGGTAAACTAAATTCCGGGAAATATATAGAATCAAGAAAAGCTTTAAATCTTACAGTGTTCGCTTTAACTCTGTAAATAACACCATAATCATCTTCTTGCCAAGATAAGTTATTTTCATAACCCCAACGAATAGGGTCTTCTTTTACTTCTTCTGGCCATGGTACAACTATATATTCGTTTGTGCATCTATTAATAGAAACATCAGGTGGAATCTCGTAAAGATATTCCCACAAATATCCATCGCCAGTATCGATAAAACCTGAATCACTTTCAGTATCTCTAGTCCCGGACGGCGGAATCATAGAATCAACTGAAGATGTCCATTTACCACCAAGTTTACTACATTCTAGCTTATTCGTTAATTCATATATTGAGCAAGTTCCTTCTTCCGGAATATCTACACAACGATAAACCATCCATCCTGAGCCAGCATCAGTCCTGTTATAAGGTGCACTATTAGTTACAACTATTTCACCAACTTGGAAGTTTCTAGGGTTAGGATATCTAACATCACCCCAATCTTTTCTTGGAATAACTGAGTCCAGCATCGATTTCATTACTTTAACAGAGCCCATCATATTTGTCCACATATCTTCGATTCCTTTAGAATCGTCTACAGGATACGGTGGAGCAAAGCCCGGGTCATTTTCATTTTGGGCCCATGGTTGGGCCCTTCCAAATGTTACATATAATGTATTTTTATCTTCTGTATCACCAATAGATTGATAAAAGTTATACATTTTTTCAGTTCTAAATTTTGAAGTTATTATAGAACGATAAACAACAGTACTATTGTTCATTTAGTTGTACCTGTGTCGGGTTAATAGGGTCTCTAGGATTTCCTATATCATCTTTAAGACGTTTATCCACTAAATCTCGCCATTGACTAAATGTCACAGAAGATTGGTCAAATAAAGGACTCATAGGCTTTCTTCTTTCGTCTGGATTCTGACCTTGGAAAATACTATCGTCGTTTTCTTCGTTATAATTTAGTCTAAGCGGGAAATCTAGACCAGCATTAGGAGCAGGTTGATATTCCACTGATCCTGTAATAGGATTTCTTACAACGTCACCAGCGCTATTTAACACAGCAACTCTATCTGGCCAAACAGAAGGAAGTCCGGCGTCCCATCTATAGTTCTTGTACGTATTTATAATTGTTTCAACATGTTTAAGTGTTAAACCAGTATTAATAAACATCGTTAGAAGAGTTATTCCTATAAATCCGAATCCAACAGGATGGACAAATCTAAGAACATCATTTCTGTATCTAGATGTAGGTAAATTAGATTTAATCGTCATAACATAATAAGAACGATTTCTATTAATATAATCAATAGTATTGCTCATCAAGTCTTTACCTCTTACTCCTCTAACAATCATACCTTCAAATGCTTGAGTTTCAGATTTAATTTCTTGCCCTGCAATAAAACGTCCTAAAAGATTATGAATAGTTATATTCCATTGGAGTTTACCATCTGAATAAGACCTTTCAATATAAGTAACATTACTTCTACCAGTAGGGGTATAAATTGTAGTCCCAACAATATCTTCGTTAATATTGTCAGATTCAACAACAATATCGTATTCAGTTGTATTTTTACTTTCAATGTCTATTTGAACATCTTCATTATACAACAGTTTGAATAGGAATTTATACGAAGCTTCAGTCCCTTTTGTAGACCAAAGGTCTGTTGCTCTTGATTCAAAGAAACGAACAACCTCATCACGCTTAGTTTTACTTAAATAGATATTTCTTTTGTAAATTTCAGACCACAAATATTCCCAAGAATCTTCTTCTCTAGGATATTTATTTTTTATCAAATTAAGTAAATTATTGTAATAAGTCCCTGAACCATCACTGATAAATTGAAGATAATATTCACAAAACTTTTCAAAATTGGTGTCTTGGAGCAAATAGCTTTCTGGCATCATTTTAACTAATAAAGGTCTTAAGTCTGGGTCTCTTTCCTCATTAGTTACTTCTGGGGCCCATTCAACATCTCTTTCTTGATTCTGTAATTCTGCAGTGAACATTATTTCTTTGGGTTTCCAGAATATGCTCACATCATCTCTTACTCTATAATCAAATTCAAAGTATCCAATAAGCTCACCAGTATTTTTATGAATCATAATACCAGAAGCATATTTTTTAAATCCGGTGAATTCAATATTTGGAGATGTTACAGTTACAAGGCCTTTGTCCCAGTGTTCATGCATAATTCTATCTGGTGAGCCTGAACCATAGATGTCAATAGATTTTTGATATAACTTGTCATTATAAACAACCATGGCTTTATTAGCATTAGTTATCCAACATCTCGTATTATCTCTTCTTGACCAAGCAAAAAATGGCTCTGCATAATAAGTCATTCTACCAGGTTCAAATTTAGTATACTCTGAACTTTCACCTGCTCTAAAACTCATCATTAAATAATGTTTGTCATGAATAAATTCTTCTTCAAAAATATATTTGACTGCACTATTGACAATATTAGGGAATTCTAAAGGTAATTCAGAATCATTTTCAACAGAATATCTATAATTGCTGCTGCTTATGAAGACTTCTATACCATCCGTAGCCATGGATGTATAACCATGCTCAATTCGTCTTCTTTCTTCTTCAGTATTACCAAATACTCGTTCCCAGGTATCGTCAGACTTTAATTTGTAAACACCTTTCGATTCAGAATTAATAACGTTAGAAACAACAGTCGGGTCCATCTTTTCTTCTTTCACTTCACCAGTGATTAAAGCAAAAGTTTCTCCATTTACACTATCTAATTTAAAACATACAGCTTTTGGATTACCAGTTATATTGCTATAAGTAGATTCAAATAATTTTTCACCAAAGGTAGGTGAACCAGGAGTTGTATCAATAGGAGCATTAGATGTTTTTGCTTTATAAACTCTATCACGTCCGGCAATATAAATGAAATCATCAGAAACCGTTATTGCTTCTGCAATTTGAGAAACCGCAGCAGGCAATTTAGCGTAAGTACCAAAAATTTCAACATCAAATCCTAGATTATATTGGTCACCTATTTTTGAAAATGTCACAGACTGTGAACTAAACTTAACATCGTCAGCAGACCATCTAACATCATTACTTTGGCGACCATAGAACACTCTATCATAGCCTAGAACGTATGTAGTGGTTTTACTCTGATAATATACAACTCTTGACACAGGATTGCCTATACGGTCATTAAAGAGTTTTAGAGATTTCCAGTTCTGTCCTTTGTCATTAGAAACTTTAACAATAGGTTGGAATCTTTCAAAAAGATATAAAACACCATTTAGTTCTGCCAACATCGTTCTATTTTTATCCACGCATACTGCTTGGATGGGACCTTGTATTTCATGATACTGATCTGCTTTAAGAATAAAATTAGAAATAGAACTAATGTCGGTATAGGCCGGGCTAAATTGGAATGATTCAGTCATTAATGACGCTTGAATGTCATCCCTATTAAAATCTATGTAGTCATAATTATTATTAACAAATTTCTCATTAATAAATTTAGTGACCAAATTAAATTCTCTCATATGCTCAAATGTATAAGCATTCACAGTAAATGTTTGGAATTCTTCGGTTTCCACCCAATCTGATTGTTCAAAGCCGTTTGCCGCTACGGCCACCCTCATTTTATAATATTGATTTGGGAGTATGTTTTGGTCTTCGAACCAATTATTTTCATCGGTATAACCTAAAGGTCTCCAACTTAAATTAGTTATATCAATAGGGACTCCAGCGTCCCTAGTTTGAATGATTTGAACAAAATAATAAAAGTTAGCACCTACGTTATCCCAAAGAATGCTAACCTGATTTGCAGAAAGTTTATTTATACGCAAACTTGTAACGTAAGGTGCTTTTACTGTCATTGGGTAATTGGCTCCATTATAATATTGGTGTATTTAGCCCTAAGGTCGTTTTCAAATACAATTAAAGACCCATCTTTAGTAAAGATATTGTCTTGCTCAGGACCAGCATACAATTCAATAGATTGAACTTCAAAACGATCTGAAGTTAAATTTATAGAAGCGATGTCCCAATAAATGTAATCTGAATAATAGTCAATAGAACCTATAGAAAAATATAATACTTGATCTGAAGGGGCAGCCATTTTATTGAAATCAGTCCCAGTATAAGGTCTGATATTAGCATTTTCTACTATATCACCGACTCTAAAAGGTCCTATAATCATTTTACCATCACCGCGCGAATCTTTATCTGTAGCAACAATTCGTACGTTGTATGGCGTGCCTGCCGTAGGAGTGAATTCAAATTCACTTGATTCTACAGAACGGTCAGTGTATTGATTATAGTATTTAATACCTGTCTCAGGAGTTTTAAAGAAATTTAATATTTCTCTTACCATAGAGATGCTTGCAGATGAACCTAAAATACTGTGGTCTGCATTATCTATATAAGTCAGCATTTTAGACTTGGCAAAACCGTGGTTAAATATTTCCACATCATCAATATAATATCTATCAATTTGGTCAATTATTTGAGATTCTAACCACTGTTCAGATTCTTGTAATTTATTTAAAGAATATGCAACCTTTATATTATGCTTTAAGAACATATAGTTTGGAGAAATAATAGAAGGAGTTATCGTGGCTAAGTTAAATTCATTCAAATAATCTTGAATATCTTCTCTTTGAACTGCAGTCAAATATAGACCATTTTTAGGTTTAATAGCAATGAATGCATATCCTGGTTTACCTTGTTCTGTAAATGTTTGAATTGCTTGGATAATAGAACCAAACCGTTCAGAAACAAATGTATCATAATCACTTGCAGTAACACAACGCATCTGGGCCTCTTTTTTAATTACAGCAAGTTCTCTGATACGTTCAATATCTTCTTGGTCTCCGCCGCCATCAGCTCCAACAAAGTCTATGCTATTAGAATAATTTTCGTTAATTCTGTCGACAACAACATATGGAATAGTGTCAACATAACTAAAATTAATTGCACCATTAGCTAATGAACCGGAAGTTCTTAGATATTCAATAACAACAGTAGATTCTTTAGTTGGTTTAAGTCCACCGATGTAATTAGCTTCTAATACACCACCGGCAACAGAAGTTTGTGCTTCGCCTTCGCCAAAAAAGAATTCTGTATTACCATCTACAGTTTCGCGCATATAAAAGATTGTAGAAATACTTCCAGCATGAACCATGGATTTATTTGTCCAGTCAGTCCATTCGGCTCCGTTAACATACAATCTAACTTCTTTTCTATCAATATCTTTATCTCTAATTAAAATTGGAACTTTAGGGTCATACAATAATTCAGTTCTCATTATTCGTCCTTGAGCAACATTAACTAAAGGAGAATATTGGTTATTAACATCTCTAATTGCAATAACGTCTTCAGTCGTTACAAAAGGATATGGGTCGACTGATGTGTTAACTGCATATGCCAAAAATTTAGTCCCTCTTGGAATTTTAATGCTATAATCATTTCTAGGGTTAGTACATGTTAACAATAGTGTAGTTTTTGCAGCCGATTTACTGGATGGTAAATATCCATTATCCTGTGCAGCCTGGACAACACTAGAACGTAAGTTAGCTGTTCCAATAAATGATTCGTATACTGCTGTGTTAGCAAACTGCTGCATATACAATGTGTTGTATGCTAACATATCCACTAGAACATTCATTCTAGAACCAGTGAAATCATAATCTTGGAACTCGGTTTGACCACTAAGCCAGTCGATTATATTTTTCTTTATTTCTTCAAATGTTGCACCTACAAATACTTGAGGTATAGCATTAACTTGTCTTGTTAATTGGAAATTAGTTGGGTCTGCCATAATTTATCCATTTAAAAATACTTTATTTGATGATTGGGATACAGTATCTCCACAAGAAATAGGGTCCGCCATTTGAGCAGCTTTTTTTCCTGTCACGTATACTTTTGATGTTCTTGGTTGAACACTCCCACCGTGAGTATCATATGGATGTACCATATTTGTGTGTGGAGTGATTTGGTCACCTTCAACTAATACTGGGATTCCACCAGTGAATACTTTTGATTGAGTAGAGTTCAAATCTGTTGGAGGATATGAACTATGACCAGATGTTATGCATTTGTTATAACTTAAACCTGCCATTATTCCCCCGCATAAACATATTCTCTTAATTGATTAGCCCAAAGACTCCAATTACCGACAACGGTCTGAGAATATATTTTTTGTATTTTTTCTTCTACTTCTGGAGTTGTACTAGTTCCTGAACCAGGTTCTGATGTATCTTTTATTGTATAAACCAGCTCTACTGTGTAATTGAATACTTTTTGTAAATTAGTAGGAGCTCTCCACAAATAAAGGTCTGCTTCTTTAGGTGGTGGAAGTAATTCCCATGCTGAAGCTGATTTTAGTTCGTTATTTTGTCTATATAATAAAGCATCACCAGAAAAAGAAAACACACTATTATAAGAGCCATGTAATCTGGCTCCACTTATAATTATTCCAGGCGTAGGTTCGTATTGTATTATATTTATTGATTTAAAAACTTCGTTTTCTTCTAAAATATAAGTAAATGTTATATCTATAGAAGAGCCCTCTATTTTATCTTCGAGGGCTGTATTAAGTGGGATTATCGTAGCCATTAGCCTATATCAATTCTAGAACCATCTATTGTATAAGAACCATTAGCAATTGAACTCATAGACGCCATTGTTTCGGTCCATGAACCACCTACTTGCCAATCTACAGTTCCAGCAACAGACCAGGTCAAATTACCATTAACAGTATTTGTTTGATCGCCTTCAATTAATGTAGTCGCATTACCTTGAACCGTAATATCGGCATTGCCTTCTACAATAATTGTTATATTGCCTTTAACATGTAGTGTTCCATTACCTTCTATAGTTTTAGTTTCATTGCCTCGTATGAATATAGTTTCGCTTCCGTCTGTTTGACGTCTAACATTAGCCATGTTGTATTTTATTTCATCGCCGCCTATATTGACCTTACGGTCGCCTGAATTCATTATAGACGCATCACCTTGAACCATATAGTAATCATCGGCTACTGTTTTTATAGTTCTCCTGCCGTCCGGAGCGACTTCCTCGTATGACCCTGTGGGATGTATTTTACGATATCTTTCTTGACCTGGTGTGTTATCAAATTCTTGAATATGACCACCTTCAGTGGTCATAGTTTGAACATATGGATAAACACCTTTATAACTTGATTCTGGTTCTTTAAAAAGAATTCTTGTATCTTCTGGAACCCATGGGTCAGCCGGATTAGATTCTTTAGCAACCGATTCACTCATTAATGCCATTCGCATGAGGCCTTGACCAGGAGGTGGCGTTGGAGCGTTCGCTGGGGCCATTATTCCATATGACTCTAAGTTACCGGTAAGAATTATCATTGTTACACGTGATGCTCTTCCTTTAGTTTGATTAAACCATAAAGAATCACGGCCTTCTTTATATGCAGTTTGCCAATCGCCAATAAACATAGCATTCAACATATTAGTAAAATCTGATAAACCGCCTACACCTAATTGGAAAGCCATATTTTCTAATGCTAACTGTCTTGATTTATTCATTTTTGCATAAACAGGACCAGTTTTAGAGTTTTGTTTAATATCTCTTTGCATTTTAGCTAAGTCTTCTTGGAATAACTTTGATGCTTCATCCATTGAAATAGCACCCGGATTACCGGTTACTTCTCTTCCGACTTGTTGACTCAAAATTCTATTAATCTGAGTCATATCTCTAATAGGTTGTGGCGAAATTAAGTGGCCTATACCAATAGTAGGAAAACCTTCAGTGTCCCAATATACCTTTAATCTCAATCCTTCATCACGTTGTAGCATCGCCTGAATAGTATAATCTGGGTCATTATCTTCCGGAATTTCAGATAATGGTCTACCATCAGGACTTAATCCTAAATCTAAGTTAGCATTTTGAATTGTATTTGAAGGGGCTGTATCACCAACTTCACCACCTCTATTCAATTGACTAGTGTCATTACCTAAATAAAGTGGATATTGTCCAGTCGGGTCACTAAAACCTTCATTAGGGTTAGGTTTTATTTGACTATTACTAGAATAAGTTCCTATAACAAGACCATTCATTTTCCATTCATCAAGAAAATGCCCATAAACATTAGTCCCAGGAACCATACCGGTAATAGATTGTTGTACACCAGAAACTGAAGCAGAACTAGTAGGTTGTAATACTGACATCCATGGAAGGTCTTCGGTTTTTATTCCTTTCACTGGCCCTTGAATTTTTTCATAAGGATGTAGGCCCCACACACGTACACGTACACGACCTTGTTTTAACGGGTCCATTCGGTCTTCTACTACACCAACGAACCAACTAATTTTATCATAAACATTTATCATTAGATTGCCTTTTCCATTTCACGCATCAGGTCACCAATAAATGATTCAATATCATATGGATCGATAATTTTTATTTCTCGTTTGAATTCATTTTTTCGTATAGCATCTTCATATGTATCTACTGCGGCCAAAGGACCTGTATATTGTGGATACAATCTTAATTTATCGCCTTTGTCATACCATAATGTAGGAGCATCTTCATAATTGACTAAATTATAAAAAATTTCACCATCTTCATTAATATGATAAAGAACTTGATTATCTCCTATATCAGAATATCTTTGAATAGCTGCCTGATAAGAAGATTCTTGATTTGTTATCCATCCATAATACGGGTCATATAAATTATTACACATCAAAAATACCCAGTATAATTGTGTGTTACCATAAATTTGATATGCCAATTCTTCTGGCCGCGGCGCCCCAGAAATATAATATGTTTTTAGAGTATAAGAACTAGCCACTTTGTCAAAATATGCTCTATAATTCCTAAATATATCTGCCATAGGGACAGATATAACTTCAGTATTTCTCAAAGAAGCTGCATTTTTATGAATTGTTTTAGCTTCATAACCAATAGGGTCAAAGAATGAAAATATCATTTTCATCTCCTTTTATAAATAGAATATAACAATATTTATAAACATAGTATAATCAGATACAACCCTTGGAGAACTTTATGAACTATGGTTTACACTATGAGAAATTGATTTCACGAGCAAAATCAAGAATTTTAAAAGGTTATAAAGAGGTCCATCATATTATCCCAAGATGTATGGGTGGGACAGACGAGCCAGATAACTTAGTTGCTCTTACAGGTGCTGAACACTACGTAGCTCATCAACTCTTAGTTAAAATGTACCCTGGAAATCATAGTTTGGCCCACGCATTAAAAATACTTATGGGTAGTAAAAATTACAATAATAAACAATTTGAATGGGTTCGTAAAAAAGCCGTTGAGACTTCTATTGCTTTCCACACAGGAAGAAAACGTTCTAAAGAAACATGCGCAAAAATATGTCTAAAGCCCAGCAAAATAGAAATTGGGAAGGGCATTCAGACAAAATAAAGGCTTGCATTACTAGCGAGACCAGAAGGAAATTATCTGAATTAAATAAATCATATAGAAAGACATGCCCACACTGTGGTAAAACAACAAATGCCGGGAATTATAGTAGATGGCATGATAATAATTGTAAGGAGCTTAAAAATGGCTTATAGTGGAAAATTTATCCCTGTAAACAAAGAAAAATATAAGGGGGACTGGCGGAAGATTACATATCGTTCTAGCTGGGAGGCCTTTTTTCATGAAGTGGCTTGACAACCATCCACAAGTGGTTCAATGGAATTCTGAAGAAGTAGTTATTCCATATTTTAGTAATGCTGATGGCAAGAAAAGAAGATATTTTATGGATTTCTGGGCTAAATTTGAAACTGGCCAACAATTCTTTTTTGAAGTAAAGCCATATAAAGAAACACAAGCACCTAAGCCGCCAGCAACAATGACTACTGCGGCTAAAAAACGTTTTATTAATGAAACTTATACATGGTCTGTTAATAATGACAAATGGGCCGCTGCACAGAAAACTGCAGAAAAAATGGGTATAATTTTTAGACTTATCACTGAAAATTCACTGAAAAAATTAGGATGGAGAGGATGAGTATATTTTTAGAAGAATCTGACAGAACTTTAAAGCCCACCAAATCAGAACAGCAATGGGTTCAAATTGGTCTTGATTTTAGCAAAGAAAAAGCTAAAGGCGTCACAGCTAAACAATATGCTGAATCACGTGGAATAAATTATGCAACTTTCACTAAATCTATGTCTAGATATGCATCTAGAATTAAAGTTGCTGTTCAGGTAGAAAAGCTTCAAAGTAAACCAGGGAATAAGTTAACTAAACAAGAAAGACAGCTTATTTTAATTAATAGCTTTAGAAAAACTATTAGAGATAAAATTGCTAATGAAGGAGCCGCTGTTAACAACAAATCAGCTAAATGGTTCACTGAAACTATAAAGAAAGGTGTAAGAGGACATAATGTTACCCGACCACAGGCCGGTAAGCTATATGCTTATATTTATGATGCTAAGCATAAAGATACTTTACCATATTGGGATAAATATCCATTAATAATCTATCTTGGGCTTGGTAAACATAATTTGATGTATGGACTGAATCTTCATTATATCCCACCTAAGGCCAGACAGCAATTTTTAGAAGAATTATTAAAACAGTACGCTAATACTCCTACCATTACTAATAGTACTAAACTAAAAATTGATTGGAGTAAAGTTAAAGGTTTTGCTGGCGCAGACCAGATGATTAAGGCTTATATTCCTGGAAATATCAAAGGACCTTTGATAGAAATAAAACCTTCCGATTGGTCTAATGTTGTACTACTTCCTTTACAACAATTTATGTCACAAGGCAAGAGATATTCTGCTCAGAAAGTATGGGCTAATTCTAAAAAATAATCTATCATCCCAGTTTGTAATGTGGAATACTGGACCTAGGACCATTATACCAAAAAACTGGGATAAGCAAATACTGGAAATGCTATGTCATTATTTAACCAAACTAACGTAACTAACTTTATACTAGAAGTTGCTGATAACGGATTAACTGAAGCTTTTAAATTGAACTGTCAATCTGTTATGCTTCCTGGAATCCATATCCCACCTAGTGATGTTCCGGGTGGAACCCAAGGAATTCATAGAGCTAAATTGCCTGGTTCTACAGTAGAATTTGACCCACTTGTAGCTACATTTCTGGTTGACAGGAGCCTTTCAGGATGGCTTGATGTGTATAAATGGATGTTATCATTAAATAACTATATAACACACGAGAGCAAAGCCTGGCACTCTTCTGGACAGCCTCCAGCAGTAACAGTCCATATCCTTAATAACACTAAAACCGAAATAGTAATGTCTATTCATTATTATGGTGCCTGGCCTTCAGATATGAGTGAATTAGAATTTAACTACAGAGAAGATTCTGACCCAGCTGTTCCGTGCACTATTAGCTTTAATTATAAATCATTTGCAGTAGAAATAGATGGTACAATAGTATCAGGTCGTCCACAATTGAACCAAGCCGCTCAAGGTAAACTTGAAGGAAGGTTATCAATGCATCCATCTATGAGGAATCAATGAAACTAATAGTTCTTACAGGCAAAAAAAGAAGTGGCAAAAATACATGTGCAGATTTTATAAAAGATAATTATGATTCTTATACATATTCTCTGGCATCGCCAATAAAAAGCCTTTTACTCTCATCTTATGAGACATTTGCACATAATTCAAAAAATGCCCCAAAATTAAACAAACATGACTTTGAAGGCGAAGGTATTGATAGAGAAAAAGCACTTCCATTAAATAATGAAGATGCTTACAAAATATTTTCTAAAGCCGTAGAATATGCTTATCTGCGATATAATTTCGGTCCGGGTCCAGTAGGTATTAATGCACCAGAACGTATTGGTTATCAAGAAGTAATCGATTCTATAGTATTAAATAATACAGAATCATGGACAATACGTCGTTTCATGCAGACCCTTGGAACGGATATTGTCGTTGATAATATAGACCGCATGTTTTGGATGAAAATATTTACCACAAAATATTTAGAAACATTAGGACTCAAATATGAGTCTGACATTGGAACATACGAATATTTTGTTATTTCAGATGTAAGACAAGTTCATGAAATGGACGTGTTGAGGGCGATGGGTGCTACGATTATTCATGTAGTTCGTCCTGATACTGAAATTGAAAAAGATGACCATATTACTGAAAAAGGACTTCCTTATGAAGATTCTGATTCACTTATAGTAAATGATGGTACTGTTGAAGAATTATACGAAAAATTGAAAAAGGTTATTAAACAATGACACAAGAACAAATTAAAAATCTAGAAAATACTGTAGTGCTTTTGAAAGCTCGTTCTTTTGATTTAAGTGAACAAGTAACACAATATCAGGCCCAGGCCCAGGAATTTACTACTGCTCTTTCAGAAATTGCTAAAATTGTAGGCATCACTGGTGAAACAGTTAAATTAGAAGATATTGTTAAAGCTGTTATTGATTTAGTTCCGGCAAAAGTTATTGAAGATTGAAACTAGAAAATTTTAGCACAGGACTATATGTGGCTGCTAAATTTTCTGAACTAACATTAGATGCGCTGGAAAATCTTCAGCGTACTCTTAAAGTACCTAATCCTGTTCCTCGTGAAAAACTCCATTCTACTATTTGTTATTCTCGCGTAAATATTCCGTACACTACATATAGTGGAAGTTTTGATGTTGCAACTTCAGGACATTTAGAAGTATGGGAACATGATAGTTCAACTTTGGTACTTGTATTAGATTCTGAATATTTAAAATGTAGACATCAATACGCTAGAACTTTAGGTGCTACACATGATTTCCCTGATTACACCCCACACATAACATTATCCTATAATGTTGGTCCTGTTAAATATAAGGGTGAAGTCAAGATTCAGGTCGTACTTGACCGTGAATATAAAGAACCACTTAAATTAGATTGGGCAGAAGAATTAAAATGATGACATTCAACGAGTTTTTAATGGAAAGCTCTAATTCAGTTATTAAAGATAAAGAAGGCTCTTTAGAGTTCGGACTTATGAAAAATGCTGATGGGGTATATTTCCAAATTGGTACAGAACGTTTCCAAAGCGGCAAAGCAACTAAAGATGCTATTTTAGCTGTATTAACTGGTGATGGTAGATGGCAAGGTGGCGGCGCAGCAGGTGGCAAACGGGCCGGTATTGCTGTAGATAGAAAAGAAAAGATGGCTTACTTTAAAATTGGTGATGAGTCATTTATTTTAGGTAAAGCAGCATATAAACAACTTTTAGATATGTTTAAATAAGGTTCAAAATGAAAACTTTTAAAGAATTTTTAGCAGAAAGTGAACACGTCAAGCGCATCCCAGAATTTAAAGATGTAGATGAAGCCGTAAAATTCTTCAGCAAAGCAGAAACTAAAGCTGGTAAAGAAGGTCGTCGCGACGAACTTATAAAACTATTAAAAGATGCTGATGCTAAAGATAAGAAAGGCGAAGGTTCTAAAGACCACGCCGACCATAAGAAAGAAGTTCGACATCATATGGAAGAACTGGCCAAAATTATTCGCCCATAAGTGTTTACAACAGTGTAGGGATATGGTATAGTATCCCTACACAAACAAATGGGAGATAAAAATGAAAATCACACATGTAATTCGTAATGTAGCTGCAACTGTAGCCTTAACAACTTTTTCTTTAAGTATGTTAGGTGGGTTTATGCTTGGTATTCTTACCACAGTAGAAAACTTTTGGTCACTTTCAGTTGCTTTACTAATTGGATGTATAGCATATGTTATGGATAGAATAGCGAGGTAGTATGTCAATAGCAATTTTTTCTAGTAATACGATGTATCCAGAAACTGACAATAATAGTTTTGTTTGCCATGTGGCTAATCTGGACCAAGCAGAAAAAGTGTTTGACTCTTTAGGGTACAAATATAAATCTGCTGTAGACATTAAAACGCGAAAAACACTTTTACGCGAAAAAGCATATGATAAGTTTTATGTTTTTGCTGGCGATAATTATTATCCTAGCGGTGGGTTTAATGACTTCTTGAGTAAACATCCCAATATTATTGCTGCACGACAAGCGGTATTAGAATATTTAAAATCAGAAGGTGAATATTCTTCTGGGTTATGGTGGCATATCTATGACATCAATTCTAACAAAATAGTTGAGAGATCGTAAATGATTTATGTTCGAGTTAGCTATCCTGACAATGGATATCAGGCAGACCGTCTGAAAGCGCAGGAGCTTCTTAAAGTTCATGGTGAAGGATACATCCGTGTAAAGAAAATTAAGATAGGGCGGAGTTCTACTGATGTAGAATTGGTCAGTGATCAATGGTCCTATAACAGTGTCAATTTTTCTTTTTACCAAGATGTAAATGGGCGAATGACAGAAATAGATATCTTTAATACAGAGCATAAAGATATTGAATACACCTACGTTTATTTAAAAAATTAAATGCTTTAAACTTTTAATAGTATTATTAACGAGTACGCTGTTAGGTCATCAGTTATCGAAAAAGGGTTAATAGTAGAGATGACAATCCAGTAACCCTGAAACACCCAAAGTTAATAAAACTGGTACACTGGCTTATTTGAACTGGCGCTGTCTGATAATTCAGCAGGGTCATAGTAAATGAAACTACCATGTACCGGTAATATGCTTTAAGAATTTAATGATAATATAGATAAACAAACCGGATGTGGTGGTATTGGCAGTACACACGGGATTTAAAATCCCACAGAGGTTTCCTCTTACGAGTTCGAATCTCGTCATCCGGACCAAATTTACTAAGGCCCTTTAGCTCAGAGGTAGAGCAGGCAACTCATAATTGCTCGGTCGCTGGTTCGAATCCGGCAAGGGTCACCAAACGCCCTCATAGTTAAATGGATATAACAGGGACCTTCTAAGTCCTAGTTCCAAGTTCGATTCTTGGTGAGGGTACCAGATTATTTAGTTATAAATAGTTATACCTAAGTAATTTACATGAGGAAAAAATGATGGAAGTAATCAAAGACCGTAGAGGTGATTCAGTTTGTATCGGTGACTATGTTTTGTTTGGAATTCATTCTAATTCTAATCGTGACATCGGTGTTATGCAATGTGAACAGGTTGTTGATAAAAACGGTTACGGTATTGGACTAACTAATTACGGATATCGTATTAAAACTCCAAATCGAATAACAAAAGTTACTCCAGATTTTGCTTCAGAATTTAAGATGTATACTAGTTGAATGTGGGATTAGCCAAGTGGTCGACGGCGTCTGACTGTAAATCAGATATTTACACGGTGGTTCGAATCCACCATCCCACACCAAAATTATCCGTGTGTAGCGCAGCTTGGTCAGCGTAGGAGCTTTGGATGCTTCGGGTCGTTGGTTCGAATCCAACCACACGGACCAAATAAATAAAAATAGATGCTTCATAGCTCAGTGGTAGAGCAGTCGCCCGATAAGCGATTGGTCGCTGGTTCGAATCCGGCTGAAGCAACCAATTTGGGTCGTTGGCTGAGAGGGTAAGCGACGGACTGTTAATCCGTGTCAGAAATGACTAGGCAGGTTCGATACCTGCACGGCCCGCCAAATTGAAAATGAAAAGAGACCAAGTTGGTAATGTGGTTAAGGTTAAACCTAAAGCAAGCTCCAGAAGCACTGTGCCCTAAGCCCAAATGGATGTACACTCTAAAATCGTCGGAAGGATATTCTCTGATTGGTAACAATTAAAATATCTACGGCGTCGAAAGTTTTCTTTCGGCAATAAATCGCCTCAATTGTCTTTTAACAAAGATTAAGATTGTGCACGATCTTATGAGAGAATTCAATGCCAACACATACTTCCGGAAATATGTGGGTAGCGCTTATTGCACGAAAGAAAATTTAAACAAATCGAAAATAGGGTCGCTCCCTATAAGTCGTCCAACTATGTTCCCTGGATAGCACCTAGTCATTAGTGCAGTCAGGCGACTCCGGTAATGATATAGTCTAGCCATAACAAGTTGGGTGCAATAAATAAGCAGTTCTTGAAGAGGAGTTCGAATCTCCCTATAATAATGCTAGGAGATGAAGTGATGTTGTTCCCACAGACTTTGGATGAATGATTGACCTGAATAGGCATTCTGATATAGTAACTGTGTTCTACCTCAAGCTACTTGGTTTTTACTTCAAGAACCCGGACAAATGCGGGTTAACTTCAGTTGGTAGAATGTTAGGTTCATATCCTAATATGCGTCGGTTCGAGTCCGGCACCCGCCTCCAAATAAACAAATGGGGATTATCCAAGTTGGTAAGGCCTAGGACTTTGAATCCTATATGCAGAGGTTCGAGACCTCTATCCCCAGCCAAATTAATATTCTTTCTGACGCTGTTTCGGTCATATGACTCGAGGTATTTCTGAAGCAGAAGTGACAACGCATCATGATTGCAAGAGAGAATATTGCTGTGGCCGTAGTTCAGTTGGTAGAACCTCCGATTGTGATTCGGAATGTCACGGATTCAAATTCCGTCGGTCACCCCAACATGGAAGATTGGTAGAGAGGCTAATTACACCTGACTTGAAATCAGGAGGCCGAAGAAATTCGGTCCGAGGGTTCGAATCCTTCATCTTCCGCCAAATAAAAAATGAGGAAAAATTATGTCTTTAACTTTAGAAGAAAAAAAGGCTAAATTGCGGGAAGCTTTATCTTCTTATACTAAAGAAGAGCTCGTAGAGCTATTTAATAGATATGAGGCTGTAGGCCCTTCTATTATTGATTTTAAGCCTTTAGATAAAAAATAACAATAGGTTCGTGGAATCGCTATAAACTTAAAAGGGTAAAAGTATGAGACGGTACTCCTTAAGAGCGGATTAGTGTTGGCCATTTAAAAATATAAAGTAACGTCATTACTTTATAACCTGGTTCGGTCCCAGGCGAATCTTCCATTTTTGCTGTACAGGTTCTTAGTATAATGGTATTACCGTGAGCTCCAACCTCATTGATGTGGGTTCGATTCCTACAGGGCCTGCCAATAAAATATGCAAATGAAGGAAATATTATGATTAATTTATATGAAGACCCAGAGACAAAGTCTAGATATTTAATAAAAGAAGGTACATTAGAAACTTTAGCATACTATCATAATTATGGTCTTAGTGTGGTTTCATTACATCCATTAGTTCGGCGTTCTTTAACACTGATTGAAGAAAATTCTCAGTGCGAACCAGCTAAGCATTTTGATGAATATTTTAAAACAAAAGGTTTCTAATGAAAATTGTATATTTTAGCAGTTGTGGTATCACATATTTTGTGGATGCATCTGATAGAGATGAAATTTCTTCTGAAGATTACCAAGCCCTTTCACTCCATTGCGAATGTATGTGGACTAAAAATTCTTATGGACATTGGTTCTTTTTAAAGCATCGATATTCCACTAATTATAAAGATACTCAATACTTTCATTTAGATGACCTTCTTTTACAAATTCCTATTAACCCGGTTTATAGAAATCGTGAAATGTTAAAACGAGTTAAGCATATAAGTTCTAGCACTGTAGCTGACATAATTTCAAAATGGCAAACAGAGCGTGAGCGTGATTCTTATAATTCTATTCCATGGTATGAGCAATGAAAAAATATCCATTAGGCCATGCTGTTATCGAATGGGATTCTGGCGGATATTCAGAAGCCTTATTTTATCAAGATGCTGAAGGCAAACAATTTTTTGTTTGTTCTAATTGGATTTCGGGCCCAGTTGCTGTAGAAAAATACGCTAATAATTTTAGCAATATTATTTCAGACCATGATGACATCTATATGTTCCTTAATGAACAGGAAAACTAAATGGACATCGGTTCAGGCTCTTCTTATCCAAGTTGTGCATTAAGTAATTTTGCTCCTCATGCTTTTGTTTATGATGGTGTAGAATGTTCTTCTATGGAAGGACTTTTACAATCGTTAAAATTTAGTAATCCTGAAATGCAGGCCCATGTATGTACGCTTGTAGGTAAGGCAGCTAAATTCAAAGGTAAAAAGAAACGTTGGTGGCCTACCCAGACCTTATATTGGAAAGGCATACCTATGCATCGTTCTTCAGAGATGTATCAAAAAATTCTTACCGGCGCATTTGATGCTTTATCGGAGAATGATGGCTTTAAGCGAGCACTTAAAGCAACAAGAAATTCTACATTAACCCACTCTATGGGTAAAAATAAAATTTCTGAAACAGTTCTTACAGAAAAAGAATTTTGTAATCAGCTTTACAGATTACGTGATAAAATATAATTTATTTCTATGATGAAATAGGTAGACATGCTGGAGAACTTCGATTGAGAAGCCTAATTGAATCATTAGGCTGCGATGAAGGTAACCCGGTGGTAGATTCAGCCGTATGGGTTCGAATCCCATTAGAAATAAAAATAGTCTAGGCGCCAAGCTTATCCGGACACGGACTAGATGGTTCTCAAAGCCTAGGTTTGCATCCATCGTATAATGGCTTATTATGACTGGCTTCCACCCAGTAGATGAGGTTTCGATTACCTCTGGATGCTCCAAATTATGAGAGAAATATTATGAAAGTATACGCTGTTATCGGGTCTAATTGGAATATTGAATGTGGTTACAATGAATATTCTAAACCTATCAAAATAAAAACTAATAAAAAAGAAGCGGAATCATTAGCTGCTTCTCTTAAAAATGCTCTAAAAGACCGAGTATTTGATGATTATATTGTAGAAGAATATACACTTTCTTAAAGATTTTAAGATAAAGAATGGCTTTTTAGAATGCACTCGAAAAAGCAAGGCTGGCGTATAACCTCTATGTGCATAAAAGTTATCAGAGCCGAAATAGAACGGGACTTCAGAAATGGAGTCCCGTTCGGGGTTTACAACGTCTACAAGACATGGTATAGTACTCCTACACAAACAAATGGGAGACAGAAATGGATACTGAAACACAAAAAATTTATGACCAACTTACCCCAGAACAGAAAGTTGCTGCAAATCTAATACAATCAAATATGATTTCAGCCTTTGATAATTTTGACTGGGCTGCCCATATGGCTGAAGAAGTTAAACGCCAGGCTGAAGCAATTCAACGTGCTATCTGGGTTGTAGAAACAAAGATTGCTGATTATAATCGTTCGGTAGAAATTTCTGCTGTTATAAAAGATTCTCATGGTCATCGTTCGTGGGGATGGCATGATGAAGGCGAAACCAAATATGTTGTTCTTCGTACTGAAACAACATATCAAAAAGTAGCAGTAATTGAATCAGTCATTCGTCTGGCTGAAGATGAAGCTCGTAAAATTTGTAGAATTAAAAATTAAAAGTGTTTACAACGTGTAGGAGTTATGTTAGTATGCTCCTACACAAACGGAGTTATAATCTAAATCTCAATCACTTAAAGGAAATATTATGTCTATTCTTAAAAAAATCGCTGAATTCATCCGTGTTAAATTTGGTTCTTTCGTTGCTCGTAACGTGACTGTTGAAGACCAGTATACTAAAGCAGCAAACTTGCTTATTGATAAAATCACAATGCTTCGTACAAGCCACGTGAAATCTATTAACGAAGAAAAGCGTATTCGCCGCCTGGCCGAAGAAAAGACTGCTTTGGCTGAATCTAAAGAAAAAGAAATTCGTCGACTGCTGGCTAATAACCAACCTGTTGGCACCCATGCTAAACTCGGCCTTCTGTATCGTCGCACTTCAGAAGCTTTGATTAAGAAAGCAGATGAATATGTGGCAATGCGTACCGAAATTGAAGACAAGGTTGTTGCACTCGATGATGCACGTCAGGACCTGGCTGTTAAGCTCGAATTTATTCGCGAAACACGTTCTGCTGCTGCGCTTGGTATTGCTACTGCCGAAGATGTAACTGAAATTGCTTCTCTGACTAAAGTTGCAGTTGACGATACATTGATGAAAGTTGACACATTCCACTCTGCTGAACCTGGTACTGTTACCACTGAAGCTGATGTTGAAGAATACCTGGCTTCATTGAAATAAGAAAAATCGAGAGCTCCTACGGGAGCTCTCCAAGGAGATTATTGAGGAAATTATAATGTCATTTTATAAAAATGTTAAAGTATTATCAACAAACATTAAAGACTATAGTTTAGATATTGAAAATCTTAATGCAATTTTAGGAAATCTTTCTCTAAAAACATCTTCTATGCTAAAACAATTTCACAATAACACTAATATGCCTATTGCTGTTATGGAAATAATTGCAAAATATAGTCATAAAAATCCACATGAATCTGAATGGGATACAAGGCGGAATTCAGACACAAATGCTTCTGGATATAAAAACCCTCTTCCGGCTGCTTTTATTTTAGATTCGATGTCTAATATTTTTAAGCTTTTTAATAAATTAGGTTCTGTTGGCGATTTAAAAATTAAAGATATAAAGGCTTTCAAATATAGCATCTATGCTTTTAATGAAAGTAGTAATAATTGTCTATCATTAGCTAAGTCTCAAGAAGATTTTGATTCTAACCACAGTGACCTTTTTTATATAGAGCTTGAGTTAAAAATTAATAATAAAATTCATGATTTCGGTGTGCTTATTAGTATTGGTGGAGCTTCTTCTTCATGTACTGCTGTCTCTGGTGCAAACCATTCTTCAGTGAAAAGAAAGGAATTGACATCATATTGGTTTCCAAAAATAGATGAGTATTTTACTGTTAATGAAAGTAAAAACTTCGGGCCAAATAGTAAAAACTTTGGAATAATCTGTGATTTCGTTGAATCATGTCGTAAATCTGTTACGGAGCGAAGAAATGAACTATAAGCCAAGTAAGCCATTTATAAGAGTCACAGAAAACATAGTCTTAAATCTAATTTTTAGTATTGTTGGTTTTATTATCTTTTTCTGTATTGTTGCTATAATTGATTCTGCTATTAACGACGGACAGGCATCTGAGCTAGCTGTTTCTTTAATAGAAGGTGCAGTATTTGCTATTCCATTTACGGTTTTTTTAGATACTTGTATTGATTTAATAATGTATCCTTTTAGATATGCTATATACAAAAATAATATGTCTAAATATTTAAATTATTCCAAGACGACTAGCACGATGTTCTTTATTGACGACTGCAGGAGAAATAAAAATGCTTAAGCCGTTGAAACCTAAATATAAAAAGATTCTTAGTAAAACTGCTACATTTTTTGTTTCGGCTTTTTCAGTTCTTCTGTCTATTTTAGTAATACTTATAGTCGATATGGTAATATCCCAAACAACTGTGGATGATCCACCATCGGATATTGCAGCAACAATGTGTTTAATAACTTTATCTACTTGGCCTGTTCTTTTATTTTTGCCTACTACCATAAGTTGCTTTAAGATATTATATGATAATATTTTGTACAAATTCAATATGAAGAAATACACAAAATATTGTGAAAAATGTTCATTAGAACAATTTATTGAAAGTGCGAGGAAAAAATAATGTATCTACCTAGTAAGCCTTATTCTCAAAGAGACCCAGGGTATTTTTGTAATTTAACAGAAGCATTTGCTATCGGATTTGTATGTTCGTTATTTTCTATAATCATAGCTTTTTTACACCTAGTATTTTTTTATGGTTCTGATGGTCCACCCGGTTTAGAAATAGTATCAAAGATATTTGGTTCTTATGCTTTAATAGCATTTATAGTAGGATTTTCTGCTTTATTTTGGAATACTCCTCGCAGAATAAAAATTTATTTTAAAAATAAAGAAGCATTGAGTAAATGGCAAAAAGAATGTGATAGTATCCGTGAACAATATGAACGTGATCAAACTATAGTGTTTATTAAAAATATGAGAGGCAAACATGAATCCTAAAAATCAAACTGAAATTATTAAAAAGATTCCACTGGTTATTGATAAAAAATCAGCTCAAGAAGCAATTAAAGCCCTTCTTGAGCCTGTAGATTTAGAACGTGCTGAACGTTTGGCAGATCAGTACGGTGTTTATGCTCATATGGGTGAATATGGCGATGGCGGTAAAACTTATTACCCTAAAGGCACTAATGTTAAAGATAATTATATTTGTGAATATGCTTTAAGTAATAATAATGCTTCTATTAATGAAGATGGTGAATTGGAATCTGGTGTCTGGATTTCTTCTAGTGAAATGTGTTAATTAAGGAAATAAAAATGGGCTCTAATGAATTGCAACAAGCAGCTGTAGAATTGGCAAAACTGTTTAACAAAGTAAAAACTATGGCCGCCGATGAAGATTTTGGTTTCAATTTTCATAGTGATGGTTCTATTGAATTTGATGATTGGATGAATTCATCCTGTTACGGTGAGGACCCAGGCAGGACATTTAATGTCGAACCTGATGGTTCTATTTGGCAAGCTAGTAGTTGTTAATCTTAAGGGTCATAGGACCCTTTTAGGGTATTTATGATATACACTAAAGATGGTTATATTTTTTTATAAGAACGACGACAATACAAACTGTTGTGTCAACATTGCCTTTTCAGTAATTGTAACTTAAAGCACACTCCGGTCGAAGTGATTCATGCTTTTAACGAATACAAAAAAATTTTAGAAGAAAAGGTGTTTACATTCACTGATGACATGTGGTACAATTCATTCCTCGGTAAATGGGAATACTTGAAAGAATCTGAAGGTGTTTCTATAGAATTAATGATGTTTATCAACCAATGCAGAAGGAAATAAAATGAGTGTTAATGTTGAATGTGCTATCCGTACTGCTACAGCAGCCTTGAACAATTTGATTCAAATTGCTAAAGATGAAGGTGAATCTGAAGTGGATATTTGGCTTGATTTCGACTATGATGGCGAAGGTACAAAATGCCTTACACTGAAAACTGAAGATTGGGCTTCATCTAGTTATTCTTGCTAATTTGTGACTTGCGGGAGAATATCCCGCTCTATGAGGAAAATATTATGATTCTAGTTATCGGTTCTCGTGCTTTACATAATCATGGGTTTATTGGGTCTGATGAAATTAAAAACTCCGATTGGGACTTCATCGCAGACCAAGCTTCTTGGAATTCTTTTAAAGGCCGTATGTTAGGTGCCCATGTAAAAGTAGATAATCCTGATGTACAGGCTTTTAAATGTATGCATAACGGTCGGGAAACTTACTTTGAAGCATATATTGTACCTGCTATTACAAATGTCAATGAACTTATGGGCACTTTGACAGAAAAAGATTTAACATCATCTTATGAATTATTGAAATATGCTGAAACAAATATTAAAAAGGATAATTTGACTGAGTTTTATTGGGCCTCTCCTGAAATGTGTTTGGCCATTAAAATGAGCCATCGTTTCAAGAAGAATAATCCTTTCTTCCGTAAAACTATGCAGCATATTCGTTTTCTTCGCAATAAAGGTGTTAAGCTTAATCCTACGTTAGAAAAAATTATGCTTAAGCGCCAAAAAGAAACATTGAGTTATAATCATCCTAATTTGAATGTTTCTAAAGATGCATTTTTTAAGGATGACATCTATACATATGACCATGATACAATTCATGAAGCAGTTGCTTTAACTCAACAACCAGCTTATAAATTTTACATGAAAGATGGAAGCCAAGTTTTAACAGATAAAGAAAAATTCTTTTCTCTTCCTGAAGAAATTAAATTAGCCGGGGTATATGAAGAAACATGTGTACTAGCATTAGAACGTTCTCAGATTCCTAACAACTTCCAAAATGTTAGTTCAGAACATAGTTTTTTGATGGCTCTTGAAAAAGTATGTACAAGCATCACATCCGGCTGGTTCCGTGAATATGCATGGGAAAACTATTTCAAAGTTCTTGCTATGTACAAATCTTTAGGTGTTAATGATTACATCAATCGTTATAAAAACAATCAACATATGGTTAAACCATTCGTACGAGGTGAATAATGATTAAGCGTCTTTATATGGGTTATAAAAAATCTAGTAGTTGGGATGATGATTTTGAAATCTTTAAATTTGCTATTGTTATGACAGCTTGTGCCACTTTTGTCGGGTTCATGACCCCTTACACTTTGTATTATTTTACGGATATGTATGTTAAAGGCCAATTAATTATTTCTGGTATTCTTTCAGCTGCCGCAGTTGTTGTATATTTCTTTTCAAAATGGTGCTATTATGCCCAGAAGCTCGACCAGGGTCTCTTTGATATAAAAACAGGTATCATCAGTAAGCCTGTCAAAAAAGATAAAGAGTTCTACAAAAAAGAGCTCAGACAAGAATCTTTAGAGTTTGCTAAAAATTTGAAAAATTAAAAGTGTACAACCGTGTAGGAGTATGGTATAGTACTCCTACACAAACACAAGGAGATATAAAATGGAAACTTTAATGAAATGTACTGGAGCTTTTTTAGTTATTTTGATTTTAGGTTTATCTGTTTTAGTTGGTTTCGTTGATGATTCTTCTGATGTTCGTGTTGAAGAAAATAGTGTATCGGTTACAACTAAAGGTAAAGTAGGTGTTAATATCACAGAAAATATGTGTATCAACCCTACTTCTGGTGCTATCGAATTTTGCTTATAATGAGAAAAATATTATGAACTCTGCTAAAACTTTTAATTCTAAAGCTGAAATTGTTGGTCGTTTTGCTCTTGATATCAATAACGACCAGATTAAAAAAGAAACAATGTTCTTCAATTGTTCTCTGCAATATGCTTATGAAAACGGTGGTCCTATCACTCGAAGCTTTATTGATTCGCTACCAGAAGAATGGAAAACAGTTGATGCCGTATTTGATTCACGTGTCCATATGCTGATGCCTGGCTGGTATCCTGCTATTCCTGGTTTCCATCATGATGATGTTCCACGCCCTGACATTCCTACTGGCCAACATTTTATTACAGCAGGACAACCTGATTATGACAATCCTCGCTACCACTCTTCTCACATTCTGGGTCTTGTTAATGCTGACATTTGCCCTACTCATATGGCTACTGGATTGTCCACATTTTCACGAGTAGAAGATGGTGAATTGATTTATCGCCAATGGCATAAAGAAGTACTAGAAAAAATTGAGTCTGGTGAACTCAATAAGTGGAATGTTCCTGACCGCTCTTTGTGTGAATTCAATTGGGAAACATGGCACACAAGTTCTATGGCCGTAGGCAATGGTTGGCGCTGGTTCGGACGTGTTTCTAAAGATACAGACCGCACTAAGAAAATTACAAATGAAATCCGTGTGAATGCTCAAGTATATCTTGAATTTCCTATGGAAGGCTGGTAATGAAAAAATATCATTGGAAAAATTTACCACGCGATAAAAATATCTATGAGCATGAAGTCAATTGGGACGTGTGCTCAGATAGTCATAAAGAAAGATTAATTACAATTAATGGTATAAAAACTAAAACTCCTATTTTTATACCACTAGGAATAGCAACTTGGGCTGTAGCAACAGCAGCCCTTGTTCATTATATGCCTGGTACTGCAGAGACAGTAGTCTCATTAATTTTTGGATGGATTATCTATCCTATTACCTGGGCCGTTATTATTATATTCGTTAAATTTTTTACTAATCTGATTTTTAAAATTATTAGAGATAATAAAGAGAAAAAGATTCAAGATAAGAAAGATTTTTCTGATTTTATAAAAAATTGTAGGAGATAAAATGGACGATGATTATGATAAAAATACTGTTATTGCCACTATAGGAATGATTCTTTGGCCAATTATTTCTATATTTTTAGCAGTAATGGATGCACCGCCAGTAGTATGCTTTACTAGTATTATTTTTGGGTGGTTCATTTATCCTTTTCTATTTTTAATCAGTTACGGTGTAACAGAGCTTTTACTTTCTCTTTTTGATGAAGCTAAAGATCTCAAAGAAAGGAAAAGAATTGAATTTGATAATTTTATAAAAAGTTGTAGAAAATAAAGGAGTAACCATGAAAGAACTTAGTGCTGGAATTCTTTTCTTTACTAAAGAAAAAGAACTTTTTATGGGTCGCGTAACAGGAAGTGGATCGCCTGGATTTCCGCATCGTTGGGATATTCCTAAAGGTCATGTAGAGAAAGATGAGTCACCTTTAAGAGCAGCAGTTCGTGAATGCACCGAAGAAACTAGCTTTGTTGATTATCACCCTGAAGCCCTGATTGACCTAGGGCGTTTTGATTATTCATCTAATAAAGATATTCATATTTTTATCTATCCGTTCCCTGTTGAACACGAGAGCTTCAGAAATTGTGAATGCACCGCATTTCATACAAATGAAGATGGAACTAGTTTTCCGGAAATAGATCGATTTGCTTTAATTAAACCTATTATGTGGAAATATTTAATGGGTCCATCTTTATTCAAAGTAATAAATGAATTAGTCAATTTGCAAGGCTATCCAGAAAAAGTCTTTAACTAAAAGTTATAAATACCTCCTATAAACAATAGGAGGTCCTATGGACATTTTTGGAATGCTTCGTATAGACGAAGGATGTAAATTAGAGCTTTATAAAGATACCGAAGGTTACTGGACTATCGGTATCGGTCAGTTAATAACAAAAAACCCATCTAAAGATGTAGCAAGAAATGAATTAGACAAACTAATGGGCCGTATATGTAATGGTAAAATTACACAACAGGAAGCCGAAGAATTGTTTAATACATCTGTCGAAAAGGCAAGAAAAGGCATTCAAAACAATCCTACCTTGAAACCAGTATATGATTCTCTTGATGAAATCCGTAGATGCGCTTTAATTAATATGGTCTTCCAAATGGGCCTCGCGGGCGTAGTTGGATTCCCTAAAGGAATGAGACTTTTAAAAGCAAATCAATGGGCACAGGCAGCAATCGAACTCGCTGATTCAAAATGGCAAAAAACACAAACCCCTAATAGAGCAAACAGAGTAATTTCTACATTTAAAACAGGTACATGGAAAGCATATGAAAACTTATAATGAATTTTTAGCAGAACAGCAACAACTTAATGAAGAAGATGATACACTTCGCCGAATGACTTTTTTAGCTAAAAAAGAAGGCTTTGAATTTAAAGCTATTAAAAAAGTAGGCCGTACTTCGTTTAAAGTTGGCGATTTCACTTTTGGTAATAAAGGTGATGGGCAATGGCAAATCGTGGATAAAGGCGGTAAAGAAATCGATTATCTGTTTAATAAAAAATTAGGCGATATTGCTAAATTGATGGGTCAATATGCTAAAAAGATGAATGAATCTTTTTTGAATGAAGCTAGTGACCTTTCTTTAGCCCAGTTCAAAAAAGAAGTAAAGAAAATCATCAAAGATGGCGGAACACCGGAAGTAAAAATGGGTATTAAAGACGTTACGCTTGCTGGCGGTGCAAACGGTTCTCTAGTTCTTTTCTCTCATAAAGATAAAGAATTCTTAGTTAAAAAAGAGACCCAATACAAAAATTGGTTGAAAAATATGTAAAATCAATTTACTCTATATATTTTTGTGATAAGATGTCCTCCTACATGATTAGGAGGACATATGACACGCATCAATTTAACATTAGTTTCTGAACTTGCAGACCAACATCTAATGGCTGAATACCGTGAATTACCACGTGTTTTTGGCGCAGTTCGTAAGCGAGTACAGGAAGGTAAAAAATTTAACGATATTCCTAAGGATTTTTGCTTAGGCTCTGGACATGTTAAATTCTTTTATGACAAATGTGGCTTTTTAGCAAAACGTCAAAACGATATCATCAATGAGTGTTTTAAACGTGGTATAAAAATCACTAATACTCATGTGGATACTTCCGAAATTCCTTTATGCTTTATGAACGATTTTGTTCCTTCTGAAGCTGATTTGGCTTTATCCCAATCTCGCCTTGACGAAAAAATTTCTCAAAAACCGTCATGGTATAAACATTACGGTAAAGCAATTTACTCAAAGGAATAAAAATGAAAACTTATCAAGAATTTTTGACTGAAGCCTCGGTCAGAGAAGATGAATACAATTTAGCCGCATCTAAAGTTGGGGCTAAATCTAAAAATGCTTTTAGAAATTTATCTTTTGGATGGGATATAACTAATACCGGTAATTTAGCTGAAAAAATTTCTATATCGGCCCATGTGAGTAAATCTAGAACTAACAAAAAGAATACATCTTTGGCAATTACTTCCGGGTATTCTACTTGGACTAAAGCTGGTTCCGTTTCTTCCGGATTTGATAACATCGATAATATTGTCAAGAGCATAGAAAGCGTGCGGGCTTCTATTAAAGGCCTTGATGTTAAATCGGTTGATGAGTTCCTTAAAGCTCAAGGATGGAAAAAACTCTAATAAAGGTGAACCAACCCTCTCCTCATGAACTTTTGATCCTCTGAGTGATGTTCCTTTTCCTACCTGTAATAAGGTCAAGCGCAATGCGATAAACGGTTTACATGTGGTATAGCAAGGACGAACTATGCGGCATGGATGCCCCTAACTAATAAGAGAAAACAATGTCATATTTAACAGCTCCATATCTAACCTTAATGAATGCATTTAAACACCATTCATACGAATGTTTAGATAGAAATAAAGGCCAAAATATTTACCCAACAGACCTTATAAGAGACTTTTGTACTTTAAGGATTGATGGCGGCCGCCAAACTGGAAAAACAGAAGCAGTATCATATTTTGCTTCTGAATGGATTCAATCTGGCGGAAGCGTAGTTGTATTAGCAAATACAGCATCTTATGCTAATAAAACACGTGATAAAATTGTTAAGAGACACTTAGACCAAATGTGTCCAAAATTCACGAGACATGAATTAAACAGAGATATTATAACTTGCAGTATACGAAGTTTTCTTTCTGATTCGTGTAATAATTTTAGGGGCCGTTCGTTAAATAGGATTCTTTTTATTATAGACGAACCTATCAATTGCCCGGAAATAAACAAGTTCTATGTAAAATGGCTTAAAGATATTACTATTTGCCATACATCTAAAAACACGAATTTAGAAGAATTTATTCCTCTATTTTTTGTATTAGGAATGCAATTAGGTGGATTATAATGAAAAAGGCTAATTTTTTAGGTTTTAAAAATGCTGCAGAAATGATTAATTATCTAAAAAGCACTGGTAATTGTAATATGGAAACGCTAATTAAAACGCTTCACACATATTCACCAGACAACGAGCCTTATCTACCAGAAAAAATGTATAAATTCACTGATGGTCCTTTTAAAGGTCATAAATTTATTTCTACTGCACCAAATGTCAAGCTAATGAACGAATACCCATGGTTCACTTTAGAATTCATCGATGGGCGATTCAAAGGCTTAAAATGCTCTAATATTATATCGTATGACAGAAATATTATCGAAATCAAAGAACCTAAATGGGTTCAACTATTAAAGGGTACTTATGGCTATTAAAGATATTAAAGGTTATCAACCACATTCTGACGAAAAGATTGAATTAGTTAATCGCATCAAAGAAGCTGAAAACGCTTTAGGGCAGATTTTTAAAGAAATTCAAAAAGATTTGCTGAATAAAAGTTCATGCTTGGAAGGTAAATTCCAAGACGACAATTACGATGTTCTTGATGACCTAGAACGAGTGGCCCAAGTTAGGAATGCTATCCAGCATTTGAAAGAAGCCAGTATGTGGGGTTGCAGAGCGGTCTTCAGACCAACAGAATCTTACTAGTTTACGCCTCCTTTTTTATGTGTTATAGTATTCAAACATTCGAAAGGAGGAAATTATGACTATAGATGCAAGTGTTTATATTCGTAGAAACAAGCTACGACGGATTTTTGAAACCGAATTTCAAAAAATTAATCTTAACATCAGCAAGGCTTGCAAAGCTGCGGGTCTTGCTCCATTCTTTGTCAAATGCTCTCCGCACTTGCTTGACAGAGCAATTCAACGTGAAATCGATGAGGTCTATGTTTTTGAATTGTTTAACAAGCTAAGTTCTCATGTCAATGAAGTAGTTGATTTTTTAAATATGGAACCTTTGCCAGATGTAGAATCTAAAAAAGTTCCAGGCGTAAATTATCGTCCACTTCGTTTAGAAATAACTGACAGAAATTTATGGTTAGGAATGACCGTAGATAGAAAAAGTCAGTACTCACCATATACACTTTTATGTCGTATGGCTTTCATTAACAATAGACGCCTTGAAGGAAAAATTAAGACAAAGGTAATCGACTTATAAGAGGTCTCATGAAAAAAGTAATAGCCACCTTACTATTGTCAGTTAGTATGTCTGCACATAGCGTAGAGCCTACTTTCAGTAATGAACAACTCGATAATTTACAATTTGCGTATGCTTTTGGTGAACAATTCCAGAAGTCGGGTAAGTTCAAAGAACGCGAAGCAAGATTTAATAATGATGGTCTTGGATATATTATGGCCGCATTAGCTTGGCAAGAATCGTCTGCTGGTATTAATCATGGATTAAATAAAGAAAAGCATCATGCTTACGGAATGTTCCAAAATTATTTGCCTACTGTTAGAAGTAGAGTAAAGCAGTTAGGTTGGGATATGACAGACGAACAAATAATTGGAATGCTTCAAAACAGAAGCAATTCTGCTGTTTGGTCATACACCGAGTTGTCTTATTGGCTTGGTATTCATAAAGGAGATATGTCAAAAGCTATAGCTTCATATAATGCCGGATGGTCTTACAAATCTAGCACTAAATACGCTAAAGATGTTATTAAAAAGGCTACGTATCTTAAATCAAATAAATTGCTACATCAAACGGCGGAATAAATGTTAAAATATACATTATTGGCTATAGGCTTAGTAGTAAGTTCGGGAGTATTTGCTGCACCTACGGACAAAACGACCGATATAATGGATTATGCAAAACGTACAGCAAAAGATTATTGTGCACCGACTAATGTTGACTGCATAAATGAATTTAGTAATCAAGTTATTATCGCATATAAAGATGGACAGATGGATGCTAAGTCTAGATATAGAGAAAATTCATTGTCTTCTAGATATGAAAAAAGATTGCTTGTTACAGAATGTATTCCTTCCGACGACCAATTTAAAGAAGCATGTACTTCAATGGTCGATCGTTTAGTAGACGCTTATAACAGAGGGCTTAACGCCAAATGATTACAAAATACCACGAAGATAATATCGTTAGACCGTTTGCAAAAGGCCATAATGTTGCTCACGGGTGCAATTGCTTCCATCTCATGGGTGGTGGTGTAGCTAAACAATTAGCAGATTACTATCCAACTATTTCTAAAGTTGATAAACTGACCAATTTAGGTGATTTTGCGAAACTTGGAACATATTCTATTGCTTATGGTGTTAAGGCAAATCTTTGCTTTAATCTTTATACTCAATATGAATCTGGTCCTAATTTAAGTTATTCTGCATTAGTTAAATGCCTTGAAAATCTTAATGATTGGGCCAAAACTAAAATTGTGGCCCCTACCGTTTATATGCCTCGTATCGGATGCGGGATTGCTGGCGGTGATTGGGAAAAGGTTAAAGTTCTGATTGATATGTTTACCCCTAACGTCAATATTGTTATTGTCGATTGGGACGGATCAGATTTTAAATGAATATACATTATCCTCATCCATACGACCCTAAGAATAAATCTACGATTCTTAGGGTCTGGAAAGAGCGACGTCAAACAAAATGTCCTAATAAATCTTCTAATGTAACTGAACGGTGGTATACCGGGACTTATGTAGAATACACTTATATAAACAAAAAGAAGCAAACTGTTTATATAGAAGAATATTGCATCTTAGTAGAATGGGATTAATATGCTTAGCGAAGAAGAAATTAAAAATATAATTTATCTTGCAAATGAGTATGCATCAGAATCAGCAGAATTAGCTTTAGAAGAAATGAATGGTCATTCAGCATCTGCTCTTGAATTCAAAATTAAAGAACGCGCTGATGCTAAAAAATTGTTAATTCAATATTTAGAAGGGCTAAAATGATGTCTGATGAAGAACAATATTATGTAATTGAACAGTTAGAAATTCTTATTAAATTAGCTAAAGCAGTAGGTGCTTTAGCTTCACATGGCACTGAAGACGAATATTGTAAAGCTGTTGTCAAACTTGAGAATCAAAAACGACATATTTTGTCTATGAATGGGATCGAAATTCTATGATTACTCCTATTCAAGCCAAGATAATTAAAAATCTGGTTCAAGATATAGAAGATAAAATGTTAGATGTAGAATCTGAATCTTGGGGCGATGGCTACGGTCTAGATAAAGCTATAGAGGATTTGAAAGAATCTAAAATAAATTTAGACCAGTATTTAAAATCAATTACGGCATAAGGAATAACATGGCACAACTTTATTTTATGTATGCAGCAATGAATAGCGGTAAAAGCACTTCTTTGCTTACAGTAGCTCATAATTATAAAGAGCGCGGCATGGGTACTTTAGTGATGAAGCCTGAAATTGATACCAGAGATTCTTCTTCTGAAGTTGTATCAAGAATTGGCCTTCGTCAAGAAGCAAATATGATTAAAAAGGATATGAACGTATTCGAATTTTTCAAATATGCTTCGGCGCAACGTGATATACACTGTGTATTAATTGATGAGGCGCAGTTTCTTGAACCAGAACAAGTGGTCCAACTGTGTAAAATAGTAGATTATTATAATGTCCCTGTGATGGCCTATGGCTTACGTACGGATTTTAGAGGTGAGCTATTTAAAGGCTCTAAAGCATTATTCCAATCTGCCGATAAATTGATAGAATTAAAAGGTGTCTGCCATTGCGGAAGAAAGAGCACAATGGTTGCCAGAATTGATGAAAACGGTTCTCCGGTCATCGAAGGTGACCAGATTTTGCTAGGTGGTGAAGATAAGTACACTTCATTATGCAGAAAACACTGGTGTGAATTACTAGGTATATACCAATGAAATTTAAAGGTATAAAAAACGGGTTTTATTATCATTGAGGTAACTAAAAAGAGGATAATAAATGAGTCGTACTATTCGTCGTAAAGGCTGGCATATTACCGAAAGTAGTAAATGGACTGACCAGGATAACAATTCATTTGCATACATTAAAAAATATGATTTAAAAAAATGCACTAAAGAGCAAAAAACTAGATACTATTCTTATATAGAAGATTATATAAAAAGTAATTTAGAAAGAGCTTTACTTCATAAAGAAATGCAAAAAGAAAGATATCGAGATGGTTTTTGGAGTAGTTCTCGCTGGTCTCAGTATGCTCTACCGATTCCTCGTGTGTATCATAAGATGGAATTAATAAAAACATTGAGAACTGAATCCGAATATAATTGGGACGAAGAGGCTGCAAGAAAATACGAGCGAGGTCTCGCTCAATGGTCTTGTGATTAATTAAATTATAAATACTTAAAACTAACCAGAGGTTCTATGCAACATTTAACTGAAAAGCAATTAAGTAATCTTTCTGTTGAACAACTCAATGAACTGAGAAGAGAAGTCGGTATAAGTATCGGTTCTCTTAAGGCTCGGTATTATGAAGACAGGTCGGTAGGTGATTATAAGCGTATGCGTAAGTTAGAAAAATACCTCGTAACGGTTAAGGCTGTATTACAGCATAAAAGACGATTAAATCTATAGGAGTCCTTCTATGGACTTTACAAAGATTTGTAAAGCAATTGTATTTTTTACCGCATGTTCCATGTCATCCATTTCGTCGGCAGATGACACTGACTATAAAAGTTATGTCGAGGGCGCTCTACAAGTTTACAAACAATTTGAAGAGCCTAGTGTAAAGGAATCTCAAAAATTTCTAAACTTTGTTAATACTCGATGGAAAGATTCTAATGAAAAGTGCTTTACTGCATGTTCATTAGAAGGTAAAAATGCTGCCAAAGATTACGCTTCAACTAACAACATAAAGTTGAATGAAGACGAGAGTTAAATGAAAGGTCTACAATTGTAGACCTTTTTTCGTATCTGCCAGTTTACAAGCTCTTTTAGACGTGTTACTATACTCCTACACCAACAAATGGTTAACGGAGAAATAAAATGCAACTTACTGAAAATGCTAAAAAATTCATGTCAAGAAACCCACAGTTAATTGCTGTTGTAGGCGACCACCGTTTTTACGAACATCCGGTCCATGGTGATGAAGTTGATTTAGTAGTCATCACTCCAGATGGCCGCAAAAAGTCTTCAGGTTTCTATGATGTTCCTAGTCTTCAAGAAGTTCTTGATTCTAACTTTTAAGGTGAGAAAAATATGAAAGCTCAAATTACGGATATCGTTCCTGGTCGCATCCTTTATCATGTTTACGGTGTTTCTGGCCTTAACACTGAAATCGATGAAAGAAATGTAACAAAAATTATTGTTACAAGCAAGCCGTATGGGGTGAATATAGGTCTATCTTCACCTGCTTTGTTTTTCAAAAATATTACGGTTTATGAAAATTATTCAGGTGAAATTTCTGAATATGAAACTTCTAATTCGGTAAATGATTGCGGCATCGTTACTAATGATGAACGATCTATTTACAATCTTAATCGTTTGTTTACGTCTAAAGAATCTGCAATGAATTTTATGCGTGAACTTCAGACAGGAAAATTTAGTGACCCTGTCGATCAAGAATATGCAAATAGTATTAATTATATGTCTGGAATTAATCCTAATAAATTTATAATCGATGAAGATTATGACTATGATTATTATGACTATGATTATTATGACTATGATGAATAGCAAATGAACGGTTGGGGTCCATCTGATGAAGGCTTCGCTACACGTGAAGCCACAATAAACGATGCTATAGAATGGGCTCGATTAGAGCTCGAATTATCTTCTAAACGTGAATCAAATGAATTCTGTGATGAATGTGGAGAAGAAATTCCTATGGCTCGTAGAAAAGCTTCTAAAGGTTGCAAATATTGCGTTTTCTGTCAAGAAAAACAAGATAAAGCAATCTTTAGTTATTATAATCGTCGTGGGTCTAAAGATTCACAATTGAGGTAATATGTACGGATATTCGGTAGTTAATCTTGAAAATCATGAAATAGGCCATAAAGACGATGAAATCATAATTTCAGTTAAAGTTCCTGAAGGATGTTGTTGGGCTGGAGTACCTATGGCATTTTCTAAAGAAGATGCAGTTTTAATAGCAAAAGAAATTTTAAAAATTTGCGAGGGATAAATGACTAAGTTGGAAGTTGGAGATTTAATTTTAACAAATACTTACACAGATAATACTCGTGTAGAAGTCTGTCAATATCGAGGGCAGACAGGGCAGTTGATGTACACTTTATATGACCCGGAATGTAGAATGCTTTCTATGTTAGAACGGTATATTAAAGATACAGAAAGCCTTCCTTACTCATCTACTATTCTTAAAAAGAATGATAGACGTTACATTCCTATAATGAATGCTATTTCAGATTCGTTAAAATCCAAAAAAGCTTTTAATCATAATGAGGTAAAATGAGTATAACATATTTTGATAAGACGACAGCCACTGTAGAAGATTTTACATTTGGCGAAAAGACTTCCTTTAATCTAAAATTAGTTGAAGTTATTCATGAACAAGCTAAAGGACCTTACGATGTTCTGGTTGTTTCAGGAACTAATGGTCCTGAAGGTTTCACAGAAATGTCTTTTTTAAAATCAGACCTTATTAATTTAAAGCATTATCTAGATGTTGTTCTTAGTGATATGAGGAATGCTGAATGAGTCTTAAATTTGATGGCATTGGAACTCGTGCGGTAATTGAACCGGATGATGCCGCTGATACAGAAACTATTTGCAGTACAAATAGTAGATTAAAATGTGTTTTAATTGAACAAGATAATGAACTTGTCTGTTTATCAAAAAATGAAGCAACAGCATTAAAAAATTATTTAACTCAAATTCTACCTTCTCTTTAAGGAAAATATTATGAATATCAATACTAAATCTTGGCATTATCGTCTTATCTCAGCAATTACTTTTCGTGACTCTCGTCGTGGTAAAGTTCCAACTTCACTTTGTCCGTATTTTCGTGCTGTAGTTTATCGTATTGCTTTTATTATTGCAACAACAAGTATCGGTGGTTTTATTCTTGGTCTATTTGGTGAAGGTGCTGCAGTTTATCTTTCTTCTCTTGCAGGTATTACAATGGGCCCTGTTGCTAGTATTATTGCAGGTATCCCGTTCGGAATAATTCTTTTTGCCTTTATTATCGGCACTGTTTATGGTTTGCTTATGGGTCTTAGTAAAATTGTAGGTAAAATTGTAGTTGCTTACGAAGACTATCAGGATAAAAAATTAGATAAAGAAATTGAAGACCGTAAAAATGGTGTTAAACCAAAAGAACCAGGTTTGATTATGAGTTTCATTAAATCAAATCATGATAAAGTGTGTCCTACTCTGACTTTTATTTCTAAGGAAGAAAAATGATTTATTACAAGAAAATTAATGCTGAAGGTACCGAATCTAAAGGGCTAGAAGCTGGACGTTCTATTGAAATTTTTATTCGGAATTCATCCCAAGTATTTACCGGCATCATCGAGTTTATCGGTGTTTATCAAGGTGCCACACATATTTTTGTAGATATTGGCCCTGAGAAAAAAGCTCTTTTGAAAATTAGTCAATCTCGAACTATTAAAGAAATGGTCCTCTGGACAAAAACAGATTTGACTGTAAATATAATTTCTAATATTACAGTTACTCATATGGCTAAACAGTATGCAGTGGATTTGTTTCCAAAGATTCCAACCTATTCGGTTCCTGCATCCGGAACCTGGAATGTTCCGGTAGAAGTAGGTGATATGTTTATTAAGAAATGTGAACCATACACCGTATTGGCAGTCGCACGAAATGGTACACTATTCTTAGAAGATAACGATGGTCAAGCGCTTCAATTGACTCTTAAGGACGAAGGTTTGGCCTATTGTTTCCAAGGTCTATATAAAGGTAATATTGATTAATGAAAACAATTGTTAAATGTTATTTTGGGTCCCATCTTTATGGGACCAGTACTCCTGAAAGTGATGTAGATTTTAAAGAAATCTTTGTTCCTCATGCACAAGATATTTTAATGTGTAGAGCAATGAATCACACTAATTTCAATACTAATAACACTGCAACAAAAAATTCTAAAGAAGATGTAGACCATGAACTATATTCTCTTAAATATTTCATGGAATTAGCTCAGAACGGTGAAACTGTTGCTCTTGATATGCTTCATGCGCCTAGTAATATGATTGTTAAATCAGAATTACCTGATGTATGGAAATTTATCCAAGATAATCGTTCTCGTTTTTATACGACAGATATGAAAGCATATCTTGGTTATGTACGAAAACAAGCCGCAAAATATGGTGTAAAAGGTTCTCGTCTGGCGGACCTGCGAAAAGTTCTGGACCTTATTAAAGATATCCCAGAATGGAAATATTCTGACAGACCTAAACAAAAAGGTGAAAACGAACGTTGGAAAGTTAAAGATTTTGTTGCATCTTTTCCTGTAGGTGAATTCTTAGAATGGACTACTTTTGTTGACCATAAATCAGGCGAACAACATTTTTATAACGTTCTTGGACGTAAATTCCAAACAACAATTACTATCCATGAAATGAAACATTCGTTAACTAAGCTTTGGGACGAATACGGTGAACGTGCCCGTAAAGCTGAAGCTAATGAAGGTATTGATTGGAAAGCACTGAGTCATGCTCTTCGTGCCGGATTACAACTTCAAGAAATTTATTCTACAGGTGATTTGGTTTTTCCACTTAAAGAAGCCGAATTTGTTAAGAAAGTAAAATCTGGTAATATTCCTTTTAAAGAAGTTCAAGAATGGCTAGAAATTTGTGTTAATGATGTAGAACGTTTATCAATTCAAGCTTCTAAGAATGGAATGCCTTCTAAAGTAGATATGAAGTTCTGGGACAAGTTTGTAGAGGAAGTTTATCTTGACAACCACAACTCTTATTACAAAAGATAAAGATATTGCTTTATGGTCTTCTTATGGGAGACCATCTTCTAAATTAACCAGATGGTATTTAGAAGCGGTTTGCAGAGAAACCGGTCGAAGAGAAATAGGTAAATATGTTTGTAAGCCTACTAAAAAGCAAATTCGAAAATTTAAAAGATGGGCCAAATGGTCTATACAATTTGACCTTTACTGGAGTTCTTTATGATTGAATGGATTATAGTTATGCCTATTGTTATTTTTATTGTATACTTTGTTTTAAGTTTCATCATATCAAAGATTCTAATCAAGAAAGGTATCATTGAAACAGCCGGGGACTATTGGTTCTATTTTATTCTTTGGTTACCATCGTTTGTACTTGGTTTGATTTATAGCTTTTTAATTTTGTTGTTGACTTTCCCTAAAAACTGGGCCAACAAGCAAATTAACAAAGATTAAGAGCCTTCGGGCTCTTTTGTTAAGGAGATAAAATGAAAATACAAGAGTTATTAAGTCAACTCAAAAAATTTGCAGAATTTAAAGAATTTTATGGTTTTGTAGTGAACCCATCCGGATCATTTTCACAATCGTATACATTAGATGCATGTATGATTGCAGATATTAAAGAAGAAGATGGATTGTTTTCTTTAAGAATTAATTATTTGAATGATATCGAAGAGCCACATTTAATCTCATCTACATTAGATGCTTTAAATGATAACGAGATTTTAAAGAATCTATCATATTCTGAAGTTCTTTATCAATGTAAAGAATTGATGACTCAATGCAATATCGACTATTGCATGAACCAGTTTTAAGGGCCGAAAGGCCCTTTTTTGCATTTAATTTTTTGCAAAAAGTGTTTACTTTTGCTTTAAGCATGTTATTATAGCTGCATCGAAACAAAACAAGCAATTCACGGAGAAATAAAATGTTAAAATTAATTTACGAAGCAGGTTCTAAAGGTTTAATGGTTAACACTCGTGATTCTGTACAGCGCAAAGAATTTAGTGAACTAAAACAGGCTGGTCTTGTTAAAGCATCTTTAGGAATTGGCAATTCGTTACGTGTGACTTTAACTTCTGCAGGTATTGCTAAATTTGCTCCAAAACGTCGCAAATAAGTGTTTACATCTACATTCAACATGTTATTATAGATGCATCGAAACAAAACAAGCAATTCACGGAGAAATAAAATGTTTAACGTTCAAATCAATAAAGGTACTTTCCGCGGTAACGAAATCTCTGGAAAGTTCATTGCTTCAAGAACTTGGTTCCCAGATGTTGTTCCTTCTCATGAGTCACATCTTGGTGATGGTAAAGTTTTTGTTCAGATTGATGGCAAAGAGCGTGGTGTATGGGTTTTCAAAGCTGACATCGAAATGGAAAATATGCAACAATCTACAATCCAAATCGTTGCAGAAACTGAAGAAGAAATGAAAACTCGCATCAACAAACGTTTTAAAGTCATGGGTATGATGACTAACGGGATAATTAATGGCAACATCCGCTCTTTGATTATTTCAGGTGCAGCAGGTATTGGTAAAACTTATGGTCTGGACAAAGCATTAGCTGCCGCAAATGACCAAGGTTTAATCAAGTATAACAGCATCAATGGTAAAATTTCAGGTATCGGTCTTTATGAACAACTTTATCTGAACTCTGAAGCTGATTCAGTATTGCTCATCGATGATGTGGATGTTTTCAGTGATATGGATATTTTGAATCTTCTGAAAGCTGCTCTTGATACAGGTGAAACACGTACAGTTTGTTGGAGTACTGCTTCTTCTTACTTAGAAGAAAAGGATATTCCTAAGAAATTTGAATTCGAAGGTACAGTGGTTTTCATCACTAACGTTGATATCGACCGTGAATTAGAGCGTGGGACTAAACTTGCTCCACATCTTCAAGCTCTTGTATCTCGTTCAGTTTATTTGGACTTGGGTGTTCACACTAACGAAGAAATCATGGTTCGTGTTGAAGATGTTATTCAGTCTACAAACATGATGCAAAACCGTGGTCTTAGTGATACTCAGACTTACGAAGCATTAGCTTGGATGAAGTCTAATGTGACTAAATTACGTAATGTCTCTTTACGTACAGCGCTTTACCTAGCAGATTTCATCGCTACTGATGGAAATGGTTGGGAAGAAATCGCAGAAGTTACTCTTCTGAAATAAAATAGATGGGGCTACGGCCCCATCTTTAAGTGAGGAAATCATGTTACATTCTCAGAAACGAGCATTATACAAAGCAGGTTTATTTGAATCTCCGATCCCTAAAGGTGATACTACTTTTTGGGGTATCAATGACTGGATTAACTATATTGATTCTTACGGTAAATGGATTCTATAAGGAATAATTATGCTTATCATGGTTAATTTTGTTAAAAACTTCGATTTATATCCACCTGCTCATATCTATGCCGGTATGCAACAAGGTAAAGCTGAGAAGCGTGCTGTTGCATTATGTGAAGAGCTATATAGATTTATACCGGGTGATAAGCCACACATCCTGGGTGAGCTTAGGACCGCCTGGCGAGATGTCATTGTTTTGCAAAATATGGCAAATAATTGTCCAATTAAAATCAACCCAGATTATGTTAAAAAGGTCCTTGACAATTTCCAAGATTGGGCTATTAAAGCCAATGATGAAACAGCTCGTGTCTTTAAGCAACATCCAGACCTTCAGAAATGGCGTGAAACTAGTGGCATTATACAGAACAAAGAAATCAAATCTTGGGTATATGATATGGCTCAGAGGCTAAAATGATACAAATTACTAAAGAAGAATTAAAGCAACTTATCAAAGAAGAAATTGCTAACAATCTTTCGATAAAGGTTGATACTCAAGATTTTTCTTCATCTTTAGATATTGACTTAGTGTATGATTCAGAAGTCATCTCTAACATCTCTATATGGGCGTCAGATATAAGGAACATACTAAGTTAATGGATAATATTAAAAAGTTAAAAAGTGCCCTAGAGCTCGCTAAGCTACGTTTTGAGAATCGTATGAATTACTCAAATACTGCTCATTTAAGTATTCTTAATTTTAGTAGGGACCTTGAAGGGTCTTTTAAGCTAAAAGATAAAGTTAACACTTTGATAATTATAGACCGTTATCAAGAATATGCTGCAAATGCTTTTAAAAAAGATAAAGCAAAAATCATGGAAGATTATGCCCCTGTTGTAAAAGCGCCGGTTTCAGCATGGTTCTCAGGTGACAACAAAAAAGAAGCATTTTATTAGTGTTTACTTCTTTAAGAGGACATGTTATTATGTCCTCCTAGACAAATGGAGGACATATGTTAACTGAAATTATTAAAGATATGATTGCTCAGAATATAAAAGAGTATCAAGAACGTCGTCAGAGAGTTACGGCCCGCGCAGTAGAACTTAATTCTGGGTGGTGTGCATCTAAAACTGGGCGTGAATCATTAGATAAAATCATCGAGCCTACATGGGGTAAAGATGATCGCCCGCATGCTCCTTTTGATGGGTATTTGTGGGAAAACGAAGTTGGCGAAATCGCCGAATACCATGGTGGAAGTTATTTACCATATGTCACTGAATTTGACCGTATGGATAAGCCAGAGTACGATGGCGACCATGGTTGGTGGAAACTCAGATTGACATCTGAAATGCTAACAGAGCTTTGCCTGCTTTCTTCTAGCACTGGATATATTGAAGTTCAGAGTCCTTATAAGACTTGGGATTTAGAAGATGGAACTAAGGTTGTTATGGCCAAAGTTCGTGCTCACACCAAAATATTAAATAAAATCCAAGATATTTCTACAGATATTTTTAATGCTATCTATGAAAAATTGAATGCTAATAAAGGAATTGCGCCTGAAGGTAAAATTAATGTTACTGGACGTGTAGTTTCTGTTAAAACATTTGATGACTTCTATGGTGTTGTATCTAAAATGACTGTTCGTCTTGAAAATGGTTCTACCGCTTATGGCACATTACCAAAATGCGTTCCATTGGATTATCGTGGCGATATTTCATTTACTGCAAAATTTACTCAGGCAGTAAATGACAATACTCATTCATTCTACAAAAATCCTTCTAAGGTGGAAATTAAATGACATTTTTAATATGTTTTACAGCATTATTTTTATATTTGGTGATTGGTGTTATTACAGCTATTGTATTTAAAAAATATTTAAGTCGTGTGATTTATAGTGAAGATGATATGGTGATTTGCACATTCTTATGGTTTGCATTTTGGGCCCATGCATTATTCATCTTAATTAGTATTCCATTCTATTGGCTTTTTTCTAAAATCTCTTGAGAGGACTTATGGAAATTTTGATTGCGGTGTTTACTTATATTGTTATTGGTGTAGTTTGTGCATTTGCTTTTAAACCTATCCATACTTTAGTCTTTGAGGATGAAGATTATGATGAAGAAAAAATGTCCTTAGTTACTTTTTTCTGGCCAATTTTTGCCTTCTTTTATTGTCTTATTGGGCCTTTGAAATTATTCATCTGGGTCTATTCAAAAGTGCTTAAGAAAAATTGACGGTATAATGAATCATAGGTTTTAAATCATATCAATTTGCGGTAGAAAGAATAGGAAAATATTATGAGTGTTAAAGTGATTAAATCAAAATCTAAACAGGCTACTATTGAACGTGTTCTAAAAGATTGTGAGCGAACGCTCACTGATGTTGAACATCCTTATGGTTTAAAATCTGAGCTGACGCAATTTATTTCTAAAACGCATGTACATGAATTTTTAATCTCTCTTAAAAACTGTTATAACCGGAATATTTGGGAACGTTGTGAAAATGATATTGTTAAGAATATTGTATACGCTATGAAGCGTTCTACTAATGGTAAATTGTGTTCTTTTGATTTTTATAAAGCAATTAAAAAATCAGGCTATTTTGGTATTGAACGAGCATCTAATCGTTTGTCTCAATTTGGTGTTTCAGAAAGTTCTAATGTTCGTAAAAACTTTTATGGACATTCAAAGTTTATCGATAAATCTAATATGGATGCTGATGTCTTCTGGTTTATTACACAACTACGTGTCAACTGGAAAATGTTTTTAGCATTAGGTGCTCGTTGCCAATTTGGCAAATATAGTGATACATCTTGGAAAACAGATCAACGGCGTCCAGACTGCCCGTATAATTTGTTTAAAGTAAATAATAATACTTTTAAAATTGTTTTCAGTTCTTCCGGACCACGTCCTGATACTATTAAAGCACAGGTTATTTCTGCTTTAAGTAATGTGAGTAAAGATGTGTTTTCTAATGTAATTAAAATTACTGAAGATTCAGTGCAAATTAAAATTGCTCAAAGTGTTAAACATATTGATTTTTCTAAAGTGGATGAGAATGCATATTCTCCAGTAGAAGGCATTAAGCTAGATATTGAAAAAGAACTAGACAAAATTAGCAAACATGTTATTTATCTTGAAACTGAAATTTCAAATATGAATGGCGAATTGAAACATAACAAAGAACAATACGACAAATTGTTCGCTGCTTTGAGTGCTTTGAAATGAAAATGCAATTAGCTGAAGACATCGATACTTCTTGGAAGGCAATGATGCTCATGGTTGAACGACGTGAAAATGCTGCACGACAAGTGCAGCCATGTCCTAAATGCAGTGATATTCAAGTTCAGCTGGTTGATTGGTCAACTGATGAATTAAAAATGAAATGTCGCATCTGTAAACATAAATTTACAAGGACTTTAAATGAAACTGCCTGATCCGCTTGAATTTGCTAAAAGAATTGCTTCAGTACAACCTATTGATGGCAATATTCTTAAGGACCTTATTAGAGTTATAGGTGGTTCAATTATTATTTCAGCTAAACCTATCCCTAGTGAAGGGTCTAATAAATCTGTAGAGGCACTAAATGTATAACTCATTTAATTTTAAATGCTTTATTTTAGCTGTTATTTTTGGTGTCTTTTCTTATTTTACAGATATTCTCCCTGATTCAACACGTGAGCAACCTTATACTGCTGAAATTGTTAAGATGTATGATGGTACATCAGGTGGGAAATATTCTCATCTAGAATTTATTGTTGTATATCGATTAGATGACGGCTATCTATTCGACCAACGAGTGTCTGCTTCATTTTTTAGTATGGCTCAAGTAGGTCAAAAATACACTGTGAATAAAAGACCATATGATATTATCCATAGTGAAAGAACTGGTATGAATGCAGTATGGTTTTTTGTATCACAATTCATATATTTAATTTCATATACACTAGCAATTATACTTTTTGCAATTTCAGTAGTTCCATATAAATTTTGGGAAGACGACTAATGATTTCTATTAAACTTGATACACATGCAGTACAATCTATTTTTCCAGCAGGCTCTGAAGCACGAGTCGAATTACAACAATCTGTTATTAACAATGTTGTTCAAGAGTTGGTTCTTCATAACTCTAAAAATAAAGTAAAAGAAACTATTGCTAAAGAAATTTCTTTGGTTGGCGCTCGTTTGCCTGATGTGAAACCTTTAGTGCAGGAAGAGCTCAGGAAGTTCTTTACAACTAAAGGCTGGAATGATATTGAGTGTTCTACAGAATTGAGCGCACGTATGAAAACGGCTGCACAAGAATTAGCAACACTGACTGTTAATAGAAAAGTTCAAGAATTAATTGATGAGTCTATGGAAACTCTTCAAACTAAAATCAAAGGTATGCTTGATTATTCTGAAGTTAAAATGGAACAGCTTATTGAGAAATCATTAACAAAGAACTTTAATTCTGCTCTTAATAAAGCAATTGCAGCTCGTTTAGAACAAGCATTTCCTGTGGCGACGCTAAATGAATCCATTTAAATACCAATCTAAATTTGAATCAGAGGAAATGAAAGCTCTATTCTCAGAGTTCAGTGAAGTTATAACTCGTATTTGCCTTAAACACGCTGATGAAGCTGGTGAAGATTTTTCTTTTGATTCACTTATGTGCTATTTTATAAGTAGTTTAGAATTTACTTCTATTCAATTTAAAACTTTAGCACAGCATAGTTTTTCTACTCAACCAGAAACATCACTTTCACTTTCAAGTAAAGTTGCTGTAGCGGCTCATGAAGCATATTTACGTATGAACAAGGTTAATAAAAATGGCCAAAGCTAAACGAAAAGAATATATGATTGCAGCAGAAAAAGCAATGTATCTAGTCATTAATGCATATTTTGAAGAATATGGTGAAATGCCTGCAAATTATTCTGTATTAAAATCTGCTCAAACTCGAGCATATAATAAAAGTTATCACGAACTGCATCAATTATGTGCAGATAAATTAAACATTGAATATAATGCCCAGCTATATCACCATCCTAATTTTAATTTGGCTATGAAAGATGTTCTTAAGGAAAAACTATGCTAACAATTTTTGGCTACGACAGTAATATTCATAAATGTGCCTATTGTGACAATGCTAAGCGTCTAGCTGACGTAAAAAAGATTCCATACCAATTTGTCAATGTTATGCCTGAAAAGGGTGTGTTTGACGATGAAGTGATTTCTAAATTGCTTAAACGATTAGGACGTGAATCTGCCACAGGTCTTACGATGCCGCAGATTTTCTTTAATGCTGATTATATTGGCGGTTTCACTGAACTTAAATCTAAAATCAAGGAGCTTAAATAGTGGGCCCTGAAATTTCGTTAGTTATTTTATACACAGTCATTGGTATAGGCTATGCTAAAACTCTTATAGCACTCACTAAATCATATTCTAGTGGTGATGCAATAGGATTTTTAATTTTTGGTGTATTACTGTGGCCGCTTTTACTTATTGTTGCTTCTGTATGGAATTTTTCTAATGACTGATTTCAATCTTTGGTCTGACCCAGATTTTAATGACACTGTAGAATTGTGTCTAAACGAATTAGACGCAACAGCTTCATCTTTTAATGAAGATATTTTATATTACATTCCGGAATGGTTAGTTTTGATGGCTAACGATTATGGATGGAATGACAGCGAAGTCAGAGATGATTTGTATCTTATTCTTATGAGGTCTATGAATAATGAAAGATAAAATTATTGATTTAGGCGATTTTGATATTGATGACCTAGAAGATTTAATTTTTGAATATATGGTTGGTCTTGCATATAAAAACGGTATCGATTGGGTCGCTGACGGGAATGAATTTGGTGAAAATATCTTCATTCTTTCTGGCGTAAAATATAAAGTTCAATGGACTTATGTTGGTCTTGAATCTGTAGAGTTTCAAGAAAATGATGAAGGCGATTATGTTCCTGTTGGTGGTTGGTATTGGGAATATGATGCTCCTGATTTTGAAATTTCATCTCTAGTTAAAGTGAACGAAATGCATATTCCTACTGAAAATATAGTAGAAGTTAAAGAAAGTGAGTTGAATAGACTCAAACGTATTGAAAGTCTATTTTGGCAAATTGAATCATCTCTTCCGAGTGGCCTTGAATCTTGGATTGATGATGAAGAACTTCAGGAACTAAGAAATGATTAAAGAAGAAAAAGATGTAATTTTAGAAGAAATAATGTCGGACCATAATGGATATTCGGACCGTTATGATTTTGAAGATTCTGAATACCTTCAAGAAATTGAAGGGGAAGATTGGACTACAGATAACGGTAAGTACCAGTATAAACAAAGTGTTTATTTTTCTAAAAAGCATAATGTTCATATTGCTGTAGATGAAACACGAAGTGGCTCATATTTTAGCGATTGGGACTATTCTGCTCCGGATGTAAGCCTTGTCGAAAAGCGTGAAAAAGTGGTAACAAGAACTGTGGTAGAATGGGTTACAATCTAATAAAAACTGTGATACAATGATTGTAACTATATCAATCAACTAAAAGGTATCAAAATGTGCTTAGTGAATAAATGCTTCAAAATCATCGAAGAAGATACCGATGGTGTTTTAGAATGTTTTCCTGAACTTAGATTAGGTACCGAGTTCAAAGTTATCAATATGGAAGATGATGGCGTTACTGGTATTCTACTTAAGAACGGACAATATCTCCATATCTCTTCTAGAGAAAGTATGTTTTGGTGTTTTTGGAATTCTTATAATATAGAAGAAGAACTTCAAGAAATTGAAGATTTCACTTCTGGGCAGAATATTATTAATACTAGTGATTCTGCAGATTTATTTTATGGGCTACCTATTTTAGAACAACTTGAATCGCTTAAATCTCGAGTCAACAGCCATGACGAAAGATTGATTGTTTCTACTATTGATTATATTAAATCTTTAAAAAGTAATTTAAATAGTTCGGTATCTTTCTAAGCATAAATAAGTTCATCTTACTTTGAGGTGAACTTATGCTTTTATCCGGAAAATTATATAAAGAACAAAAACAAAAATTTTATGATGCACAACACGGTAAATGTCCGCTCTGTAAAAGAGAGCTTTCATCTGATGTTCAAAGTAATCACCTTGACCATGACCATGAATTAAACGGTAATAAAGCTGGTAGAGTTCGTGGTCTGCTGTGTAATTTGTGCAATGCCGCTGAAGGACAGATGAAGCATAAGTTCAACCGCTCTGGTCTTAAAGGTCAAGATATTGACTACCTCGAGTGGCTTGAGAGCTTGCTTGTCTATCTAAAGGATGATTATACCAAGAATGATATTCATCCAAGTTATGTCATCGATAAAGCAAAAGAGTTTGCACGTGGTAATAAAGATGATATGATAACGATGTTCAAACAATTTGGGTTCACTTATATAGAATCTGATACGAAGCCTAAAATGGTGGCTTCATTCAAAAAACAACTGAGGAAATCATTAAAATGATTCATATTATAGAATTCTTAGAAGCTGCTCAAGAACTAGCCCTTGCCTATGGCCCGGAATATCCTAGTTTGTATACATTCACTTTTCTAGCTCCATATATCACGTTTTAAGGAACACCAATGACTAAGTTTCGTAATTTTCTGGTAATGTTCGTATTTTTTGTTGCTATTGCTTACGGTTTTATAGCAATTATTCCTTTTGTTATCATGTGTCAATTAGCAAGTCTTATCGACCCGGCATCTGATGGTGAGAAATTTGATATCAAAGAAACCACTCGTCGCTTAAGTGACAAAATTAATGAGCTGAGTGAGAAATTGAAATGAGTTTACTGCGATTTGAAGAATATGTTGTATTGAATTGGCAAGCATGGGACGACATCGGTAATGGTTATGGCTTTGCTTCTTGCACTATTAATCCAGATTTCTGGAAAGATAATCAGGAAGATTTGAAAGAAATCTATGCAATCCAAGAAATCCATAACGAACTTCCATACGTTAGTTTTTCATTTGGCGAAGATGGTTTTGTGATTGATGTATCTTTTTATAATGAAGAAGCTAATCTAGACAAAACTTGGTCATATCAAGGAATTATTTCTAGTGGAAAAAAATATCCTAAAATTGAAATTTATGGGATTCCAGAAACAGTCAGCCGCTGTGCTGGCTGTTCTTTTGTTAAATTAATTTTAAAAGATTTAGGTATCCCATACACTTTTATTGATGTTCTCTCGCCATCTAAAAACAGTCTAGGGTTCACTTATGACCGTGAGCTGATAGTCAAATTGGCCGAAAGAGCTAAATTCCCCTCGCTTAATATACGCTATCCTGTGATATTTGTGGATGACGTACACATCAAAAATATTCGTTTATTCAAAGAACATCTTATCGAACTAGGATACGACAAAGACATCGTTGAAGACTAGTTTACATCTAATTTTTTTCATGTTACTATACTCTTACACTTGTTAGGAGATGTAACATGAAAATCTTTTCTAAAAAAGCCGATATTGTTATAGTTATGCACGTAAATTCTGTCCGCGGGTCTGAAGAACTTCGTGTAGAAATTTCTATGGATGAAGTCATTTTCAGAGCTCGTTCTTTGCGTACAGAACTTTCTATCGAACGAGCTAAAAATCCTTCGCAAATTTATTGGTCTATTTCTGCTCTTATTCCAAATATGTTTGAATATGAATTAGACTTGGTTGTTCCTGAAATCCACAAATATGTTAAATTAGCTTGAGGTTAATATGATTTTAGTTACTAAGGAAAAGATAACAAAACTTAAAGTTATTGTTAGTTGCGAAAAAGACCCTGCCGTAATTGGCATTAATATTAGCGACAACAAGCAAGTTGAGTTTTTATGTAATCCAGGAAGAACTATTTGTCGTCTTCAAGGTGACCTAAAAGATTCTTTTCGAATTAAAAATGCTGTAGTTTCTCTTGTCCCGGATATTAACGAAAGCGAACTTGGACAAATTGCTAATAAAATTTTAGAGCTGAAATAAGGTAAAAATGTCAAATTTAAATTGGGAAGAAGCACAACAGAAAATGCGTGAAGGTCATCGTGTAAAAAATGCGTATTTCTCTAGTGAAGAATGGTTTGAAATGGACCACCAAAATAGGATTGTAGATGAATGTGGTCTTCGAATGGCTGGCTGGTATCGTAATGAAGATTGGCAAAATAAAGGCTGGGCAGTATGCAATTAAAATTAACTTCTAAAGTACGTTCTTTAGAATTTAAAGTAGAAAATGGCCCTCGAATTTTTGTTAAATTTGACGAATTGACAAAAACACTTTCTGTTGAATGTAATTTAGAACATATTATTATGTCTGGTAATGAATTGATGGACACATTTGCTTTTTGGAGAAATCTTAAAGTACTAGGTATTGATATTACTCCTAGAGAAGCAGATCATTTTCTTTATATCTGTACTCGATAAATTGCTATAGGTATTTTAATATAAGATACCTATGTCAATAATAATGAGGAAAATACCATGTCTCAAGAAATTAAAAACGTTCTGAATTCTTTTGCTTATGATAAAGTTGTTAACATTATGAAATCTGGAACTTACATCACACCAGAAATTCTTGATACTTGGGAATCCGACCTTCATGGTGCAATGAAAGAAAACGGCCAAAAAATTGGCAAAGCTCGTATTCGTGAATTAGTTGTTTGCTATATTATTTCTGAATTTGGTCTTGATGCTTTTGGTTTATATGCAACTAAAAAGAAACCAGAAATTACGGATAGTTATATTCGTAAAATGAAAAACCAACGTAAGAAAGGTTTCAGAGACCTTAAAATTATTAAGGCTGGTAATGAACGTTAAAATTTATTTTAATTGTCATAACGGGCTTCGACCATATTCCGATTTTATTTCTAATAAGAGAGATATAGGATATAAGTTATGCAAAGAATTCGGGCCTACTCTAAAGCCTATTTTATTAAAAGGGTCTAAAAGTCCTATATTTCCTTTGCCTGATTTTATAGAAGCTAAAATGGATATAGATAAATTTTTAGAACTATTTAATAGGTCTAATGTGAATATGAGCATCAACAAAGAATATATTTCTACTAGGCTTAAATATGAAATTCACTTAGTTGTGCCTGGATATAAAGAGGAATGGTTATGAATTTGCCTGAAGAATTACCTGAAGGGACTGCAGTTTATATCCTTTATCCGGTTCGAATAGACTTTTGGCATTCTAAGATAGAGATTTCTCATAAAATAAAGCAAATGAAATATCTTAAAATTCTTTTGTCAACGGAATACAAAAATGATATTCGTTTGTATATTACAAATGCTGAAACAAAGTATACAAAAATTAGTATATCTACAGCATGGAATGAAGGAATGACTCTTGAAGAATTTAAAGAATATTTGGAGAGTTGATGAATTATTATAAATCTAGTTTAGACATATTAGGCATAGGAAGATTTTCAATAGACAAATATATGGGTGTTGCATTTGAAGACATATATGGACTTCCTGTTGATTGTTTTTGGATAGCCCACGGCTCTAATCTGAACGAATCTGGATATGAATTTTTATGGACATCATGGCAAAAGTATTGTGATGAAAATGATTTCAGGCCTGATTTAAGTAAAGAAAATTTTATTATTATTTGCAAAAAGTTGTTTCATATGTACGAAATTTTAGTTAGTTAAGTGCTTTAAGTATGCCTCTTTCAAAATATGATATAATTAAATTTATGAATTGAGTTAAGAGGCAACTATGGTCCAACGAACTAAAAACAACTATGTAAATAATAAAGAGCTTTTACAAGCTATTACTCTTTGGAAACAAGAGCTGAATGCAAACACTAATCCAAATAAAATTATTCGTCAGAATGATACGATTGGGTTAGCAATTATGCTTATAGCCGAAGGTCTGTCAAAACGATTTAATTTTTCTGGATACACCCAATCATGGAAAGATGAAATGATTTCAGACGGTATTGAGGCCGCAATTAAAGGACTCCATAACTTCGACGAAACAAAATATAGTAATCCGCATGCTTATATTACCCAAGCTTGTTTTAATGCCTTTGTACAGCGAATTAAGAAAGAACGCAAAGAAATGGCAAAGAAATATAGCTACTTCGTTCATAATGTCTATGACAGTCATGACGATGATATTGTCGCGTTAGCAGATGAAACCTTTATTCAGGACATCTATGATAAAATGACGCAATACGAAACTTCTTTAGCTCAGAAGCCAGGGTCTGATAAGAGCATCGAACCTAAAGAAGGCGGACTGGATTTTTTATATGAGGCTTCAAATTGACCTCTCTGGATTTCTAGATGAAATTGGCAGAGATTTAAACACACTTCCTTATTTGCTTAAAATGTACTTAAGAGACGTTGAAAAACTGCCAATTGATATAGACCCGCTTAACCCAGGTGAAGTTCACTTGACTAGTAAAAATAATATTGTTGATTATAATTATCATGTCACAGATGATAATTTTTTCATTACAATAAATATGACCCCTAAGGAATAATATGTTACAACCCGGCGATGCTTTTTATGCTGAGATCAATCATGATCATGATATAGATAATTCATCTGAACTCAGTTCTCAATATACAGATGAACAGCTAGATGAAGCTATAGAAAGAATTGAACAAGAAACATCTAATGAAGCCCGGATTAAAGCACATTCTATTCTAAAAAAGAATAAACGTGAAATCAAACGTTTGAATGATTTAGCTTCTGGTGCAGTTCTTGAAAATAACTTCGACTCATATTCTTATGCTATCAAAAAATTGCGTAAGATTTATAGACAACCTACTAACGAGACAATTATCACTACAATGTGGCAAACAACTCGTCAGCAAATTTGGAATCTTATAAATGATCGTTCAAAAGAAATTTAAACGTCTTAAAAATAATGCCGGGTTCACATTAAATTCTAGTGATGGGCCTTTAGCACTCAAAATTTCTAAAACACACTATGTTCTCTTATTGCCTTATGGTGTAGGAAGTAGTCCTATTAAAGCTTCTAAAGAAGAATTAGTATGGGCTGATACAGAACAAATTAAACCGTGGTGGAAACTATGAATGAAGAAAACTGGGGTGTATGAAGCGATAATAGCTAAAGCTAATACAATAACCCGTAATGGAACTGTTTATTCGGATAAAGCTATAGAAAAAGCTATTGATTATTCTAAGATTCGTGATTCTAAGGTTGAAATGATAAGACGATTAAAAACGTATTATGATAAAGCTAAAGCTGAAGGAACACTTATCTACACTAAAATAAAAGGACCTTAGGGTCCTTTTTTTGTTCTTTAAGGTATCTATGGAAACTATAACTATTTCTAATCAAAAATTTAAAATTGTTGCTCGTATTCACTCAACTAAAGAAAATTGTTTCAGTTGGACAATAGAAGCAACTAGCTCTTCTATGTTAGAACGCATTTCCCACTTAGACTTTATAGGCTTAAGAAAAGAGTATGATAGAGTTGGGTACACAGGCGAATTATTAGTAGGTTTAAAAAATGGTTATTTGGATGAATATCCTTGTGCTATTATTTTGAAAGACCAGGATTTCTTTGAGACTATTGAAGCTAAAAAAGAATTCTTAAATAAAGTCAATAATTCTAAAATACTCGAAATGGTAAAGCGAAAATGAAAATTCTCCATATTGGCGATTTGCACGTCGGTGTTAAAGCAGATGACCCATGGGTGCAAAATATCCAACGTCATGCATTTGAACAAGCAATCAAATATTCTAAAAAACATAAAATCTCTACATGGATTCAATACGGTGACTGGTTTGATGTACGAAAGGCCATTACTCACAGGACTATGGAATTCAACAGAGAGCTAGTAGACATGATTAGTGCCGCAGGGATAAAAGTCCATGTGACCATAGGTAATCATGACATGGCATTTAAAAACACCCTGACGCCCAATAGTGTGACAGAATTATTATCTCAGTTTGATAACTTCACCATTTATGAAAAACCGACAACAGTAGATTTTGATGGGTGTCTAATCGACATTATCCCATGGATGTGTGACGAAAACACAACTGATATTATGGCCCACATCAAAAAGACTAAAGCAAAATATTGTATTGGACACTGGGAATTGAATGGGTTTTATTTTTATAAAGGAATGAAATCTCATGGGCTTGAGCCTGATTTTCTTAAAGGATATAAGCAAGTTTGGTCTGGGCATTTCCATACAATTTCTGAAGCAGCTAATGTAAAATATATTGGAACACCTTTTACTATTACAGCAGGCGATGAGAATGACCCCCGTGGATTCTGGGTTCAAGATACAGAAAACGACACTTTTGATTTTGTTCCTAACTCGGTCACATGGCATAGAAAGATTTTTTATCCCAATGAGACAATAAATTTTAAAGATTTTGCTAATTTGTCTGTTAGGGTAATAGTAGAAAAGGTTGACACTAAATTAACAAAATTTGAAAGTGAGCTTGAAAAAGTTGTTCATAATCTTCGTATAGTATCTAAAGTTGATAACTCCGTAGATGGTGAAATAGATGAAGAAGTTGACATAAAGTCGTTGCTAGAACTTATGGAAGAATATATTGATGCTTTACCGGATGGGACATCTGCTGAAGATAAAAAGGCGTTAAAATCTATTTCTAAGCAGTTGTATATTGAGGTGAGTAAATGAAAGAACGTTTGCATACATTTGAATTTAGAAATCTAATTGGTAATATAGAATACACCGTAGATTATACTAAAGATGAATATGGTGAAACGACCGGAATAGGTCGTTATGTTGGCGTTATGTTTGCCACGTCTAAAAATTCATTAGGCGTATTATGGGCAGATGAACTCGATGAATATTTTGATTCTAAAGATGAAATGATTCACTATTGTGAAAGAACTATTAGAGTAAACAATAAATGAAAACATTTAAGTTAAAGAAAGTTATTTACAAGAATATTATGTCTGTCGGTTCCGCTCCTATAGAAATTCAATTAGATAAAGTACAAAAGACCCTTGTCACAGGTAAGAATGGTGGGGGTAAAAGTACTATGCTTGAAGCAATTACATTTGCTTTATTTGGTAAGCCTTTTAGGGATGTAAAAAAAGGGCAACTAGTCAATTCAAGCAATAAAAAAGAACTCTTAGTTGAACTTTGGATGGAATATGACAGCAAACAATATTATATCAAGCGAGGTCAAAAGCCCAACATATTCGAAATCACTTGTGACGGTGAGAAGCTCAATGAAGCGGCTTCAGCAAAAGATTTCCAGGAAGAATTCGAACAACTCATCGGAATGTCTTATACCTCATTTAAACAAATCGTTGTTCTTGGTACGGCCGGATATACTCCATTCATGGGGCTTTCCTCACCAGCTCGTCGTAAACTAGTAGAAGACTTGTTAGAAGTTAGTATTCTGGCAGAAATGGATAAATTGAACAAGTCTATTATTAGAGAGACTAATGGTCAAATCCAAGTTTTAGATGTTAAACAAGACGGTATCACACAACAGATTAAAATTTATAATGAGAATGAAGAACGACAAAAGAAATTATCTGGCGATAATGCAGCTCGTCTTCAAACAATGTATGACGAACTTGTAGGTGAAGCCAGGGCGGCCAAGGCAAACATTGAAAAATTAACTGATGATTTACTTGCCGTTATCATTGGCGAAGACCCTAGCGATAGTCTGAACAATCTAAGCAGCGAAGGCTCGACAATCAAGAACAATATTGCAACTTTCACTAAAGTTATTAAACTATATGAAACAGGTGGTCACTGTCCTACATGTATGCAAGGTCTTGAGGCTCACGGCAATATCTTGAATAAAATCAAAGATAAAACTCAGACGCTTCAATACAATCTTGATAAAGTACAAGATAGTTATCATGAACTAAAATCTATTCAAGATGAAGTTCATCGTCAACAAGGTATTGCTCGAGAAATTAAGAATAAAATTCAAGGCCATAAATCTGCCGCTATTACAGCCGTAGATAAGGCTAAAAAAGTTAAAATTCTTATTGACCAAGCTGCGGCAGAATTTATTAGTCACGCCGAAGAAATTGCAGTGCTCCAAATTAGTTTAGATAAGATAGTTAAAGATAAAACAACATTAGTAATGGAAAAATATCATCGTGGTATCATTACAGAAATGTTGAAAGATTCTGGTATTAAAGGTGCTATTATTAAAAAATATATCCCTATCTTTAATAAACAAATTAATCATTATTTGAAAATTATGGAAGCGGACTATGTTTTTACCCTTGATGAAGAATTTAACGAAACCATTAAATCTAGAGGTCGTGAAGACTTTAGCTATTTTAGTTTCAGTCAAGGTGAAAAAGCTCGTATCGATATTGCTTTATTATTTACTTGGCGTGATATTGCTTCTAAGGTATCTGGTGTTAATATAAGTACATTGATTCTTGATGAAGTTTTTGATTCTGCAACGGATTCTGAAGGAGTTAAATCCATCAGCACAATCCTTAATAGCTTAAACAATACTAATGTGTTTATCATTAGTCATAGAGACCATGACCCACAAGCGTATGGACAACATCTTCAAATGAAGAAAGTTGGACGCTTTACAGTAATGGAATAATTATGGATTTTCAAACAGGTCAACATTTGTTGGCCATTCCAGAAATAAAAAAGTATGTATTGGTTAACACACTAGAAAATATTAATCATCTAGTTACAGAAAAAATGTTAAGAGATGCTTTTCTTAACGAATGTGATAAAATAATGTCGAACCGAGTTCCTTCTTGGTTCGTTTACGAATACTTTGATTGAGAGAAAATTATGTCTTATATTACTTCACTTGCTATTTCTTCAAGCGACATCCAACCTAAAAACGTCCGTACAGATTCTAACCCTAATAATGACAATAAAGTTCGTCGTGCTTGGGTATTGCATTGTGATAAAGATTCTGCTAGAAAACTGCAGTCTTTGCCACAAGAAACTAAATTCATGCTGTACGGAATTATTGATGATGACGTTTCTGATCTTTGGATTGAAACAATGCGTAAACATATCGCAAAATCTATTGAAGCCGGTGCCAAATTGGTTGATGATAAAATTGGCCCTGATCGTCTAGAAGATTCTTATTGTCATGAAAGTGATTCACATTTGCTCCAAGCCGCCGAAATTGTAGCTATGCGAATCCCGGAATTTATTGATTCTCTTCCTGCTGCAATCAAAAAACAAATGGCTTAATTTTATATAGTTTATAATTAACTGAATTGAATAAAAGGTAATTAAATGAAATTTTCTAAAGACACTATTGCAGTACTAAAAAACTTTTCAACTATCTATTCTGGTATTATGCTTAAACCTGGTAATACTATTTTGACTCGTTCTGTTACTGGTGCTTCTTATGGCGAAGCAGAAATTAATGATACAATTGATATTGAAGCAGCCATTTATGACCTTAACGGATTTTTGTCAATCCTGTCATTGGTATCCGATTCGGCCGAAGTTTCGGTTTCTGATGACGAAACGACTTTAGTAATTAAAGACCAACGTTCTACTATTCATTGGCCTGTCGCAGACCCTAGCACTATTGTGTATCCTGCAAAGAAAATTCCATTCCCGGTTGCGAATGTTATTTTTGACCTGAAAGGTGAAGACCTTCAACAATTGACTCGTGTTGCTCGTGGTATGCAAATCGATGCATTAGCAATTCGTTCGATTGATGGTAAAATTGTTATTGATGGTCATAATTCACTAGAAGATAAATCAATGGTACGTCCTTTGTATTCATTGGTTGTAGGTGATTATACTGAAACTGCTCAATTTAAATTCATCATTAATATGGGCAATATGAAAATGATTCCGGCTGAATATCGTGTGATGTTGTGGGCACAAGATAAAAAGTTTGCTGCTAAGTTTGAAGGTTCACAGTCTTCTTATGTACTGGCAATGGAAGAAGGTAGTACACACGAATTTTAATATAGGGCTTCGGCCCTATGGAGTATTAATAGAAACCAATTGAGGAAAATGAGATGTTGACTATCGATAGAAGCCAAATGATGTGGGAACTCAAATACCGCCCAGGTAAATTGTCTGAATGTATTCTTCCTAAAGCAGATAAAGAAATCTTTGAAGGAATTATCAAAAAGGGTGTCGTTCCAAATTTGATTTTGGTAAGTTCTTCTCCTGGTACAGGTAAAACAACATTAGCTCGTGTTCTTTGTGCCGAGACCGATTCAGATATGTTGTTTGTTAAAGGTTCTGATTGCCGAATTGATTTTATTCGAAATGACTTAACTCGTTTTGCATCTTCAAAATCTATTGAAGGACGTAGAAAAGTTATTGTTATTGATGAATACGATTCTAATGGCGTAGCAGAAGGCCAGCGGTACATGCGTTCATTTATTGATGCATACTCAAGTAACTGTTCTGTTGTTATCACAGTGAACGATATAGATGGCGTTATCACTCCATTGCAATCACGCTGTCGTGTTATTAAATTTGGCGAAGCAACATCAGATGACCGCCAATCTATGATGAAAGAAATGATTATTCGTTCTATGGCTATCTGTGAAAAAGAAGAAGTCAAAGTCGAAGAATTAAAAGTTATTGCCGCACTAGTTAAACAAAACTTCCCTGATTTCCGTAAAACGATTAATCAGCTAGATTTGTATTCCCAGAACGGTGTTATTGATGCAGGCATTTTAAGTATCATTACAAATAATCGTACATCTATTGATGACGTTATTGAAGCATTAAAAAATAAAGATGTTAAAACATTACGAGCACTAGCTCCACGTCATTCTAATGATTTTAGCAATTTTGTTCAAAAGTTAGCAGATGAGTTGTATACTAAACTACCACCAGTAAGTATTGTTCGTATGTATGAAATTGTGGGCGAAAGCAATCAATATTTCGGACTGGCTGCTAATATTGAAGTTCATTTAGCTTATCTTTTTATCCAACTAGCGGTAGAAATGCAATGGCTGTAAGTCTTTTTGACGATGTTCAAATGAACGAACACGAAATCGCCTGGAAATCACGTGATTTTGACGCCATACAAGTTTTGGCAGACTCTTTTAAAGAGAAACCAGAAAATGAGCTATTTGCAATACTAAATGATATCACATTTGGTAAAAAAGAACGAAACTTAAGTCAATCTGAAAACTATAGCAAATATTGGATTGATAATAGCCTTAGCCAATATGTTGATTGTATAATTGAAGCGGCTAAGATGAATTTGATAGGAGCTGGTTTATCAGACCAGCAGCATTTCAATTATTATTTGCATAGCATTTCTAAAGGTAAGCGTTTTTCTAAATGGGCTAAAGCCGGAAGTGATGATATTAATGTTTCTTTCATTATTAAACTTTTAATGAAATATCATAATATCAATAGTAACGATGCCTTTATGTACTTAGAAACTTATAAAGCAAAAAATAAATTAAATGACATTCTTAGAAAAATGAAAGGCCTCGTAACAGATGAATTCTTAAAAACTGTTACTAAGAATGTTAAAGAACAAAAACAATTTAAAAAACAAGCATTGGAATGGTAATATGATTGAAATTATTCTTAAAACTCCGGAAGATTTTCTTAAAGTTAAAGAAACTTTGACTCGAATGGGTATTGCCAACAACAAAGATAAGATATTATATCAGTCGTGTCATATTCTTCAAAAACAAGGTCTTTATTACATTGTCCATTTTAAAGAAATGCTTCGTATGGATGGACGTGTTGTAGATATCGAATCCGAAGATTATCAACGTCGTGATTCAATTGCTCTTCTTCTTGAAAAGTGGGCCTTGCTTGATATTAAAGAATCATCTCGCGACACACTATTCGATATGACTAATAATTTCCGTGTTATTAGTTTTAAGCAAAAAGATGAATGGTCTTTAAAATCCAAATACACTATAGGTAATTAATCATGGTCATTGAAAAAGATATGTCTGATGAGGAATTCTTTGAAAAACTTTCTAATATTAGATATAAGGCTCCGGATTGGTTTTCTCTCCCAATTGACGAACAGATTCAATATCAAGTAAAAGAAACTTTAGCTAAGCACCTAGACCGCAAAGTCATGATGTGTTTTACTTATGATAAGAATCGTGAACGTCCACTCCAAAAACAAATTATCGAAATATAAGCAATGGGGCTTCGGTCCCATTTAGAGTATAATTAAAGTTCAATCAAAAGGCAATAACTCGTCTAAGGAACCCCATGCAAGAATTTTATTTGACAGTAGAACAATCTGGTGATACACTGTTTGAACGTTATATCGATGAAAATGGTAAAGAAAAAACTCGTGAAATAACTTATGCCCCTTGTATGTTCATGCACACAAATGAACCTACAAAATATAAAGATATCTATGGGAAATATTGTGTAAAGAAATCATTTGAAACTATGCGTGAAGCTTCATCTTGGATGAAACGTATGGATGACATGGGCCTTGAAGCATTAGGTATGGACGATTATAAATTATCCTATTTGTCTGACACATATTCAAAAGATATTTCTTATGACCAAAAATTAATTCGTGTTGCCAACTTCGACATCGAAGTAACATCGCCAGACGGATTCCCAGAGCCAGTAGAAGCTCGCCACCCAATTGATGCTATTACTCACTATGATTCTATTGATGATAGGTTTTATGTTTTTGATTTGTTATCATCTATTAACGGTGATGTAGAGAGATGGTCTTTGAAAATTGCAAGAAAATTGCAAGACCAAGGTGGTGATGAACTTCCGGAAGAAATTGCCGATAAAATTGTTTATCTTTCTTTTAATGATGAACAGGAAATGATGTTGGAATATCTTCGTCTATGGGAAGAGAAAACTCCTGTTATTTTGACCGGTTGGAACGTTGAGGCATTTGACGTACCGTATGTTTATAATCGTCTTAAAAATATTTTCAACGAACGAACAGCTAAACGTTTGTCACCACACCGTCGTGTTCGAATAAAAGAAGTTGAAAATATGTATGGTTCTAAACAAATTATCCATTTGTACGGAATTAGTACTCTTGACTACATCGATTTGTATAAAAAGTTTAGTTTTACCAACCAAGCATCGTATTCATTAGACTATGTATCTGAATATGAATTAGGTGTAGGTAAATTGCCATATGATGGCCCTATTTCTAAACTACGCGAAACAAATCACCAACGTTATATTAGCTATAACATTATTGACGTTTATCGTGTGATTCAAATTGACATGAAACGCCAATTTATTAACCTAAGTTTATCTATGGGTTATTATGCTAAAATGCAGATTCAATCTGTGTTTAGTCCTATTAAAACTTGGGACGCTATTATTTTTAATAGTTTGAAACGTGAAAATAAAGTTATCCCACAACAACAAAGCCACCCTGTTCTGCCTTATCCCGGTGCATTTGTTAAAGAACCTATTCCAAATAGCTACAAATATGTAATGAGCTTTGACTTGACATCTCTTTACCCAAGTATTATTCGTCAGGTTAATATTAGTCCAGAAACATTAGTTGGACAATTTAAGTTACATCCGTTGTCAGAATATATTGCTGGGACAGCACCACGTCCTAGTGATGAATACTCATGTTCTCCTAATGGCTATATGTATGATAAAAGTTATCAAGGTGTTATCCCAACAGAAATCACTAAGGTCTTTAATCAACGTAAAGAACACAAAAATTATATGATGGCTGCTCAGCGAAATGTTGAGTTAATTAAAGAAGCTATGACTAATACATCTAGTTCTTTAAATCAAGAACCAAGTGTAGATTTTATTCATGACTTTGACGATGAATTCAAATCCGGATTACATTCATATAATGAAACTGTCCTTAAGACAATGTTGTATAAATGTCAGATGGCTGAAGTTGCAGGTATGACTGCACAGATTAACCGTAAACTGCTTATCAATAGTCTTTATGGCGCTCTTGGTAACGTCTGGTTCCGTTATTATGACCTTCGTAACGCTACGGCAATTACAATTTTTGGACAGATGGCTCTCCAATGGATTGAACGTAAAGTTAACGAATATTTGAATAGTGTTGTTGGAACTACAAATGAAAAATTTGTATTGTACGGTGATACGGACTCAATTTATGTATCAGCAGATAAAATCTTAGAAAAAGTCGGTTTAGATAAATTCAAAGATACGAACCATTACGTTGATTTCTTAGATAAGTTTGCTAAAGAAAGAATGGAACCTGCCATTGATGCGGCCTTCCGTGAAATGTGTGAATACATGAATAACCGTGAACACTTGATGTTTATGGACCGAGAAGCTATTTCAGGTCCTCCATTAGGTTCAGACGGTATAGGTGGATTCTGGACTGGTAAAAAACGATATGCGCTTAATGTTTGGGACATGGAAGGAACTCGATTCGTAGAGCCTAAACTTAAAATTATGGGTCTAGAAACTCAAAAATCTAGTACACCTAAAGCATGTCAAAAAGCACTTAAAGAATGTATCCGTAGAATGCTTCAAGAAGGTGAAGCCTCATTACAATCATACTTTAAAGAATTCAACAAAGAATTCAACACTTTGAATTATATTAGTATCGCAGGTGTTAGTTCTGCTAATAATATAATGAAATATAACGATAATGGGTTCCCAGGACATAAGTGTCCATATCATATTAAAGGTGCATTAGCTTATATGCGTGCAACTAAAGGTGACCCAACTATTCCACAGATTGTGGATGGTGAAAAAGTGTATGTTCTTCCACTTAGAAATGGCAACCCTTTTGGTGAATCTTGTATGAGTTGGCCGTCAGGTATTGAATTACCACTACAGATAAAAGACCAGGTTTTATCGTGGATGGACTACAATGCTTTGTTCCAAAAGACTTTTATTAAACCTCTTAGTGGTTTTACTGATGCCGCTAAAGTTGATTATGAGAAAAAAGCATCATTATTCGATATGTTTGAAATGTAAGTGTTTACAATATCACAAGGATGTGATATTATCGAATTCCATTCAATAGGAGAAGATCATGAAATTTAAAAATGTTTTAAAAGCTAGCATCGCCGCAGTACTTTTTTCAAGCCTTTTAGGTTGTGCTGTTCCACAAGGTGAAATTGTTGACCGATCTGATGTAGGACAAGTACGAACTGAAGCAGACCGCAAAGCTCATAGTGGTATTCTGAAATGGCGAAATGGCTCGGGTGTAGTCTATAATCGAAATTTTAATCAGTGCGGAAAAAATTGTGCCAATCATGCGGAACTTGCTCTGAAAATGGACCAAGAAAAAGCTCAGCGTGAAAAAGATGGTAACCCTGAATGGGAACGAATTGTAGCTCGTGAAAAGGCAGCATACAAACGTCTTGATGTCGCTAAAAAGTGCGAATATGCTCTTACATTAATGGGTGCTTCTATTAATGATAAGTATAATGAATCTTTAGTAGTCAACGGATATAATTCTAAAATCACTCGCGACTATGGCAAGAAGTATTTCGATTTTAGAAATAAAGCTCCTAAATTAATGAATGACTGTATCGAGGCTGGACTTAAAGATGAGTAACGCAATTTTAGTAGCAAAAAAATCTATCAGAACTCAGTTAGAAGCTTTAGAATATCTTAGAGCACGAATTTCGATATTTCAAAGTTCATATAATGAAGTTATGGACATTTTAAGGCGTCCTGGGCTATCTAATTATAAAAATCGTATTATTATAACTGGTGTAGGTAAAAACGCTCATATCGCCGCTAAGGCTTCAGAAACGTTTGCTTCACTTGGTATCCCAAGTATGTATTTAAATACAGGCCATTATTCTCATGGTGATGCAGGTTTTATTGCTCCGGCAGATGTAGTTATTCATATCAGCCGTTCAGGTAAAACTGAAGAAATGATTAATGCTTCTAAGCACCTTAGAATTATCAGGCCTGGTGTGTCGCAAATTTTGCTTCATTGTAATAGTTCTTTGTCTGAAAATACTTTAAAACTTTTTAATACTTCATTTTGTGCAGGCGATGTGATAGAATCTGATGAAAACGGATTAGCCCCAACAACATCAACAACAGTTCTATTGGCACTAATTGACACATTTGCTATTAATTTGTCTTCAGAGCGCAAATTCACTAGTGATGATTTTTTGAAATATCATCCAGGCGGTTCGTTAGGTGAACAGCTAAGAGCTTCAAAATGAAAAAATTTATCTTATCAATGGCGTTGTTTATTTCGGTTTCAGCATATTGCGTTGTAACAACCCCTGCTATGATTCCTACAATAATTTTGTCTTGGTGTTTTATTATAGCTCAAGCCAAGTATGAATGTTTTTGGTGATATAATTTATTTTTAACATGAGGAAAAACAATGAAAAAGGTTGTCATTTTAGGGGCAGGACTTGCAACTCGTTTATATCCTATCACCCACCATATTCCAAAAGTATTGGTTAATTATAAGCAAGATACAATTCTTAAAAACTTGTATCGAATTTATGGCGACCTTGGTGCAGAAGAAATTATTGTTGTGGTTCACAGCAAATATACTGACATGGTCTCAGCATATGCTAAACAAGAAAATTTAGATATAACGATTAGAAATGTTGATGAATCTTTTGGTTCTGCTTATGCATTAGCTACATTAAACGATGATTTAGAAGGCCATAACGTTTTATTAAACTGGTGTGATATTATACCAGAATTTAATAGATTCCAGTGGAATCAAAATGAAATTATGACCTTTGGTAATCAATGTCGCTATAATTATAAAGATTCTATTGGTATAAGTAATGTTGGTAGAACTGGTGGAAATATTGTTGGAATTTATCAATTTAAAGATTGGGAATTCTATATGGGTGATTCACCTGAAGAAATCCATGAAAACTGTCACGGGCAAGATTTTGTTGAATATATTCCGGCACAATTTTTTAGACAAAACCAATTACGTGGGTTGACTGATTTAGGTGATATGCCTAAATTAGAACAGGCGCATTCTAACCGTGAATTTAATCGTAGTTTTAATTCTGTTGAAATTTTAAAAGACACTGTTAAAAAATATGCTTTAACGACCCAAGCTGAAAATCTTCAAACTGATGAAGTTAATTGGTACTATAAAGTAGAATCAGATTCTATTCCACAAATAATAGCTCATAAAGATAACTGGTTTGAAATGGAAAGAATCAAAGGTGTTCCTATGTTTGAACATCTCAAAAAACTACCACATAAAGAACAGAAAGATGTTATTAGAGATATTATTTGCGAATTATCCAATTTAAGCAATAACGAATTGCATGTAGGTAATGACGTCATTCGACGCGACTATAAAAAAGAATTTTACACTAAAGTTTTAGGTCGTTGTGAAATTATTCAAGAGCTTATTAATAGCTTTGGCGAAATCAAATATGTCAATGGACTTAAAATAGGACGTCTTAAAACAATGCTTATGCAGGCGTCAGAGCATTTAATAAATTACCACGAATATATTCAAGGTGATTATTATAGCATTATCCATGGTGACCCTAATTTTAGCAATACTATGATGTCTGAAGATAATCAAATTAAATTCATTGACCCGCGTGGATATTTTGGCGGAACTAAACTCTTCGGACCTAGACTTTACGACGAAGCCAAAGTTCTTTATGCTGCATCTGGTTATGATGAATTTAATTCAGACCCGACATGGGGCGGATTGGAAATTAAAGGCGATAGTGCAATAGTAACTATCAAACCTTTAGTAGATAAATTTGACAAAATGTTTGATTTCACTGATTGTCATTTATTAGCTAATGCTATTATTTGGATTGCTCTTGGCGGATATTTTAAAAATAATCCATTGAAAGCTGTATCGGCATATTATTACGGAATGTATTTGCTAACTAAGCAACTGAATAAGATGGGTCGTCTTTTAAAAGATGGTAGTATTTCTCGCGATGTAGCAGAGCCTATAACGGCGACATTGATAACTAAAAATCCGGGTAAATGGGTTTTAAAAGACCTTGAAACAGGTGTCTCTTACCGCCCTGTAGGTGGCAGGAATACAGAGCAGTGGGAAGCTATAGAGCCATGAAACTTTTTGTATAAAGTTCTTACTTGTAAACATACGTTGGAAATAAAATCAAATGCATCGTGTAGAAAACTTACTCAAATTATGTTTTGACGTTGACGACTGTATTACGGTGTGGAACCATGACAGGGACTATGCTAATTTTAAAGCGGACCCTGAAATGGTAGCTAATATTAACGCCCTTTACGATGAAGGGCATCATATTACATTGTACACTGCTCGTGGCATGAAATCTGTAGGGCCTGGGCGTATTGCTATTGATATTCTTCCAGGCCTTTTGCAAAATTTATCTAACATTGGATTGAAATTCCATGAATTGCTGACACATAAACCAGTGTATGATTGGATTATCGACGATAAAGCTATGCGTCCTGATGAATTCAAAACCTTAATGAATAAAGGTGAATTCACATCATTTAAGTCATACAAACCAAACCTATAATAAAAAACCTGCATCCATCGCATCCCTGTAATTAAAGAGATGAAAATGCACAAATCTACTTTTAAAGTTGGTACAAATTTTGATTTAGCTCTTCTTGATAAAATTGTTGAGCTTAATGAAAAATATCCTGATAGTTTAATCAACGAAGTCTATGGCTCAACACGAGCTATGGCCTTTGTTGCTGCTCGCCCTGATTTCCGTTTACCGGATGTAGACCAAAGTTTTTTAGAGAATTATGTCGCTCGTTGTAATGAATTAGGCATTTGCTTTAATTATACTTTGAACACTATTAATCCTGGCTCAAAACGTGAATTAGTAGAATGGAAAAAGAAAGCTATTCAAGATTATGTTCAATACCTTTGGTCTATCGGTGTTTATCGTGTAACAGTAGCGAATCCTATTATTATGGAAATTATTCGTGAAGTTAATACAGATATCCAGTTTGAAATATCTACTATCATGCACATTGATGCTGTTACTCAAATAAAATATCTTCACGACCAATACAATATTAAAAAGGTATGTTGTGGTATTCATAAAAATCGCAGTGTTTCATTCTTAAAACAAGCAGCCAATTTTTGTAATGATAACGGAATCATCTTCGAAGTATTAGTTAACGAATTTTGTTCTAATGCTGGTAAAGGCTACACAACACATTGTAGCTATCGTGATTCTTGTTATATTTTCCACAGCACAGATATCACCGCAGACGACGCACAATCATTGGGTGGGTATCCTATGCAACATTGTATTAAAGCTCGTGATACCGACCCGTTTAATTGGCTCCGAACTCGTTTTGTTAGGCCCCAAGACCTTTCTTTGTATCGAGATATAGGAATTACTCAATTTAAAGTATCAGGACGTACAGGGTCAACAGAGTACATTATTAAAGTTCTCGAAGCATATTCATCTGAGAAGTTTGAAGGTAACCTCCTTGAGCTCTGGAAGCCACTAGAAACTATTTACAATAATGAAAGCGATGCAACATATGCGCACACCGTAAATATTGAAACTTCGTTACTTGATGGCTTCTTGAAAAAGCGTTGGTTCAAACATCCTGATTTTGATTGTGCTAATGAAATCTGTGGCAACACATGTACCTATTGTGAGCGATATTATAAGCGTCAATTATCTAAAAATGATATTCCTTTGAATAGCATTCAAATTGTTGACATTACTAAATCTGATGATGAATTAAGGTACCCAGAATGAAAAATATTGAAGAACTAAAAAGCGATTTAAAGCTTTTATTTGAAACAAAAGCAGATGGTCTAGTGCCTAAAGAAACATTAAGTTATTTTGCTGATGCGTTTGCTCATAGTATTATGGGTACCATCAATTTAGAACTTGAACGTCATATCAATGTTGGTAAACGTAAATGAGTTTATATTCTCTTGACAACCTCAGAAATGAGGTTTCTTTGATTGATGAAAAGATAGTAAAATTACTCAAAAAGAGATTTGTCATCACTAATGACATTGGTACTGTCAAAAAGGTTAATAATATCCCTATTGAAAATCTATTCATAGAAGCAGATAAATTAGCTTCTATCGATCCTATGTTACAATCTATTTTTGAAGAAATTTTTAAGGTGTCAAAATGGCAACAAACAACTATGTAATTGAAGTATCTACTTTTGAACAAGCGTTTAAAGAAGTAAATAAAGAAGTTTTATTTTTTCCTGATTTCGTAGTTGATTCTAGAATCGGCACTTGTAACGAAATTGGTTCTATGATTATTCGTGTTTGCGACCCATCTACATATAAAATAAATAATCCTAAAATCAACAGAATTAGTCATGAATATTCTGAAGATTTCTGGAAATTTATGATTTCTGGTGGTACTGACGCAGAAGAAGCATTTAAGGAATATCCTAATGTTGCTAAATTTATATCAAAACCAAAATCAGAAGTGTTGCCTTCTAACTTCAACACTTTTTATGGACCTCGTATTCTTGCCCAGTTACCAGCCCTTCTCAAAGAACTTAAAGAGAAGCCTAACTCGCGAAGAGTTGTGTTCCAAATTCTCGAGTCAAGCGATCAAAAATTGCTCGATTCTGATGAAACGTTAGAATACCCATGCACTGATAGTGTAACGTATTATATTCGTGAAGGCAAACTTTACGCACATACACACATGCGTTCTCAAAACTGTGCTATTGTTATGCAGCTTGATTTCTATCTTCAAGGTAAATTGATGGAATATATTGCAAAAGAGTGTAATGTAGAACTTGGCGATTACACTCATACAATGGTCTCTGCTCATATATTCGAACGTGACTTTGAATATGTTAAAGGATTTATTGAATAATGGCTTATTTTCGTGTACCTATTTTTAGTATGCGGTCTTATGCGACAGGTGAATATGCCGTCTTAAAGGACGGCAATTTCCAATTGCATCTGAATCGTGCTATCCCAGGTGATATTATTTGTTATCCAAAAAATTCAAGTGATATCGAACAATGTAAAGAGCTGTTCCCTGAATTTGAATTTGTTCCATTAGTGTACAATGATAATGCATATGAAACTCGTAAACATTTTTGGGAAGAGAATCAAACTGGTGTAGATTCGTTGATAGAATATTATGATTGTGCTTTTTTAATCACAGACATAACAGGCTATTCAGGCTCGAATGGTGTTCTTTTCAATTTCAATATAACTAAAGATGATAATGTAGAGCGTTACTACATCGATGAATTTATTGAAAAGGATGTTGAATCCGTTAATAGGTCTGTGTGGACTAAAGTGTTGAATCAATGCCAGAAAGACACATTGGTTAAATATGGCGCAAATGAAAATTTAATTTTCGTAGACCAGCGTGTCGTCAAAAAAAGTGTTATTGAACGATATTCTGAAGGCTTATCACCAATCGTATTAGATGGTATTTTCCATCCATTCCGTATTAGTGACAAATGCTATGAATTCGATAAAGTAGTTGAAATTTCTATTGCTTCTAAAGTTCCTTTATATATAACTGACCCGAACAATAGTTTCAATAAATTTGAGCACAAATATCAAAAAGCTGATATCCGATTGCTGCATATAAGCAAATCCGAGTATTACCAAATCCTTAAAGGACGCCCGACAATTTATTATTTTGAAAATCCTGAAAAGGTCTTTCATCCTGGGTTGGCAGAATTAATTCACTTTAATGCTAACATAAAAACAGAATATAATCTTCCTATTAACATTTATGTAACCGGGGAATAAATGGCTTATATTATTATTGTTGACGGTCCTGATAATGCCGGTAAAACAACGTTTATTCAGGATATTTGTGAACTAGGGAATCAATACCAAGTTATTGATTTTCCTAAAAGAACTGATGATGGGCGCTTTGACATTAAATCTCGAAATGAAGTGGCGTGTTTCGAAACAATGCTGGAATACTTGGACCCTAAAAAAGTTCATATTCTTGATCGTGGATATATTAGTAACTGGGTTTATGGAAAACTGAGAAATGAAGAAGTTAATAGATATGAAGACGATTTTAATCGTTTGCGCGATAATAATCACGTATTGCCTATTATCCTAACTCGAAATGAAATTTCTGTAGACTTCAAAGACGATTTGATTTCTTTAGATTCAACTAAGTTTAATAAAGTAATCGAGTTGTTTAATGAATTTGCTGAAGAAAACGATGTTAAAGTTCGCCAGATGTTGAATCATGATACTAAAAATGATTTGAAATCTACTAATGCTTCTGAACGAGACCGTCTGATAACTGAAATCATCAAATGGTCTCAAAAATATCTAAATAGGTCTAAATAATGTGGGTCATAGCGGCCCACTTTGTTCTTTTAATTATAATCATTTTAATTCATATGTATTTAGATTATAAAGAAAAGAAACTGATCAAGCAATTTGTGTATGAAAATGTAATTTAAGCTTTTACTTAATTAAAGTATAATTATCTTATCTTAATCTATGAGGAAAATATTATGGTGACCAATGGAAAAACATAATGTCCGATTTGAAATCTCGTCTTATCAAAGCATCTACAACTAAATTAACTGCAGACCTGACTAAGTCAAAGCTATTCAATGGCCGTGATGAAGTAATGACCCGTATCCCTATGCTTAATATTGCATTAGGCGGTGGTCTTAATACAGGTCTTCAATCAGGACTAACAGTATTTGCCGCGCCATCAAAACACTTTAAAACTCTGTTTGGGTTGACAATGGTTGCAGCTTATATGAAAAAATATCCTGAAGCAATCTGTTTGTTCTATGACAGTGAATTTGGTGCATCAGAAAGTTATTTCCGTTCAATGGGTGTAGATTTAGAGCGTGTAGTACATACTCCTATTCAATCTGTAGAACAACTCAAAATTGATATGGTTAATCAATTAGAGGCTATCGAGCGTGGTGAGAAAGTGGTTATCTTCATCGACTCAATCGGTAATACAGCTTCTAAAAAAGAAACACAGGACGCATTAGACGAAAAACAAGTCGGTGATATGTCTCGTGCTAAATCTTTGAAATCATTATTCCGTATTGTCACTCCGTATTTGACAATTAAAGATATTCCGTGCGTAGCTATTAACCATACTGCAATGGAAATCGGTGGAATGTATCCTAAAGAAATCATGGGTGGTGGTACAGGTATCATGTATTCTGCTTCAACGGTGTTCTTTATTTCTAAACGTCAAGTTAAAGAAGGTACAGAACTAACTGGTTATGATTTTACATTGAAAGCTGAAAAGTCTCGTACTGTTCAAGAAAAATCAACGTTCCCGATTACTGTCAACTTCAAAGGTGGTATCGATCCATTTAGTGGCCTGTTAGAAATGGCAACTGAAATCGGTTTTGTTATTAAACCTAAAGCAGGCTGGTATGCAAGAGCATTTCTTGACGAAGAAACAGGTGAAATGGTCCAAGAAGATAAATCTTGGCGTGCAAAAGCTACAGATGATGTTGAATTCTGGGGTCCTTTGTTCAAACATAAACCGTTCCGAGATGCAATTGAAACCAAATACAAACTTGGTGCAATATCATCTATTAAAGAAGTCGATGATGCTGTTGCTGATTTGTTAAACTCAAAACCTAGTACTAAGGTTCCTAAATTCTCAGTAGTTAAAACTCCTGCTGATATTGAAAATGATTTAGACCAATTAGATGAATTTTCAGTAGTTAGGTCCCCAGAAGGTTATTAAAGGACATTTAATGAATGATTTAGATCTTTCGGATTTAGATAATTTTGTTAAAGACGAAGAGGGTCCTAGTGACCCTCGTAATTATGAAAAAAGTCTTAAAATTATCAAAGATTCTATGGGTACAGTTAAACAAGAAATATTGTTAACTTTACCAGATGGGAGTTCTCATATAGTTTATGTTATGGATATAAACATAAGCAATAAAGGACAAGTGACTGTAGATTTTGGTACTCCTTCCGAAGAGCGTAAGGCTGAATTGGCTGTGCATGTAGAAAAATGTGTTACAATGCAAATTAATGATGCGCTCAGAAATATTAAAATGAATAAAAGGTGGTGGAAGTGGTAGAAACAATATTATCTCACTTGTTAGGCAATAGTGAATATTTCACTAAAGTCTGGCCTTATATGAATGAAAGTTATTTCGAAAAGGGTCCAGCTAAGACCCTTTTTAAAGTTATTAAAAAACATGTAAATGAATACAATGCAGTTCCAACTAAAAATGCTTTAAATATTGCATTAGAAGCCAGTACTATTTCTGAAGTAGAATTCAATGGAGCCAAAGATTTATTAAAAGGTCTCGAAGCTACTCCAGAGAATCAAGAATGGCTAGTAAAAGAAACAGAAAAATATGTTCAAAGTGCTGCAGTTTATAATGCAACATCGCGAATAATTGAAATCCAAACTAACGCAAGTCTACCGTTAGAGCAACAAGATAAAAAGATTCCAGGTATCGGCGCTATCCCGGATATAATGAGAGATGCAATTTCTATCTGCTTTGATTCTGAATTAGGTCATGACTGGTTAGAAGATGCTGAAGAACGATATAAATCTTATCAAAATAAAGCTAAAAAGATTCCTTTCAGGCTTAACATCCTTAATAAGATAACTAAAGGTGGAGCCGAATTTGGTACAGAAAACGTTCTATTGGCAGGAACAAACGTAGGTAAATCTCTTGGGCTTTGTTCTTTAGCAGCTGATTATCTCCAGCTAGGATATAACGTTCTTTATATCTCTATGGAAATGGCTGAAGAAGTTTGTGCTAAGCGTATAGATGCCAACTTATTAGATGTGACATTGGACGATATCGATGAAGGTCACGTTTCATGGCCTGAATATAAAGCCAAGATGGATAAGTGGCGTGCTACTAAATCATTGGGCCGCCTTAAGATAAAACAATATCCTACAGGTGGAGCGAACGCTGATACGTTTAGAGCGTTGCTTAATGAATATAAACTTAAGCATGGTTTTGTACCAGAAGTTATCATTGTAGACTATTTGGCAATTTGTGCATCTAGTCGTGTAAGAACTTTCACCGAAAATAGTTATGGGTTAATTAAATTAGTTGCCGAAGAACTTCGTGGACTTGCAGTAGAAAAAAATGTTCTTCTTTGGACAGCAGCACAAACAACACGTGGTGGTAACGTTTCGGCTGAAATTGACTTAACGGATATTGCAGAATCGTTTGGTATAGCCCATACGGCAGATTTTATGTTGGGTGTCATAGAAACAGAAGAATTTGCTCAAATGGGACTGCAACTTATCAAACAACTTAAATCTCGTTATGGTGATAAGAACTACTATAACAAATTTAAGATAGGTGTAAAGAAAGGCAACCAGAGATGGGTCGAAGTAGAAGATGATATTAAAGGTCCTATTTCGACTGTCAAAGAAGCTACTGGTGAAATGAATCGTCAAGCAGAGATTAATCGACAGCAACGTGTCAATCGAAGTGATTTAGATGATTTAGCAGCACAACTAAAATTTTAAAGGGCTTCGGCCCTTTTTGTTTAGGTGTTTACTTATCCTAGGGGCATGTTATTATAGCTGCATTGAAACAAATCAGGTAAACGGGAGAACAAAATGGCTACTATCGATTGTAAAGCAGAATACAAAGTGTTTTATCATGGAAGTAGTTCTAATGCTAATATTATGAACATTCTTTGTCCACCAAGCGAAACTGGAGTGATTTCTGAAGTTGGTCGTAAGAAAAATCTTAGTCGTGTGTTCTTCACTGAAGACATTGGGCTAGCTAAGATTTATGCAGGAAGAGCTTCTCGCTCATACGGAGGAGAACCGCGTCTTTACAGAGTTATTGCTCCAGTTGATGTGGTTTGTTTAAGTGATGTTAAAGGCGCTACAGTTTATCATGCTGAGTGGGCCTTCTGTGAGGAAATCTGATGGAAGAAGTTGAATGCGTAGTATGCTTATGTAGCGTCCCAGAAAATGAAGCGGTTTTCGATTATATGGATAATGCTACTTGTACGGATTGCGACCGTGAACAAGCTGAATATGAACTCTATCTTGGGGAAGAAGAATGAAAACTAAAATTATTGCTATGATTATCGCAGTTTCTACATTTGTTTCTACAACAGCTATTGCTAACCCAATTATTGTTGCAGCCGATCATGCACTTAAAGTTAAAGAAAAGCAATTAGCTCTTCAAATGGAAAAAGGCTGGAACAGTCCTGAATGTATTTTTAGTGCTGAAGCAGGTGAACCAGAACTCCGTGAATTTGCTATGGAAACTCTTCTTCCTGGTGCAGATAAAAATCAAGCTATTCTTATTGAATCACTCGATTTTAAAGATACTTTGATTGCTACTCAGATGGTAGTGTGTGAAGGTAAAACTGCTAAAGAAGCTCTTACTTTTGTAGGCCTATAATGACAACTAAACTATTGGTTAAATACCATTCTTCCGGTAACAAAATTAGTATTGGTTACGACTCTTACTATCCTATTTTAGGAACAATAATCCTAAATAAAAAATTAGAAATCAGTGAGATGGTTTATCTTAATAATCTTGTTAATTTTAATATTGTTTTCCATGGCCAGAAAATTAGTAAAAGTTTAGTATATAAATTTGTTGGACGATATTTATACGGAAGCATATCTTGGCCTTCTATTGAACTAGATTTTAATAATTTTAGCGAATTGTACGAATCTATCGATAAATTAAATTTCATAGATAAAGCTAATTTAGTAGACGATGAAATTTTCAACTTCTGGATGGAAAAATGAATATTTATATTATGTATTTAGATAGACCACACAGACCGCCCTATAAAAGTAATATGGGTTGGCAGGTTTATATTGAAACTCCTTGTAGTGATAGTTTGCCGTGGGGTTTAGTTGATGTGTTTAATTACTCTACAAAGCCAACAAAGAGGCAAATTCGTAAGGCTAAAAAGGCTTTTTATAAAAATATAAAAAGCGAAATAGAATCTAGAAAAATGATGATGGCCCTCTTAGAAAGAGATTAAATAAGACAGGAGCCTTATGCTTACATACAATGAATTTATTAGATTAAAAGAAGACATGGTCGCAGGTGATGGCGGGTATGATGCCGATAATATAGCTTCAGGAACAACATCTGGAGCTATAGTAGACCTTGGACCCGAAACAATCCCTTCAAAAAAGCGAAAGAAAGAACCCGAAGATAAACTGTAATATAATGGCTCTATTAATTTAGAGCCGAGGTTTATATGAGTTGGGTTAATAAAGAATTCGCCATCAGAGCATTATCTCATCTTCCAAAATTTAGACAAGTAAACGGTAGTATTTTTAAATTAAACTGCCGTTGTAATGTCTGTGGAGATTCCGAGAAAAACATCCACAAAGCTCGTTTCTGGGCATTCGAAACTAAAACTGGTGACATAAGATTGCACTGCTTCAATTGTGCTTATAGTGATTGGTTAAGCAAATATCTTAAAGAATATGAAGAAGAACTTTATCGTGAATATCTATTAGAGTGGCGTAAAGAGCAGTCTTTAGGCAGGACTCAACAACCTACCGTAGAAGTCTCTGAAAAAATTAAAGCTAAAATGCCTATAATAGAAAAGTTAGAGTTCTGTGAAAGGCTTGATAAATTACCAGAAACTCATCCGATTGTAAAATATGTAGCAAATCGTAAAATTCCTAAAGAACGTTGGAACAGACTTTGGTTTACAAATAACTGGCAGGCACTTTGCAACTCAATTAAACCTGGGACATATGCTAATGAAAAGAATGAACCGCGCTTGGTTATTCCTATCTACAACGTCAACAAAGAAATCGAGTCTTTCCAAGGAAGAGCTTTACGAAAAGATGCACCGCAAAAATATATCACAATCAAGTCAAACGAAGACGCAACAAAAATATATGGATTAGATACTACGGACGACAGGAAGCGTGTCTGGGTGATGGAAGGTCCTATTGATAGTTTATTTATCCCTAATGCCATCGCAATCACTGGCGGTCAACTAGCGTTAGATATGGTACCTTTTAAAGAGACTCGTGTCTGGGTAATGGATTCCGAGCAAAGGCATAAAGATACTATTAAGCGAATGGAACGTTTGATAGAGGCTGGTGAAAAGATTGTTTTTTGGGACAAGTGTCAATGGCCTAGTAAAGATATAAATGAAATGATTATGAAAGATGGGGCAACAGTAGAACAAATATTAGAATATATGAATTCTAATGTTGCCGAGGGTTTGATGGCTAAGATGAGATTATCAAGATACTCCAGAGCCTAAAAATATATTTAGAATTGAATTAATATGTTCCATTGACACTGAGGGTAATAATACTCCTTGGGTATGTGCTAATGGGACAAATATAAAATTCCACACTATTACATCAAATGCTAAAAATATGAGTAACAATTTTTTGTCTTTAGCATCAGCTAAGCGCCATATTTGGTAAAAAATTAATCCCATAGTCTCCTAGTAGTATTTATCGCTTAATTCTGGTATGATATTATTTACTTACAACTTAACTAAAGGAAATAAAATGGCACACTTTAACGAATGCAGTCAATTGATCAAAGGCGTAGATGCAGCAGAATACGAATATGAACTTGTTTTAAATTATAATGGTGACCCTTTACAAACTATGCTTGATATGCAAAAATCATTGCAAGTTCGTTTAGCTAATGACCGTCCTGAAACGAATCGCCATCCTGATTCATTAGAAACTGCCGGTGAAGTTCTCCAATGGTTGCGTGATCAAGATGATTCTATTGCAGATGAAACTCGTGAACTTTATACATCCTTAGGTGGTATGTCTAACGGTGAAAAAGAAGCATCTGCAGTTTGGAAAAAGTGGAAAGCTCGTCACCAAGAAATGCAAGCAAAGAAAATTAGTGATCTTTCGCCAGAAGACCAACTTGAAATTAAATTCGAATTGATTGACCAATTCCATTTCTTCATGAATAAATTCATGGCTCTTGGCATGGATGCACCAGAAATTTTCAAATTGTACTATTTGAAAAATGCTGAAAACTTTGCACGACAGAATCGTGGTTATTAATGAGAATTAATAAACAAGTAATTAAAGCAAAGTCCAGAACTATTAATTCCACGTGGAGTATTGAATATGCTCCACCGGAAATATATTATGGTCGTGAATTTGAAGATCTTTTCTTTATAAAATATTTTGTTCCGTGGGCTAAAACACCTTGTGACCATCAAACTCTATTCAAATGGTGGGTTACTAAAATGATGTCGAACCAAATTACTAAAGAAATTGATAATCAAATTATTGAAGTTCTAAAAGGGTTAAAATAATGCATTTATTTGAAAAAGAAGGATTTGCTATTGCAATTCCTAAAGGCACCACTATGGCGAATGTATTGATTGGTGCTGGCTTTAATTACATTAAAGAAATGCTCGAGCATTGTCATGATAATAATATTTCAGTGTGTTATAATGAAACAGAACTTGGTTATGCTTTAGGCGAATTTTATGGCAATTACTGATATTGAATTATTTAATAAATTGTGTAAAAATGCGAACTATTCACAAAGTGAAATAGATTCAATAAATTCTAAACGACTTAAAGAAGCTGTTGAGAATAATTACATAATTTATGCTCCGTATATCCCTATTATATTAAGTGGTCACGGTCCTATAGTTAGACCTGAAACAGATATAAATACTTCTGTTATTAACTAAGAGGATTTATTTATGGGTGGATATGTAAATATCAAAACTTTCGACCACGATGACTATGGTGTGGCTATTGCAGGAAAAGAAGTTTCTGTAGCATTTACTGTGTATTCCGATTCACATCGAATTGCACGTGCTCATTATCAGATTTTCCCGTCAGAAACTCCGGCATATGCAACCGTGATTGAAGATACTCCTGCAGGACGTACTGCTTGGGCGGCGTCAAATGCGGCAATGTTTAATCCAAATGCTCCTGCTGAAAGTGGCAACTAATTAAAGGACTCCTTCGGGAGTCCTTTTTTGCTTTCTATAGAAATGTTATTATCTTTTTGTGAGGTGAATATGAAAAAATTTTTTAGTGATATCATGATTGGTCTTTTTGGTAATCCTACTAAAAAAGAACCAGAATTTAAGTGTTTCGATGAATTTATATCTAATTTTAGAAATTTCGATCCTTCTTTAATTACCGAACAAAAACCTAAAATTGTATGGCTTAAAACTAAAGAAGGTTATTGGGTTGAAGTTGAAATGGTCCCGACATTTTTAAAATACAACGGTGAAATATATCCTGGGAAAACAAATTTTAATTACACAGGAAGAATTAGAGATTATGACCCTACTAAAGAAGTGGATTTCGAATTTTAAAGATTTCTTTAAATCTGATAGCCAATTTCATAATGTAATGGAAAGCTTTAGTGAATATCAAGAAAATCATTTTGAATATGTTGTTCAAAAATTTAAAGATAAACAAAGTGAAGAAGATGCCGAAAGATTAGCAGATTTTTTATATGGGGATAAAATAAAATGAAATCTACAAAGTGGCGGGCTCCGATTTCGTTAACTGGCGGAATTAACGATCTTATAATAAATGAGTATATTAAGTCATGTCCTGATTATGGTGCTTTCATTAAAAATAATGTCATAGTTCATGCGTATAGAGAAGTTGAAGAATATTTAGAAGCTTCATTAGAAATTAGACATTCCTATTGGGACATGTTTAAATGCAAACAAGTTTTTTCACACGTAACATTTACAACTTTCAGGTGCTAAAATGATTAAATTCCTTATGTCGTTATTTAAAAAAGATGAACCAAAAAAAGAGGACCAAGTTCCTCAGTATAATCATGACCCAAGTGATTACTTCTTCGGTGATTCAACATTAAACGAATACAAACGTCCTAAAATTAAATCCTCTAATTATCAACGGTCTAGTTTGTCTAATTCAAGCAGCTCAAGCTCAAGAAACTCGGATTCAAGTGACTATATCACTCCAGTTGTTATTGCTAGTTCTTTTAGTGATTACGGAAGTTATAGTTCAGGTTCTTGTGATAGTGGTTCTTCTGGTGGCGGGTGTGATTAAGGAAATATTATGGCTAATTTAAAACGTTATAATGTTATTTTGTTAAGACATAAAAATAACCAATGGCAAAAAGATAAAGTCATTTTTGAATTGTGCATCATAGAAAACTCTGGCTATAATTTTACTATAGACCAATTATATGAAAAAATTAATTCTATAGTTCTTCCTGAAGATATAAAGATACAGCTAAAATTAACTCATTCTGCAATGCCAAGACGAGGTTATCCAGGCAGTATTATAGATGCTCTTAAAAAAGAAGGGTGGAAATCGACAGAAAATATTGGCCTTGGTACATATAAATTTTATGTCTATCTTGGTGATTGTGTTCTAAACTTAAAAAAGGCTCTTTGGGAAGAATCAATGCTTTCTAGAATTGAATGGACCTTTTTGAGTTTTTTGATACTAGTGAAGAAAAAGAAGAGCCAGTGGACTTAATTAAAGAATTAGATATGATTATTAAGTCTAATGGTGGCAATGTCCCTACCTCCGTCCTAAGTGCACTCGCACTCTACTATCAAGACCCTCCTCCCTGGGCACCATGGATAAAGTAGTTTACATCCATTTTGTGTCGTGATACTATGGCCTTCTATCAAACAGGAGGCCATATGATTCAATTTATCCCAACAGACAAATTAAAAGAAAATTCAGAATCAATGCATTCAGAATTAGTATCGATGTACTTATCAAATACCTCATTACAATTAAGTGCTTTATCTAAAAAATTAGTGACGGTAGAAGAAAACCATAGAGATAAGCTCAACGATTACTTAAAAACCAAATTTGACGACTATGAAATGTCATTATTGTGGTCGTGCTTAAATGACAAGGTTGGTTACCATCCAGAGTTCCATACTGATCTGAGTAGAATTGTCCTGAACAATCTTAGTAATTCAGTACCAGAAATCTTGTATCGCGGAATCTCTAAAAGACAATTGTCTCTTGTAGAACCATTAGAAATTGGCGAGTCGTTTAATTTAGGGCGGGTAACTAGCTTTAGCTCTAGCTTAGATACAGCCAGAAGTTTTTCGTGTGATGTTTATAAAACAGATTTTATTATTGAAGTTCGCAATTCTGAATATGCTTATAACTATAAAGAAGATATGCTTAAGATTCTTCAGGCTGCGCCTGATTCTGAATTTAGTTGCAAAGGTGAAAGGCTAGATAAAATTGATATGGTTAGAGATGAAAATGAATTCATGATGCCTATAGAAACAGAATATACGATTGTAGATAAAGCAGTCCACGTCCCATTTGGATTAGGACGTGCTATTAATTTCTTAGCTGTAGAAGCAATCATATTTTAAAGTCTAGAACCATTATACAGTACTTATAAAAAAGCATTTACAAGTAAGAAGAATCATGTTAGAGTGGTTCTAAATTAATCCAAGGAGTCAGTCCATGTCTAAAATGCCAGCTAAAAGAAAATTAAAGCAAATTCGTTGTTCAGCATTGTCGCGCCACAAAGATTTTAATCTTACTGAAGAATATGTTAAAAATATTTTAGACCAAAAAACATGTGCTTACTCCGGCGAAGCTTTTGGCAAAGACTCTCCAAACAAAATGACTTTTGAGCGTGTGGATAATGATCTTGGCTATGTTTTAGGCAATGTTGTTCCTGTCAAAAACAAGTACAATTCTCGTAGAGGCTCATTAACATTATCTCAGCTCATGTTTGCTGGCGGTCTTGTTGAAGAAGAATCTATGGAATTAGACCGTCCTGAAACATTATCACCAAAATTAGCAAAAATTTACAAAACAATAGAAAGTCTTAAAGCAAATAAATTGTCACGCGAAAAGAAATGCCAAATTCTTTTAACTAAACAATTTAAAAAATCTCTTAATGAGAAAGAATTAGAAGAATTCAAATCTCTTAAAAGAAAAATTGAAAATGCTATTATAGAAATTGAAAAACAAACTGCGGCAGCGAATCAAACTATTAAAATGCTTAAAAGTGACCTTCGCGCTAACGTTAAGACCTTAAATAACGCTGCATCAGAATATGGTATTATAGCCTCAGGACTTTTAAAAATTATGCATGCATCACCTGAAAATAAAGCTCGTCTTTATCAAGGATTGCCTATGCTAAGTGAGGAATCATGTTCTACGGATACGCTCTCTACTACAGAGACAAAGAAGGATTTGAGCTCCCAATCTACCACCATAATGACCAGGATATCATTCTTGTGTCACAAAATCGTGAATTGGTTGAAATTTGGCTCGAAGAATACAAAGACCAACTAACAAAATTGCTCCACCCTAAACCATATAAAATATCTACAGGACATTTATGGTGGAAGCGAGAGGAAACTATTAAAAGTACACCAGAAACAACGCCTGAAGAATTGGCGTTGTTTTCTCGCATATCGGCCACCGCATTTATTAAAAAGGTAAAAATGGTATGAGTTTGGTATTTGAAGACCTTAAGCAAGGCCAAAGAGAAGCATTTAATCGTATTATCGAAGTAGTTAAAAAACGTTCTGGCGGACGAATTACATTAAATGGCCCTGCTGGTTGTGGTAAAACGACATTAACAAAATTTATTATAGACCATTTGGTTCGTAATGGTATTTTAGGTGTAGTGTTGGCAGCACCAACACACCAAGCTAAAAAAGTTCTTTCTAAATTATCTGGAGTTGAAGCAAATACTATTCATCGTATTCTTAAAATCAACCCAAATACTTATGAAGACCAGGATATTTTCGAACAGAGAGAAATGCCTGATTTATCTAAATGTAATGTGTTAATTTGTGATGAAGCAAGCATGTACGGCGATAAACTTTTTGGTATTATTTTACGTTCTGTGCCTTCATGGTGTGTTATTATAGGAATTGGTGATAGAGAGCAACTTCCGCCAGTAGAACCTGGAAGTGATGGTCAAACACTGATCAGCCCGTTCTTTACACATCCATCATTTGAACAATTATATCTAACAGAAGTTGTCCGTTCAAATACACCCATTATTGATGTTGCCACCGAAATACGAATGGGCTCTTGGTTACGTGAAAATATTGTAGATGGACATGGCGTTCATGAATTCAATTCATCTACAGCATTAAAAGACTACATGACTGAATATTTTAACGTAGTAAAAGATGCTGATGATTTAATTGAAACTCGAATGTTAGCATTCACAAACAAGTCGGTTGATAAATTGAATAGCATTATTAGACGCCGCCTTTATGAAACAGAAACATCTTTCATTAAAGACGAAATTATAGTAATGCAAGAGCCTATGATTAAAGAACTAGAATTTGACGGTAAGAAGTTCTCAGAAACCATTTTTAATAACGGACAGTTAGTTCGTATTAAAGATGCAATGCTTACTTCAGGATTCTTATCTGCTCGTAATGTCAGTACTAGACAAATGATAAATTATTGGTCATTAGAAGTAGAAACTGCCGAAGACGATGAAGAATATCGAGTTGATGTTATCAAATTTCTTCCAGCAGACCAAGTAGAAAAGTTCAATTATTTCTTGGCCAAAACAGCAACAACATATCGTGAAATGAAAAATGCCGGTAAAAAAGCTCCGTGGGAAGATTTTTGGAAGGCTAAAAGAACATTTCTTAAAGTGCGTGCACTTCCTGTGAGTACAATACATAAGGCTCAAGGTGTTTCTGTTAATAGAAGCTTTTTGTATACGCCTTGTATTCATATTGCAGAAGCACAATTAGCTAAACAGCTTGCTTACGTTGGTGTTACTCGTGCTCGTCATGATGTTTATTATGTATAGGTGAAAAATGATTCAAATCAATAGAACACAGGCGCAAAAGATAATTTCTAATTATTATGCTTTAGCATCTAGTAAGAAGGATAATTATTTGTCTCAATACGATATGAGTGTATGGACTCAAGCATTTGATATCTGCGCAGATTCTATATCTTTAGCAGATAAAATTTTCGGTCAAGATTCTGAAGTTAATGTCATTCTACCAGATGAATTAGTTTCTTTACTATTAACGGTGAAAACATATGCTTAAAATTAATGAATATGCTGCAAATCAACTTATTGCAGCATACCGTAATATGGTTACTGCCGAAACGTCGGACCCGGGTTCTCAATACCCACACCACTTGCAAATTCTTTTTGAAGTTTCATCATTATGTGAATATGCATTAAATACGGCCGCAGCCTTAGGACAAATCCCAGAGATTTACATTCCTAAAAATATGCTTGCGGATTTATCTTATCTCGCTGATTTAGGTAAACTATGAAAGATATAATTATTGATTTTGAGACATTTGGTAACATTAGTAAAGCTGGCGTTATCGATTTGGCAGTCATTGCTTTTGATAACGATCCTACAAAAATAGAAAGTTTTAGTGACCTTGTTGCTAAAGGCACACGCATTAAATTTAAGTTAGCACAACAAAAAGGTCATCGACTTTTTTCTAAATCAACCGTTCAATGGTGGAAAGAGCAATCTGCTGAAGCTCGTTCTAACTTAGCTCCTTCAGAAAGTGATGTCAGTACAATCGATGGGATTAAAATTTTCTTAGATTACTGTCGTGATAATGGAATCGACGTCTGGAAGTCTCAGGCTTGGTGTCGCGGTATGTCTTTTGATTTCCCTATTCTTGTAGACCTTATCCGCGACCTGTATCGTCATGACGGCGTTCCTGAAGATGAAATTGATACATTCAAACTAGAGCCTGTTAAATTCTGGAACCAACGTGATATTCGTACTGCTATAGAAGCGTATGCATTGACTCGTGGATTAACAACAACTCCTATGCCAAGAGGAACTTTGAAAGGCTTTATTGCACATGACTCTGTTCATGACTGTGCTAAAGATATTTTGATGTTAAAATATGCTCAGCGATATGCACTAGGGTTAGATGAAGTCCCTACAGAAGCTAACACAGACCCTCTTTCTTTACCTGTAAGTAGACAATAGTTTACAAGCGATTTTTAGTGTGATAGTATGCCTTCCTAATCAATAGGAGGGTATATGCTAATTTATCGTGTTGAAAGGAAATTTATCACTCGTCGACTTGATATTATTTGGCGTTCTTGGGACCAAGGAACAAAAGAGCCTCTTGTTTCATGGAATAAAGAACCTCGCTCACCATATGGGTGGACGGGTTGCGATAATTCTGAAGAGACCATCGAGTGGATGGATTTACATGGTATAGACCAAGGTAGTTTTCAGCATCTTTTAGATTCTAAAGGCTCTGCTAATCGTCCACCTCCAGGTGCTGATAAAAAATTATCCGATGCAATGTTAACACATTTTAATGTGAAAACACACGTTGAATTACCTAAAAGATGGCAAAAGGAATTTTATTTTGCTTTTGAAAGTCAAGAACATTTCATTAAATGGTTTGATGAAGAAGATATAGAAACACTTCGTAATAAAGGATACTATATTGCTATTTACGAAGTATGTGAGAATAGTGTTCTTAAAGGTGATTCTCAGGTTATGTACAAACGTGCGGATGCCGTCCAAGTCGATTTTATTTTAATTTAAGGTAAACTATGAAAATTAATGACCGCGTATATGTAAGTATTATTTCTACATCTAAAGTTGCTGGTGAAACTGGCACAATTGTTGCTATTAACGGTGATGAAGTGAAAGTTAAAACCGATTTTGGCGTTATTGGTTACCCACGAGGTCGTTTTTTGACACTCGTTGATTCTGATGCTCCTAGCCAAGAACTTGTTAATGAAGACAAGGCAAAAACAAAAGCTGGTAGCGGTTATGTGTTTGATAATGATACTAATAGCATGTATCTTACACCAGTTACAAAAAAATATGAAGACCCGACCGATCTTCTGTGTAAAGTAGTCAATTTCAGAAAGGTTAACCTTGAAAATGGCATGATTCTTCATCGTAATATCAACGGTTGGGTAACTGACCAGTGGTATGAAAATGGCGAAGAGCTTTTGAATATCGTTCATGACGGTGATTTTACAGTTGTCGCCAGACGCAATATGAACTTCGTGTGGTAGTTTACAATGGTAGAAGACTGTGATACTATGGTCTTCTACCAATAAAGGAGAACAAAATGAATCGTTATGAAATTACACTTGAAGAATTCGAAGATACTCTTTTTGACCCTAATCTGATCGTAGTTCAAAAAGAAGTCCCGGAAAAAGAATGTCATACAACTTGTGTATACGTTATTGAAAATGACGTAACAATTTATTCTGTGGACCGTGTTATTACTTCGGATGGCGTAACATTCTGGAAGGAGATTTTTGATGTTTAAACTTAACCATTGGTATTCTTTTAAAGACACTCAAAGTATGGATTTCTTTATGGATTCATCCATTTATAATGAGGACTTTTTAAACTGGGCCGGGACAAATAATTTTGTTGTTAAACGTCTTACTGTTAGTGGATATCCGGATTTGTTTATGAACAATGATGGTGATTTTTTCCCTGAAGAAGAAAATGAAGGCTTTATTATAAGAGATGGTGAGTTTAAGTATTTTAAAGAAGTAGATGGGCAATGGACAAATGATTCGTATTACGTCATTATTGACCCTACAGGCCTAATTAATCATTCAAAGCTTAATAATCGTCTTTTGACATATGTTGGGTCTAATGCATTTAAAGTTATTAAGTTAGCGGCTCTTTCACAAGAAGACCAATTTGCTAAAGTAAGTAAAATTGAATTCTTAGGGCCCAATGGCCTAGAAAATATTAATTTTACTCTTACTCATGCTGAACTTAGATATTTTAAAAAAGTTGAAAATTATTTAGGTCATTCTGTTAAATTTAGGCCATTTTTTAAATCTGGAGAAGATTTGGTAGAGCCTATAAACAAAGATATATCAATTATTGCCGAAGGTGCTTTTAATATTCGCGTAGAAGACGAACAAACACGTCTTCTTGCTATCGATTTTTTAACTAATAAAGTAAAGTGGGCTAAATGATTAATACATCACCAATTTTAAATGTGTCTAAAGCATATACTGATAAAGACCCTAATCGTTCTATTTACAATGTAATGCTTCAATTAGGTTCTGAAACCGGCGAAATGCAGGACTGGATTAATCGCCCATGGCGCCAAAAGGAAGAATTTGCCGGCGAATGCGCAGATGTTATTAATTGTGTCGTTGATGCACTATGGTTGTATTTCCGTAGTAAACACCCAGGCCTTTCTGATGATGAAATTAGTAAATTGGTAGTATACAAATTGAATCGGCAGATTGTACTCAAAACTAAAAAATGGGCTGATGCTGTCTTATAAGGTGAATAATATGTGGGAATACAATAAAATTTATACCGCAAAACGATTAGAACGAGACGATATTATTGATAGCATTGATAGCATTAATTCAAAAATCTTAAAAAGTATCAATGATGCCGGTTATCGTTTTGTTATTTCTGAAATGAACACCAGTAACCAAGTTGTCGCTATTAAAATGGTTGATTCTGGTGAAACTATTGATACTAATGTAGCAAGGAAAAAATACTCATTAGGAAAAAATGACATTTTTGTTCTATATAGTGGTGAAGTGGATTTTTTCACAAGGCCTGAACCTTTAGATATTAGTGAACCTTTAATAGCCCCGAGAAATACTTCTATTGTTATTAATACAACAATTGATTCTGAAACATCTCGTAAGAATCTTATAAACTTTTTGCAAGGAATTTGTTTTAATGAAGATTAAATCTATTTTTATCGCTGCTTTGCTTGCCTTGTCTTTGACTTCTTGTACTGATAACGCAAATGCTGAAAGAATTCTAGAAGCTAATGGATTCACTCAAATTGAAATGACAGGCTATTCATGGATTGCTTGTAGTGAAGATGATACATTTTCTACAGGGTTCAGAGCTGTAGGCCCAACAGGAATTAGAGTAGAAGGCGCTGTATGTAGTGGGTTATTCTTTAAAAATAGTACAATTCGGTTTAATTAATGGAAATTATTAAATCGTACGGTAAACATCCTTACCGAGACGGAATGACCTTTATTACTAAAATTAAGTCAGGAAAGCGCACAGTAACTAGTTATACTGCAAGTCCTATGACTGATAAGAATTTTCGTCAGTTGAAACGTAATGTGCGCTCATTGGCAGGTTCTGGTTTGTTCCCGCACGAGCATAAAATGTTTAAGTGCAAAGGTTGTAAAAAATGTAAAAGAGCCTAACGGCTCTTTTTTGCTTTTAATATATGAGGATATTATACATCCAAATACGAGGAAATCTTATGATCAAAAATGAAATTAAAGTTCTTTCTGATATAGAACATATTAAAAAACGTAGTGGGATGTATATCGGTTCTAGTGCTAATGAAGAAACAGAGCGTTTCTTATTTGGTGAATACAAGCAAATCCAATATGTCCCGGGTCTAATTAAACTAATAGACGAAATCATTGATAACTCTGTCGATGAAGCTATTCGTACTAATTTTAAATTTGCTAATAAAATTTCTGTCAACATTAAAGACAATAAAGTTATTGTAGAAGATAATGGTCGTGGTATTCCACAGGCGATGGTAATTGACCAATCGGGACAAGAACTACCCGGTCCAGTTGCAGCATGGACCATTCCAAAGGCCGGCGGTAACTTTGGCGATGACACTGAGCGTAAGACAGGCGGCATGAACGGCGTAGGAAGTAGTTTAACTAATATCTTCTCTGTTTCTTTTGTAGGCGCCACCTGTGATGGTTTAAATGAAATCGTTGTACATTGTTCTAATGGTATGGAAAACAAATCATGGGAAACTGTACCGGCATCTAAAAAAACTCATGTGACGTCAAAGACTGGGACTATTGTTTCGTTTATTCCTGATTTTACTCATTTCGAAACTAATAGTCTAACCGATATTTATCTTGATATCACACTAGACCGTCTCCAAACATTGGCCGTGGTTTATCCGGATATTGAGTTTAAATTCCAGAATAAAAAGGTCGATGGAAACTTTAAAAAGTTTGCTAAACAATTTGGTGAACACAATATTATTCAAGAGACTGATACAGTTTCTATAGCATTCACTAATTCTCCGGATGGATTCCGTCATTTAACATATGTGAATAACATCCATACTAAAAATGGCGGTCATCATATTGAATGTGTTATGGATGATATCTGTGAACATCTTTTGCCTGGAATTAAAAAGAAATACAAAGGTATTGAAGTAACTAAGGCTCGAGTAAAAGAATGTTTGACTATATTGATGTTCATTCGTGATATGTCTAATATGCGTTTTGATTCCCAGACTAAAGAACGACTGACTAGTCCATTCGGCGAGATTCGTAGCCATATTCAAATTGATGCTAAAAAAATTGCACTGACCATTCTTAAAAATGAAGAACTGGTTATGCCTATTATTGAAGCTGCATTGGCCCGTAAATTAGCGGCAGAAAAGGCAGCAGAAACTAAGGCATTGAAAAAAGCTACGAAGGCTAAAGTACAAAAGCATATTAAAGCTAACGGTTATAACGATGATAAGTTAGACACAACATTGTTCTTAACTGAAGGTGACTCGGCAATTGGTTATCTAATTGAAGTTCGTGATAAACTTCTTCATGGTGGTTATCCATTACGTGGTAAATTTATCAATACTTGGGACATGACCCCAGGCGATATTTTAGATAACAAAGAAGCTTTTGAAATTTGTGCCATAACTGGTTTAACTATTGGTGAAAAGGCAGAAAACACCTCTTATAGAAATATTGCTATCATGACCGATGCTGATGTTGATGGAACTGGTTCAATTTATCCTTCACTTTTAGCTTTCTTTAGTCGTTGGCCTGAATTGTTTGAACAGGGTCGGATTCGATTTGTTAAATCTCCTGTTATTATTGCGCAGTGTGGTAAAGAACAAAAATGGTTCTATGATTTGCCTGAATATGATGCGGCAAAAGCAAAACTTGGTAAACATTCTATTCGATACATAAAAGGACTTGGTTCTCTGGAAAAGCATGAATACCAGAAAATGATTATGGAACCACAATATGATGTTGTTAAACTTCCAGAAGATTGGAAGGACCAATTTGAAATGCTTTTAGGTAAAAATCCTGATCTTAGAAAGGCCTGGATGTCTTAATAAATAGTAGTAGCACTATTTCGGTGCTACTATAAGGAGACCTCTATGAAAAAGTACTGGATTACTCTTGCCACTGGCGAATTCGGATATCTTTGGGCTACCGAAAAACCACTGTTTGCTTCATATGTGGTTATTAACGTAGAAAAAGATGATGGAACGTTATACAAGGTTCGTGGACAGGTCTACAAAATAGAGTAAAGTAATGGGCACAACGAAAGTTGTGCCCATTTTTGTAATATTGCTGAAAGAAAATATTAGTATAATTAAACCCTAAACAAACAAAGTGAGAGATAAAATGATTATTGCTGGTGATGATGAAGTAATTATGGGTAATGGCGGCGAGAACAAAAAATTTAGTATCGCTACTTCTGCTAAAGCTTTTAAAATTCTTTCTTCAGGTCTTTATAAAAACAAAATTCGCGCTGTTGTTCGTGAATTAGCATGTAACTGTACTGATGCACATTTTCTGAATGGATTCAAAGGCGCGTTTGATATTAAAGTTCCAAGCCAAATTGACCCACGATTTGTTATTCGTGATTACGGTCCTGGATTGAGCAAAGAAAATGTAGAAAATCTTTATACAACATATTTTGCTTCTACTAAAAACGGTTCTAATGATTTTATCGGCGCCCTTGGCCTCGGTTCTAAATCACCATTCAGTTACACAGAGACATTCACTGTTACAAGTTATCATGATGGTGTTGTTCGTGGTTATACGGCTATGCTTGATAAAGGTGAACCGGTTATTCGAATGATTTTTGAAGAGCCTATGACAGAAAATGACAAAACCGGTATTGAGATTGTTGTTCCTGTTAAAACTTCTGATTTAGACAGATGGCGCTCAGAAATTAGTTATGTCATTCGTCCTTTTGGTAAAGATAAAGTAAATATCCAGGGCTCTAATGCAGAGCAACATTTCTTTCCGGAATTTGAAGAATATTTGGCCGCATCTAAACCAGAATATGGCTACTACGAAAATGATGGTCTTCATGCTGTATATGGGAATATTGTTTATCCATTGAATAATATTCCCGGAATGAAAGACCTTTGGTTGATGGCTAAAAACCGTGTAGTATATATCAAGTTCCCATTAGGTGAATTAGATATCGCGGCATCTCGTGAAGAACTATCTCTTGACGAAACAACTATTAAAAATATTCTTTCACGTGTTGAAAATCTAGATAAGCGCGTGATGGAAGAAGACATTAAAGAATGGAGCGAATCAGATAATACACGTAAAGTCTTCCGTGAAGTGAATTCATTAAATAGCAAAGCTAATAAAATGATTCATCAGCGCCAGACTAAATTTACTTCAAAAAATCTTAATTTAGTGCAATTGAATAATATGTACACCATTCCTAATGATTGGATTTATGCTGGTGTTACTTATACTGTTTGCAATGACCCTAAATTGAAACGTATCAAAAAGAATAATTCTAATTCATCTATAACAAATTTGAATTCTTTGTTTGGTATTCATAATGAAGAAATCACTATTATTATTGATGATAATAAGAAAAAACGTCTTGATGCTATTAGAGCTCTAGCATCTATTAACTATGATACTAAAAACGAAGAAAGTATTAAAATTCTTAAGAATAACCCTTGGTTACCTAAGAACCAATCTACTCTTCTTTTTGTTAACCCAGAATCAGAATTAGAAATGAACATGTTGCCTGATATTCTTAAACTTTTTGAAGGCGACAAAGTTAATATGTACTACACATCAGAGTTATTTGCTGCTGTAGAACGAAAAGTTGTTAAAATTCAGCGAGAATACGAACCACGTCCTAAGTCTGCATCATGCACCCGTTTTTATATTAAAGATGGTGATTGGTTGACCGAAGAATTATTCATGACGGCATCAGAAGCTGAAGAAATTTCAGGTTATGTTGTTTTCTCTCACAGCAATTCTTATCATTTCATGGATAAGGATAAAGGTTTTGTAAATAGCATGACTTCTAATATGTTCTGTCAAATTGCTAAACAAATTGGCGTTACAGAAATTCATGCAGTTCGCCCTAGTTTGCATAAAAAGATTTTAAAACTCGGTCAATGTGATTGTTTGCTAGAAACCATTTATGATACATTTAATGTGTTGGCTAAACAAGTCCCAGAACAATATTATTCATATGGTGGCTCAAGTAGTATTAAATATACTCGCCATACAAGCAAACACCCTGAATTAAATTTCATTGAATCAATGTTCAATGAAGCAGGTGAAACAACTAAAGAATCTGCAATGTTGTTCTCATTTTATAGCTGGTTAAGGTCTACGTATTTCCACGGCTATACTGACGATTCAGCTTCTAAACAATTTATTAAAGCTCAAGAAATTGTTCAGAAAAACCAAAGCAAAGCAGAAAGTAAAAGTATAGAAAAAATTAAGAAATTTGAAAATGAAAATATCGTAGTGTCTAAATATCTTCGTGACCATTATGATATAAGTAAAGAATCTGTTAAAGAAATCGTAAAATTATTGTCTAAGGAATAAAA